CTCTCCTCCCCGACGGCACCCCCCAAGTCTACCCGGCCCTCGTGAGTGAGGGGGACAAGGTACTCGCCAAGACGAGCCGGGACCGTGCGCCCCTCTTCGCATCCTCCCTTCCGTCCGCCCCCATGAGCGCCCTTCACACCTTCCTGACCGGCGACGGCATCGACGATCCGGTCAAGGCAGACGCCCGCCGGATCCGGGCCCTGCCCGAACTGCTCCCGGGCGCCCTGCAAGCCACGGAGAGCGACATCAAGGCGCTGGGCTCCGATGATATGTCCCTGGTCGGGAAAGGCCTCCTGGAAGCCGAGAAGGCCATCCGCGAGGCCCTGAACGCCAGCGCCCTCCAGAGCGAGAGGACTGCCGCCGAGAACGCGGGCATCGCCACCGCCAAGAGCCAGGACATCGCCCGGCTGGTCAACCCTCCCGAGATGCCTCTCGAACTGGCGCCGCTCACGGAAGAGGATCTCGCGGCGCTCAAAGAATCCGGCTCCAATCTCCGATCCACCGCCAGCGTGACCCGCGAAAGAGCCAACCGTCGCGCCGACTTGGAGCGGGCCCGGGATAGCCAGACCCCCCGCCCGAAGCCGGAAGAACTCGACAGTGACATCTCCGCGCTCGACACGTCCTCTACCCAAGTCCTGGCCAAGATCGAGGAAACCCAAGCCGAGATCGATCGGCTCAAAGCGATACTCGAAGGCTACCAGACCGAGCGAAGGGGCTACGACGCTCGCGCCAAAGAGCTCCGCAAGCAGCGATCCGATCGAGTCACCGAAGCCGCCCGATGGGACGAAGCCCAGAAGAGCTACGCAGGGATCCCCGACCTCCCCACGATCGCCGACGCCGACAAGGCGGAACAGGTGCTCGCGGACGCCCTGGCCCACTACGAGCAGGTCAAGCGGGCCAAGGACATCCAGACCAAGCGAAAGGAGCACGCCGAAACGCTCCGGACCCTCAAGGAGGCGCAAGGGTTGGCCAAGGAAGCCTCCGAAAACGCGCAGGCGGACGGAAAACGGCTCCGAGTCCAGGCGGCGGCCGTTTCGTCGAAAATCGGGGCCATTCTCGCCGCGAAGGGGATCCCGGCTGGCTTGACCATCGTGGACGGTCGGCTCTATGCCAGCGTTGATGGCAAGGTCAAACTCTTCGCCGATCCTCGCGGCTTGTCGGACGGGCAGCGGATGAGCGTCATGCTCCATCTTGGGTTGGCCGCGTTCCCCGGCCGAATCATCCCGATCGATGGAAAGTGGCTCGCGGAGTTGCAGCCCTCCAGTGTCGCCGAACTCGCCCGGCTCGCGGTCGAGAAGGGCGTGATCATCCTGTCCGCCCGGCCCTCTGATGGCGAATTGGCTATGGAATGGAGGGGGGAATAGTCTTCCCTTCGGACACTTCTACAAAAAACAAAGCCCCAAAAACAAAGGAAGCACAGTGGAAACCATCTCAACCAGCATCGGAACAGCCCATACCGGCAATCACGAAGATCACGAGTACGACGCGTTTCTGGCGAGGTTTCAGGCCAGATTCGAAGCACTCGGAGGCCTGCCACGTTTCACGACTGACGCGACCGGACTTTTCGACGCGTACCTTGCGTCCTTTCCGGATCATCTCCGTCAGTACCACAACTGCCACGCCTGCCGCCACTTCATCGAGCGCTTCGGTGGACTCGTGACGATCGACGAGAACGGGCGGACATCGCCTGTCATGTGGCACGAAGACGACGCCCCCGAAGAGTGCAAAGCATCTATCGCGTCGCTCGCTCGAATCGTCCGCAAGGCCAAGGTGAACGGCGTATTCCTCTCCTCGGAAAAGGTATGGGGCCAGCCTGTTACAGGCGTCTGGCATCATCTCGCCATCCGTCCGAAGAACGTCTTTCGCCACCCGATCCACACCGACGGTCAAGCGATGGCGGAGAAAGCCGAAGACTTCAAGAACGTGTCCCGAGCGCTCGGAGAGTTCCCCTTGTCGAGTCTCGAACAGGCCGTCGCGCTTCTCAAGTCCGACGCGCTCTATCGCTCCGAGAAGGTGCTTGGCCCCGCCGAATGGCTCCGAAATCTCCATGTTGTCCGCGATGCGTCGAAAGCCAACAAGGCCAACATTGTATGGCGTGCCGTCGCGACCGCTCCCGCTGGTTTCTGCCATCCTCGATCCTCGATGATCGGGACACTCCTGGAAGACATCGCATCCGGGATGAGCTTCGAAGTCGCGTCCAAGCGCTTCGCCGAAAAGATGCACCCCCTCCAGTACCAGCGCCCGCAAGCAGCGCCGTCAGAAGGCACGATCGCACAGGCGGAAAAGGTGATTGCAACGCTGAAAGCTGCGGGCTCCCTGGACCGAAGGATCGCCCGCGTTGAAGAACTCCAGACCGTCTGGACTCCGAAAGCGCCCAAAGCGGAAGAGCCGTCCGGTGTTTTCGGGCACCTCAAAGCGAAGGGCAAGGCGGAAACACCGACGATGACCGCTCCCTCCATGGCGATCACTTGGGATAAATTCCAACGCACGGTGCTTTCGACCGCCGACGCCATCGAATACCTTGTTGAAGGCTCTTCGTCCTTCACAGCCATCACGACAGCGGTCAACCCCGAAGCGCCCCCGATCCTGCAATGGGACTCGGAGGAACAGCGAAACCCGTTCGCGTGGTATCTCTGGCACGGCGGATCCGCGCCGTCACAGTGGGGACTCTCACGCGGATGGACCAAGGTCAACGCCATCAGTTTGAAGCCATCGATGTGGCATGGCGGGAACGAGCATCAAGGCCATGGAGTCGTCTTCATCCTCGATGGCGCTCGGGAATCGAAGCAAGGCGGAAATGCGCTTTTCCCCGAAACGCTCAAGTCGGAATTCCACGGCATCCGAGCGGTCATCGAGGCGTATTCACGGGGCGCACTCATGCAAGGACTTCCGGAAGGCAGTGCTTGCGGAGTATTGATCGACAATGGCGCAACCGGTACTTTCCGCGTCACGGCGAACGGTATCGCAACCTCCTACCGCATCGATCGGTGGGACTGACATGATCGAAACCAACATCCAACACGAGTCCACCCCGGCGCTTATCGCGGAACTTATGGACCTGTTCAAGGGCAAGGGTTCCTCCAGAGATGACGAAACGACCGTCAGAAACAGCGGAACGGAATCAGCGGACGGATACGTCGCGGTCTACTCCGGGCGAGCGTCGGACATCATGGCGATCCTTCGTCGGGTAGGGTCCAAGGTGCTCCGGTTCCGGCTTGTGACCGATAAAGAGCACTACGGCATTTTCATGGAGATCGACAAGTCGGTATTCCGTGGCGCTGGGGGTTGCTTCAAGTGCGTTGACAACTCCGAGCCGATGAGCGAGGAGGTAAGGGCGCGGTTTGCAGGGGTCGAATCATGATCTGTCACCGACTCATGCAGGCGAGGGCGATCCTTCTTGAGATTGTACCGAATAGCGGAATTCCCTACGCGGTCCCTGTTTTCCCCGACCCTTCCAAGGCCCCCGGAATCGACTGCATCGGATCCCGGTGCGCTCTCTGGTATCGGAGGATGAACAGACAAGGGCGATGCGGCGACAACCCGGACGGTCCCTTTTTCGATGTCCCTGCCATGCCAACCGAAGACGAAAAGGCAAAATGAATCCTCTCCAGAAAATCGCCGGCTACGAAGCCCAGAAGTTAGGCGAGGCCTGGCAAGACGACTTCGAGACCCGATGCCGAGCGCTCGCTCAATCGGGTCTCCTTGTGGTGGCCAGGACGCCCGAAGAGATGAAGAAGATCCGCCAGGTTGGAAATCTTTGGCTGTGTCATACGGAAGGGATAGGCCCCTCGGACTTCATCCTCCTATCCCGAGGCCTGGCCATCGGTGCGGAGTGCAAGGCGACAAAGGAAGAGACTCTATCGCTGTCCGTTGTCGAGCCTCACCAGAGGGCCTTCCTCGACTCCTACGACCAGCAAGGCGGGATCGGAATCCTGGCCGTACTCCTCGGAGAGGATCGGTACATCCTGCCATGGCGAGACGTTCAGGCACTCTCCACGTTTCGCCCTTCCCTGACCACAATTCGCATGGATTCGGAAGACGGCTGGCTTGAACTTTTGAGGCGACGTGTTACGATGTCCACGAAAGGAAGTTGATATGCAGACCGTCCGGATCCACCTCGTCAGCATCCTCTGCCGAAACAAGCGCAAAGAAAGGATCGAGTCCTTTCCCGACACCATCCAAGAAAGCAGACCATTCCCGAGAGGAAAGCGCCTTCCCTACCCCTACGCCCCGGTTTTCCTCCGCTCTGGCTGGACGCGAAAGGGCGTCATCAAGGCGATCCGGAAGGGTCGATACACCATTGACGACGGAGAGATGCTCTATGCGCTGTTCGGGATCGGATCGGATCGTCGGTACTGGACATTCCCAAAACATGGAGAAATCAAGTGAAACACGCAAGAGAAGACTACAACCGAATCCAGGACCCCGAGAACCTGATCCCCGAAGATGAACCCGTGTTCCTTCTTCGTGGTCAGGACATCGTGGCCGCAACCCTTGTGCGACTTTGGGCGAAAGTCAACGAGCAAGAAGGCGGGTCCCCGGAGGCCTCTCGACTTGCCCGCGAGCACGCCGATCGCATGGACGCATGGCCCAAACACAAACGCTGCGACCTTCCCGGAGACCCCAAATGATCAACAAAGTAATCCTCGTCGGCAATCTCGGAGCCGACCCAGAAGTCCGCAACACCAACAGCGGCTCGCAAGTCGCCTCGCTCCGAGTCGCCACAACCGACCGGAGAAAAGTGGGCTCGGAATGGCAGGATCATACCGAGTGGCACAAGGTGACCTGTTTCGGAAAGACCGCCGAAAACGCGGGCAAGTACCTCAAGAAGGGCCGGCAGGTCTACATCGAGGGCCGGCTCCAGACCTCCAAGTGGAAAGACAAGGACGGAAACGACCGCTACACGACGGAGATCGTCGCCGAGATCGTCCGGTTTCTCGGGTCCAACGCCAATCGAGAGGAACGGGGCGAGTACCAGCCGCAGTCTTCGGGCAACGATGGAGCGTATGTGCCGCCTGCCGATGACGATCCGGTGCCATTCTAAAAGGAGTCTCCCATGTTCGCCAAAATCTCCCTAATGGGCCACACGACGGTAATCGGCGAGGTCCGCCAGTCTACCCGGTTTTCTGGTCTCATAGAGGTCCATCCGTTCTTCAAGGACGGCATGTCAAGCCCCTTCCGAGCCACTACGGACCCGGCTCCATCTTCTCGGTGGACGAGATGACCATGGAAGATGCCGCTATTGAGTGGTGCCGGCGGGAGCGGATCGACATGGATCGTGTTCAGGGGGCTCGGGTCTTCTGGACGGCAAGGGTGTTGGAGCCCATGAGTGTGGCGCCCGCCGCTCCAGAGTGGCACTTCAACGGGCACGTCTTCAAATCGGGATACCTGGTCTGCGACAACCCAGGGTGCTGCATTTGCCGGCAGGCCGCCGTCGATCACCCCTGCTCATCGCGCAATAAACACGCGGACAGTATCGCGACCGTAGAACGACTCACAACGGACGCCGAAACAAGATCAATATTCGGCGAAAAAGAGGAACCAGAGGCCACCATCAACGGCCATACCTTCACAGAGCATGTTCGGTATTGCACCGCACCATCCTGCTACGCAATCCGTTCGAACGCCGAAGCCAATCCATGCCCGTTCGAAACGGAAGACGTGCCATTTTGATAGGAGCCCCAATGTTCGACCTTGAACCCATCGAAAAACGGCTTGCAGAGGCTACTCCGGGACCGTGGGCTGGAGATCGTGACTACGTAATAGGCTCAGACGGGTACGAAATCGCAGATGTGATAGAAGGAAAGTGTATTTCCGGTTCCTATCTATCCGATCCGAACCCTCCGCACCATTGGGCTAACACGCCAAACGGTTGGATTGAAAGGCCCGAATCGGAGAGCGATGCGAATACACAACTCATCGCCCACGCCCCCGAAGACCTCCGGGCGTGCATCGAGGAAATCAAGAGGCTTCGGAAAGTTGAGGAGGTTGCCCGTCAATGGATTGTGGACAACGATAATGCAACGCTGGATTGCTATTGCTTCCGAGAACTTCGAGATAGATTGGATGAACTGGAGAGTGAAAAATGACCTTCGATCTTGACACCATTCGAGCGATCGAAAACGAACGGGATGACGTAGAGTGTACGTACAACCAACGGATACTGAATATTCTGCTACCTCCGATAATGGCCATGGCGAAAACGGTCAGTTGGGTAGTGAGCCTCAACATGCGGCGCATTGTCTCCCGTGATCCTGCGCTATACGCCATGGTCACCGAAGCCTTGAATCTCCATAGTTATATCCCCATTTCCGAGGAATTGACTCTCGACTCCACGACTGCGGCCGACTGTGAGGGAAAATCGGATCCCCGCGTTGACATTTCCGGGGAAGGTGTCGTCCGATGGGCTTATGAACACAAGCTTTTTGTCACCGGGATAGAATCAGTCGAACTGAGGGTGGTTGCACAGAATTATGAACGCGCCATGGCACAGGAGTATGAGGTGAGAAGGGCAGTAAACGCCCTATATCCGTGCTCGGCAGGGCCTTCCGGGTACCGAATATCCAATCAGGAGGACCTCGATAAAATCGCCCGCCTCCAGGCCATCCTTGACGCAGAAACCGGAAGGAAGGGGCTGGAGGGGTGGACCTATTCCGATTGGGTTTGGTCCGATGGCCGCGCCCACACGGTATACAGGCGTGACGATGGTTGGTACTACAAGCCCGAGAAATACGGACCGTTTGAATACGCCCTTCTTGCTATGGAAGCAGTGAAGAAATACAAATGACCCGAAGACTCCCCGACGGAACAACAACGAAAAGAGACAAGGAATATCTTGACGCATGGACCACTATTACACATGACTTCGAAAGAGTCATGTCAACCGATGACTTGACGGTAAAGGTCTTCGGTTACAATCCGGACTTCATTTTTACGGTGCGTCAAGATGGCAAAACCTGGACCGAGATGATCTCTGTCCCCCTTGCCCTTCGGATTATCGAGATTGGGAGGAAGGGGGAATGACCGAAACTGTCCATGTCGGCGACATCTACAGATCCAACGATGATGGCCGATGTTTCATCGTGTCAATGATCGTTCGCCGTGGTCGCGGGTTCACCATCCATTGCCAACACTGCCATGAAGACGGAACATGTTCTCCGCTTGGCTGGTGTGAGGCGCTCAAAAAGTTCCGGTCTCATTCCTTGACCATAGTCAGAAAAGCGGCAAGAGCATGACCACCGCCGATCAACTCCGAGAATTCATCAACCGAACGTGGCCAGGGGATAAACTGGTCGAACGGTCCTTTCCTTGGCTCGTGTTGCGGGCTTTCGATGAGATGGAGGCCATCATCCGCGACGTGAACGAGGCCCTGTCAGGTGGCGAGATTCCGCCCGAAAGGTTGGCGGAAGGTGTCTCCAAACTGGAAAGCCAGTACGCCAAGACGACCGCAGAACTTCGGATCGCCAACGCCGACCTTCGAAACGCCGTCGCAGAGCTCACCCGACTGGAGAATGAAGAGGCAGCCCACTGCCCCGAAGATGTCGGCTGGGTCGAATATGTCAAGACAATGCAGGCCACGATCGCCCGCCTCGAAGATCGCCTGCTTGAGTCCTACCGCAAGAACATCAAAGAGGAGCACGAACACTCCGCGGCGATGTCAAGGATGCAGGCGGAAATCGAAGAACTCCGCGCAAGCCCCCCCCAAATAAAGGAACCCAACGAGAACGCTACTCCCAACCTACAACTTGCCCGTTTCCACCCTGGCGACCGCGTATTCTGGACGGGCGCACCGGATGACACCGCGACCGTCATCATGGACGGGAAGCACCTATCCGTGAAGTGGGATTCGGACGATCAGATAGACCGAATCACCATGAGCGGACGGCTCTGGGACGACGACGCCACCCGTCTCAGTCTTGTGCCCCCAACCCCCGAAAAGGCCCCCAAATGAACCTAACCATCCCCTCTAGAACCCTACTCGACGCCCTATCAGCAATCCAGGGTTGCCTCAGGAAAACCAACAATGCCCTACTCCGCGCGGGCGTCAGTCTGGAACTCATCGCCTCCGACGACGAAAACACGCTCTCGATCCTGGTGCCCGCCGACGTCACCAGCCCGTCAGCGATCCTGGTTGACGGTCGCCATCTCTTCCAGATCGCCAAGTCCCTGCCAACAGGCACGGTCACGCTCGCGACGGATGACAAGTTCAAACTCTCCATCGACTGCGCCCCGGCTTCATTCAAGATTCACGGCGAAGATCCGGCCAACGCGCAGGAAATGCCGAGCCTGGAAACCCACGAGACCTTCACCCCGGCCAACCTTCACCGGCTCATCGAACAGGTGGCGTTCGGGATCCCCGCCTTAGACAACCGGTATGGCCTGAACGGCGCCCACTTCGAGAACTCCGAAGACATGCTCCGGCTCGTCTCCACGGACGGGAGTCGCCTCCAGTACGCGGAAGGGCCGTTCTCCGGGACGCTCAAAGTCCCCGGGAAAATGCTCATCTCCAGGCGAACCCTCCAAGAGATCCGCAAGATGCCCGCGCCGTTGACCCTCGGTTTCCTGTCGCGCTCGCTCGTCATCCGGAGCGCCAACGTCACGCTTCACGCCCATCTCATCGATGGCGAGTTTCCTCCCTACCGCCGCGTTCTTCCGACCGGCACGTCCAAGAGAACGATCCTGGTTGACCGGATCCGACTTGTCGAAGCCCTCAAGCGGGTCTCTCTGGAAGCGCAGGACAAGGCCTCCACGGTCCGGATCGTGTTCGATCGCGAGGAACTGACCATCAGCGCCAGGTCCATCGAACACGGCGAGGCCTCTCATCCCGTCCCGGTGGATATGACTGGCGAGGCTATCACCATGGGATTCAACGTGGTCTATTTGATCGAAGCGCTCGCGGTGATTGCGACCGAGCAGGTGCGGATTGGACTCGACGAGGCGCTTTCCCCTTGCCTGATTTACCCGGTTGGCGACGAGTCTGCTTTGTTCGTTGTCATGCCGATTCGGTTGGAGTAACGAGATGACCCCCGAAGAAAAAGCCGAGTGGAAGGCGCGACCCTGGATAAGCGCGGAATCGGAGGAATGGGTCCGCAATGATGGCTCCAAGGTCCGAGATGTCAGGATTCGTGTCAAGGGCATTGATCCACCGTGGTCTGATGCGGCCTTTGCCGATCATGGAATGTGCTACAGCATGAGTATCCCGGTTGCCGAAGCGCTCCTTGATAGCCTCAAGGCCGCTATTGAGGAGGCGAAGAGATGACCCCAGAACAAATCAAGCGGCTCCTGGCGCTCCCTGTGAAGTGGCGCAAGAAACTGGCGGAACAGGAAGCCCCTGGCCGATGGTTTGCCATGATACACGGCGAACCCATGGAGATGAGCGACGATCGTCCGTTCAATCGCCCGACCGACCGATGCACCCTTGACGCCATCGACGGCGGGTGGGCCTGGGCTCCTTGTGATTCGGCCGCGTGGATGAAAGCGGCGTCGGAAGGGTTGGGGTGGATGATAGGGCCAACATGCGTTATAGACGCACGTTCTCGGTCGTTGATGGACACCACATTTTCAAGTAACCCCATCGACTGCGCCCTTTTAGCGATGGAGAAGAACCCATGACCCCCGAACAACTCCAGGCCATCGAAGACCGGCTCAAGGCCGCGACTCGGGGGCCGTGGACCGGCGAATGCGACTCGGTTATCGGATCCGACGGGTACGAAATCGCCGAAGTACCAACCAAGTGCATCCTTGGAACCTATCTACTTGATCCGAACCCGCCGCAACATTGGGCGATCATTCCGAACGGTTCGGTTGACCGGTCAAAATCGGAAAGCTATGCAAACGCCTCGCTCATCGCCCACGCCCCCGAAGACCTCCGAGCGCTCATTGAGGAGGTGAGGAGGCTCCGGAAGATCGAGGAAGTGGATAGGAAACTTCTATGGGGAGCGGTCCATAACGCCGGCCGAAAGACAAAGAGGGGGCCAAGGTGGGCGCACGTCCGGAACGCCCTTGGAACCGGTTCGACGACGGCGCAAGAACTTTGCCGAGAACATGGCATGGACCCGGATGAGGAGATTGGAAAATGACCCCCGACCCCCGACTCCTGAATCACCCCAAGGTCCGCGAAGAGGCGGAAAGACGAGCCGTCGAGTTCTTTCAAGCTTTGATCGATACTTGCGATGTGGCTCGAAAGTACGCCCGGGAATGGGAAGATGTAGAGGAGGATATTCGGAAAAACTGGATAGACGCCTCCACCCGCCTCCTCTCCGACCCAACCCGCCCCGAGACCCGCGATTGGCTGGTGAGGAGTGGGATGGAGTGGGACAAACGATGGAGCCACCGGTACAAAGGGCCGGATCACTTTAGCAACACAGCTATCTATGTGCGCTTTCCTGATGGGCAAGAAAAGTGGATGGGTGAGGGATGGTACGAGCAAGATATCGAACATTTCTTGCCCGATGCGAAACGCAGTTACTGGCTCGCCCTTCGTGACAACCCCGAAGCCCTCGTCTCTGAATGGCTCGCGGTGAACCCATGACCGAACTCCAACCCCCAAGCCAACTCTGCCCAGACTGCCTGACCTCCCCCGGCGGTCTTTGCCTTGGGTGCGCGGAGTGGATGCGGCCCTGGCGCGAAATCATTGACGCCGTGCGCGCGCATAAGCCCGTCCGTTCCACCGATCCGATGGTGAACGGGCAGACCATCGCACGGTACTTCATCAACCAGGCCATGCCTCCCGATGTCCAGGACGCGGCTATGTTTTTTCTGGAGCGCCCATGCAAGTAGTCAATCAGTCTGCCGAACTTCTTTCCGTGACTCCCGAATCGGCTCGGCTCATCGAGTCCGCCGGGCGCACCTGCTACCAAAGTACCGGAAACCCGGAGTCAACCGCCCCTTTCATCGCCATGCTCATGCGGCGCGGGCACCTGTCCGTGTTGGAGCACGCAAGCGCCACGATCCGGATCGTTACCGATCGGGGCGTGACGCATGAACTGGTGAGGCACAGGATCGCGGCCTACTCGCAGGAGTCAACGCGATACTGCAACTACCGCGACTCGATCCGTTTTATCGCCCCCGTGGACTTCGACCTTGATGACGCCGATCGGATTCTCCTCGCAGCCATCGAACGCCACTATTCCAGGTGCCTCGCGCGCGGTAGGACTCCCCAGCAAGCCCGGTACTTCCTGCCAAACGGTCTCAAGACCGAGATCGTGATGACGTGCAACTTCCGGGAATGGCTCCATGTCCTGTCCCTCCGCGAGGCCCCGGCGACTCACCCGCAGATGCGCGCCTTGATGGTTCTCGTTCGCGCTGAACTGGTCAAGGCTTGTCCGGAGGTGTTCAATGAACGTGCGTGACCTCGTAACCACCCTCCCCGTAGGCTCCAACCAAGGGGAAGGCGACGTTTGGCAGGACATCATCGACGAAATGCCCCAAGGTTTGCTTCGAGATGTCTGCATCGAACGCCGGCTCATGGGCATCGAGAAGCACGGTAAGCCGCTTCCCTACGGCGACGGTCGCGGGCTCAAGGACGGACTCCAGGAGGCGCTTGACTTGGCCGTCTATGCACGTCGGGACGGATTGGACGAGGTTTCGCGTGAGGCTCTTGTGCTGGCGGGTTTGGTTTTGGGGAGGATGACGGGATGATCGGCTCCCTGTTCAGCGGCATAGGCGGGCTCGAAATGGGCCTTGAACTCGCGGGATTCGGCCCCGTCGCCTGGCAATGCGAGGCCGATGCATTTTGTCGCTCGGTCCTTCGAGCGCATTGGAACTGTCCGATTTACCCGGACATCAAGGAGCTTCGAGATGTCTCAGCAGATGTTATTTGCGGCGGATTCCCTTGCCAGGACTTGTCCACCGCTGGCCGAAAAGCCGGCTTCGACGGAGCCCGATCGGGTCTCTGGTTCGAGATGCTTCGAGTCATCCGAGAAGCCAGACCTCGCGCTGTCGTCGTCGAGAACGTCTGGAATGCCAAGAAGACGTGGGTGCCCGTGGTGCGGGGCGGACTTGCAGATCTCGGCTATCGGACCAGTCCTGTCCTGCGCGTGCGGGCCTGTGACGTGGGAGCCAGACACGAGCGGTCAAGAGGGTTTGTTCTCGCTCTTGCCGACTCTGTGCTCAGCGATGGGGACCGGGGGAATCAGGCCCGCTGCGCCGCAACGTGGGCGCGACCTGCGGACGGAACTGCTACCGACCCTGACGGCATCGGAGATGGGCGGATCCCGACGCCCCAAGGAAGGGCGAACCACGAAGGCGCAGCGCGGGCTGCTGCCGACGCTTCGAGCGAGCGATGGGGAACGATGCGGGGCGGGAGGGGATCTGCATCACATGAGCCTGCTCCCCGCTTTGCGGATTGGCTCGACTCCGCGATCCGAACTGCTACCGACGCTCATGTCGGCAGACTGGAAAGCGGGGACGGAGCAGGGGACCGCGAGTGTCGGGCGGGAGATGAGGCGGCTCCGTGGTCCGGGGCATCGCCTTTCGATCCCCTGGTGCGAGGCGTTCATGGGATTCCCGATTGGATGGACGGAAGCGTCAAGCCGTCCGGATGGACCCCCGCCAGAGTCCACGCGGCGAAAATCTGTGCGCTCGGGAACGCCGTAGTGCCTCCCGTCGCTCATGCTGTCGGGCTCGTGCTGAAACAATGGATTGAATGGGAGCACGCAAGATGAACCCCCACCCCGGCCCCCTAATCTACATAGCCCACCCCCTACAAGGCGACGGCTCCCCGGAATGGGGCAACAAGGAGCGCAATATCCGCCGATACCTGGCCTTCTGCGCGCTCGCAACAAATAGCGGGTTCGTGGTGGTCTCATGGATCCACCATCACCTGATGCACGAAGCGGGACTCACGAATCCCAAGGATCCACAGGGCTTTTACATCTCTCGGGACCTTGCGCTTGTGGCAGTCTGCGATGCCGTTTGGAGATGCGCGCCGATGGAGGTATCCGCCGGGTTGGAAACGGAAGTCGCGTTTGCGCGGGCGAAGGGGATTCCTGTCGTTTCCTATCCGCCATGGGATGATCCTTTCTTCATTCCCAAACCGTGAACCCATGCCAACCCCCAAACTCTCCCTGGAACTTCATATGCAAATCGACAAGTGGCAAATAGGAACGGCGTCAGCAGAAGAGGATCTCCCACCGCTCCCCGAAGGCATGGCAGCGTTAAGCGCGTGGGAACCCGTGGCGGTCATCCGGCTCGAACCCGATCCGGTCTGGGCATGGCGCCGGCCCCTGGAGATAGACGAGACGGCGATCCGGGAAAAGTTGGCCTCACAAAGAGCCAAGGAAGAGCAGGAGAGGAAGGAAGAACAGGATCGCCAGTACGAAATCAAGGAACGGGCGTGGCTCAAGTTTGGCGCGTTGTACGGGCGGAAAGTCACCTACAACGACCCGAAGGCCGAAGTCGTCAAGGCGGCCCAATCGATCGGAGTGGACCACGTTGGAACGAAGTGGCAACTTATCAAGCGCATTGAAGCCGAGATGATCCGGCGCGTGAACCTGTAAGGATTGCTTACATGTTCCCCCACCCCCCGAACCAACCCCCAAGAAAGTGGCAGGAAGAGGCCTTCCAAGCCGCCCGATCCGGACTCAAAACCTGGGACCGGATCATTATCAGCGCCGCAACTGGAACGGGAAAAGGGAATCTAATCTCCGGCATCGCCCAAGCCGCCGCCGACAAAGGAAAGCGCGTCCTAATCACGACGGAGCGGGAGGAACTGGTAACCGACCTTGCCAACCGGATCGCCCGGATCGGAAAATGCTCCATTGTAATGGCGAAACTGGACGATTGGACCGGCCCGATCATTGTGGCGTCCGCGCAATCCCTGACCCCCAAGCGACTGGCGACCGCGCCGAAAATCGATCTTCTCTTGCCGGACGAGGTGCACCACTACACAGCGCCGTCCCGAAAAAGGATTATTGACCACTTCGCATGTAAGACGGTGGGCATGACCGCGACCCCCTTCCGCAGCGCCCCGAAAGGCGGAACGTCTGGCCTGGGCGACGTGTTCCAGGCGGTAGTCTACGAGTACGGGATCCGTGAAGCGATCGAGAACGGCGACCTCTGCCAACTCCAATCCTTCCGGGTCAAGACCTCCATCGATCTCTCCTCGGTTCGCACGATCGGCGACGACTGGCAGGCGGTGGACCTCGCCAAGGCCATCGACACGCCAGACCGTAACCGGCTGGTGGTCGAGCAGTACCTTTCCCGTTGCGGAGCTCGCCCGACCCTCGTCTTTGCGGTCACGGTCGAGCACGCGCAGCACCTTACCGAGGCCTTCCAGGAGGCCGGTATTCCGGCCCGGGCGGCCTGGGGAGCGATGAAAGACCGTCGCGCGGTAGTAGATGGCTTCAAGGTTGGCGCTATCCCCGTGGTCGTTTCCGTGGACCTCATCCGGGAGGGATTCGACGCCCCGAACTGCGCGGCGATCCTCAAGGCCAGGCCGACTCAATCCCGGATCGTCTTCGTCCAGATGCTCGGACGTTCATTGCGGAAAGGTAAGCCCGACGCCCTTTTCATTGACCTCGTGGACAACGGCTGCCCTCTTGACCTCTCCGATCTGGTTGACCTCTCCCGCACCTCGCCAACCGAGAAAAGGGAGTGGAAACCCGGCGATCTATGTGTTCGTCGCCACCATGAAGACCAGGGTATCGGATGTATCGAGGCCATCGAAGAGCGGATCGCGAGCGTCCAGTGGAAGACCGCCCGTTCAAAACACCCCCTTTCCGAACTTGACCGCCCGAAGCAAACCCTGCTTGATACGCCAGAACTTCTGACGATCGAGCCCCGGATATCAGGCGTCAAGTCTTACGAAATCTTCCTCCTCGGTGGCCAGAAAGCGACGGAAGATATCGGCTTTTACGAGTACCAGAAGACATGGACGGCTTCCGGCTTGTCGGATCGGGCCGCCCCGTCCGGTCTCTTTGCTGGTACTCCATACGGTTCCTCGGAAAAGGACCGATGGACCGTGCATATATGCGATCGGTTTGAAGTCTGGTCCATCCTGAACAAGGAGGATCCTACAAAGATCGGCACGTTCACCGACAAGGGCGAGGCTATCCGATTCGGGCAGAAGTGGCTTTTGGATAGGAAAGTGCGCGGTGCGACGGCCGAAGACTGGAAGGGGAAACCGGCTACTCCGGCGGATATCAAGCGCCTTTCCGGTCTCGGGTTGAAACGTGACTTCTCGGCTATGACGAAGGGCGAGGTGGACATCTTGATCGAGGCCGCCTCATCCCGTGCCCGCGTGCAGGACTGGCGGCACGATACCTGCTCTTGCGGCTCGCCTTACGTCCTCTCCGATCGGCTATTCTGGTTCTGTCAGACGTGCCGAAAGAGCGCTCCCGACGCCTGGAAAAAGCCGAAGGTATGGACGAAAACCTTTAGGGAAGGGAAGCCGACAGGGCTAACGAGCCATCCTGGTCTCCGCGCGGTGGACTGCCGAGCCATAGAACGGCGAGAAACAACTATTTCGCAGATTGTGGGGTTTCGTCGGTGATTAGCGACCGCGCCAAAGTCGGCGAGGCGCAGTTATCGCCTTGCCGAGCCGAAGACGTGGCGATCCTCCTCTACTCCGGGGAGATGATTCTACCCGATGTAAGCCGGTATCTCGGGACCTTGCCGAAGGGATCCGCCGCTTGCGTCGTGGCCTGGCCATGGTCCCGTGGCGATCCTCTCACCTTGATCCTCGGCGTGCCGACTCGCGGGAAAGTGGCTTGGTATCGTGGTTCTATCCCCTGGTGAGAAGTATTCCACGGAATCGCGTTGACAGACTCTCGCTAACCGGGTATGACAGAGAGGAAAGGAAGTGAAACATGGAACGATTGAAACAGGAAATCGAAGTACTCCGCGCGAGAGCGGAGGAACTGGAGCGGATCGGCCGCGATGCGTTGACGCGAGCGGAGATACTCCGCGGCGCCATCGCAGAGAAGACCGCGACTCTCTCCAAGATGGACGTGCCCATTCCCGGCGACGCGATCCTCCTCGTCTCATGGGGCGAGAACAAGATCAACGTCATCAAGGCGATCCGCGAGTTGACCGGCATCGGTCTCATGGAGGCCAAGAACCTCGTCGAAGCCGCGCCAACCACCATCGGGCAGTCGGAACTGCGATGCGATCGGAGCGGTTCCACGGTCACCCTCGCCGCCGCCGCCCGGATGCTCCGGGAATCCGGTGCGATCGTGAAGGAGTAGAAATGTCCGGTCAATGGAAATCCGAAGAAACGCCCAAGGTAGGGCAGAAGTGCATCATCGAAGTGGACTCGGTCAACCATCCAGAAGGATGGTGGATCGGGGAAATCACCCGGATGGAACGGCATCCGAACTACATTGAAGTGGAGGCCGATATCATCGGCTTAACGGATCGGAAACACTCGCTTATAGAACGAGTCCAACCCGGCGTGAACTACTCCGTCTATCCGTACTCCGAGAGCTGGGCTCGCGTGGTGGAGTCGTTCCTTGTCGAGCAGGGCCGACTCCGCGAGAAAATCCTGTCCTTGACCATCCAGCGGGATGAGTTGAGACTGGCAGTGAGGAAGCCATGACCGACCCCATCGATCGCTGGCTCCAAAAATGCCACGGCTACGGACTGCGGCAACTGCGCAGGGAAGCAGGTCTGACCCAGAAGGCCGTAGAGACGGCCCTCTCCCTCCCGCCTCACACCGTCAGCGAGTGGGAGCGTGGTACGCGCTCCCCGAACTCAAAGAGCCGTAGGGACGCGCTGGCGGCCTTGTACGGCGTTTCCTACACCCGGATCGCCTGCGTCAACTTTCCGGGGACCGAGATCGCGGAGATGACCCCGTCCGCCGAAGTCTGGCGGGTTCAGGAGGTGGGCAAATGACCCCGATCGAAGAGGCCCGTGCCACCATAGCCCGACTCCAACAGGAGCGGGTTGACATTGCGGCAAACATCGCTGCGCATCAAATGAGCATCGAGGCCCTGGAACGGCGCGACTCCATCCTGATGGGATGGTCCCGGGACGGCTTGATTCCGCAGGCTCAAGCGAAACTTGCGCGCCTGGAGCAAACCGAGAAAGATCAGGCTCTTCCCCGTCCGGTCTGGATTCATGCGCCAAAGGATGAGTATGTTATCACACGGGTAACGCCGGCTCGGGTCTACCTGCGCGAAGTCGGGAATTCCGATGAGCAGCCATGGCAACGCGCGACGGGCTACCGGTACCCGTATGGCGCGCGATTCGACGTTCCCGCGACTCTTGCGGCTTGGGAAGCGAGGAAGAGATGACCACCATCCTCCTCCGCTCCTCCAACGGTTTCCGGAGATTCGTCCGCTCAACAAAGCCGGCTTTTCTCCTGACCAAGACGAAGAGGCAAGCGCTCTGGTTCGACCCGTCCGAAGCCGAGAAACAGGCCAACATCATCCGGCAGTCGATTGACCGGGTGGAATTTGCTGATGTCGTTGTGGAGGTAACTCCGTGATCCTCGCAATCCCCCTCGCCCTATACGCCTACGGGAAAAGGTGGCCTCTTCTTGGCCTTCTTGCCGGGCTCGTCGGCGGGTACGACATTCACCTTGGCCAGGAACCTGCTTGGCTCTTCTGGGTTTGCTCCTGCCTCTTTGGTTTGCTTTTCGGAGTGATGAGGCCATGACTCCGCTTTTCCACTGTCCATCCTGCGGCCTGGACGTGCTCCCCGAGTGGCTTACGGACATTGTTTATGCAGGTTGCCCCGCGTGGAAATGCCCGCATTGCGAGACGGTTTGGTATTTCGAATTCAAGGAGGAATCATGACCCACGAAACCGAAGTAGCCCAAGAACTCGTTAGGGCCTGGCCGGAGTGCTGGCGGGAGGGGATGCTCGCGGTCTTTGGGCGAAACCAAGTCCGAGTCACCGGCACACTACCACACCCATACGGTGACGGCGCAGGTGCTACCATGTTCAACAGAAGCACCCTCGGTTGGTATCCTGCCCTTTCCGATGGAGCCACGCGTGGCGCCCTACTACAAGGCCTCCGAGAACTCACAAACCGCCCGTTCCTTTCCACCCGCTACGACCCCTTGAACGGCTGGGCAGTCGCGGACTTTTCGGAACGTATCACCGGCTGGCATGATTCCGAAGGGATCGCCATTGCCAAGGCGATTATTGAGGTGAAGGGATGACTCGCCGTATCTATGCCGAAAGAAAGGCCGCAACGTGTATCCATCTCTCGGCTGTTGCGCGCGCCCTTCTGGCCCGGCTGATTGAGTTTGAACTCTCACGATTTTACACTTCGGACGGGAGCAGAAAATGAGCGAAAACTCCAACATAGCGTGGACCGGAAATACCTTCAATCCATGGTCAGGATGCCGAAAGGTCTCCGAGGCCTGCAAAAACTGCTACGCCGAAACCCTACCGCCCGGCATGAGACGCCACGCGGAATGGGGCGATCATCCTCGGGTGATGGCCAGCGACTCCTACTGGAAGCAGCCGATCGCCTGGAGTCGAAAGGCCGAGAAGGAAGGCACGCGGGTCAAGGTCTTTTGCGGCTCGACGTGCGACGTGTTCGAGGAACTTCCCGAACTCGTCATGGCCCGGCGACGACTCTGGGAACTCATCGAGGAAACCAAGCGCGGGCTGATCTGGCAACTCCTGACGAAGCGACCCGAGGCGATGCTGGCCTGGAATCGGTCCTACTGGTGGCCGATCAACGCCTGGGCCGGGGTCACTGCCGAGAATCAACAGCGCTTCGATGAGCGGTATCCGTTCCTTCGACAGGTCAAAGCGCCCGTTCGCTTCCTGTCCTGCGAGCCTCTTCTTGGGCCTATCCAGTTGAATCTGGACGGGATCCATTGGGTTATCGCTGGCGGTGAGTCGGGCCCGAACGCGCGGCCTACCCATCCGGATTGGGTTCGTGGGTTGCGCGATCAGTGTTTGGCCGCTGGGGTTCCGTATTTTTTTAAACAGTGGGGGGAATACGGGCCCGGAATGGTGGATATGTGTAACGGGATGCCGGTATTCGATGAAATGTGGAACTATCAGCGTTGGGTCAGCAAGGCCAGTACCCATATTTCCAGGACGGATGCCTGCATGGACAAGAAGGGGCGCGTTCTGAACATGGGTATCGACTTCATGCGGGCCCGCGATGAAGACGCTTTCCCGGTGACTATTCTTTCTCGCCTCGGAAAGCACAACACCGGGGCAATTATCGACGGTCGGGAATGGCGGGAGTTTCCTGGCGACGGCGAACCCAATCAGGAGATAGCTCCATGATTGCGCGCGTTTTCCCACGGCGAACCCAAGCAACGCCAACCGATCCGCTGACGTTCATCGGAGATCCCCCGCTGTTCATTCCAGACGGAATCACAGAGGTTAGGGTATCGGTGGCGTTTACCTGGGATCTCCCGGTCGCTCGGATGCTTGCGGATTCGTGGGCCAGGATTGCGCCTGTCCAGGTAGGCGGCCCTGCTCTTGGCCTGCCCGGAGGTGACTTCGAGTCCGGCCAGTACCTCCGACACGGCTACACGATCACGTCTCGCGGGTGCCCAAATCGCTGCTGGTTCTGCTCTGTACCGAAGCGCGAAGGCACAATCCGAGAACTCTCGATTCATGATGGTTGGAACGTGCTCGACGACAACCTATTAGCTTGCTCCGATGGGCACATTACCGACGTATTCGCCATGCTCGCTCGGCAACCGAAACGTCCGCAATTCACAGGCGGGCTCGAACCGAAACGGATAACGCGCGACGTTGCCGCTGCTCTCGTCAAACTACACCCAGAAAGCATCTTCTTGGCCTACGACACCCCTGACGATTGGGATCACGTCAAGCGGGCAGCGGAGGTGCTCAAGGAAGCCGGACAGCACTTTGCGGGCCATCGGGTCCGCTGCTACGTCCTGATCGGGTTTCCGAGCGACACCTTCGAGAAAGCAGAAACGCGGCTTCGAGCGGTCCTGGAGACTGGGATCTTTCCCGCCGCGATGCTCTGGCGAGATGACGGCGGGCAATTCAAACCAGAATGGCGCGCTTTTCAACGGCGATGGTTCCGACCGGCATTGATCGCGAAACTGGCCGGCCCTCTGGACGGCGAACCCAATCAGGAGATCGAGAGATGAACTACGCCCTTCTCATCGCCGGTTTCCTTCTCGGCTGGCTTTTCGCTGACCTCTTCCGATTCTTCTACCGCCGCGCCCGAATCGCGCGAGGCCTTGCCCTTTCTGCTCAACATGTTACTACCCACAAGACTGAACCACCAAAACAGGAGAAACCATGAGATTCCTACTTCTCGCCCTTCTCGCCGCCAGTCCGCTCGACGGCCCCACGATCCGCGTCATCCCGGACGAATTCCACCCGCCGGGATGGGATTCCCCGATCGAACCCGATCCTGACACCGGCGAAACCGAGGACACGGGCGACGGCGACGACACGGGCGACGAAGACGATGAAGACGGCTGGGGAGCCGACCCGGGCGAGTGGTTCGACTCCGTGCTCGGCGGCTTCGACTGGCGCACGGGTCCCCACCCGGGGATCTGACCACCACCGGGCCCGTAGCTCAGCGGGAGAGCGCCTGCCTTGCAAGCAGGATGTCGTGGGTTCGACTCCCACCGGGTCCATTCTTTTCAAGGAGCCAACATGACCCACCCCTGCGACGTGACAGGATGCACCGCCTCTTTCGGCGGAACCGAGCGCGTCACGATCTATCGCAACGCCACGGGTCCTCTACGGTCCCCTGAAACGCGCCACCTTTGCCGAGAACACCGAGAGCAGGTCATCAAGGCGGGTCTCTGCGAACCCCCGGAGAGCACGATGCGTAAGATCCCCGATGAAATGCACCGGGCTTCCAATCCGGTCTATGGCCGGTGCAACGTCGAAGGGTGCCGATTCGGGGCAAAGCGCAAGGGCCTCTGTGAGCGCCACTACCAGCGCGCGCTCGCGGAAAACCGACTTGATGAGTTCGCGCCCGTGGCTCCGGTTGTCGAGATGAAAATCGGCAACTCCACGACGCCCGGAGTTTGCCGGATCGAGGGTTGCTCGACTCCGGATCACAAGGGCGGGTTGTGCCACAAGCACTATCGAGCGGCGGAGAAAGCCGGACGGCTGGAAGAGCTCGCGCGGGCGCCCGAAGTCAGACGGAGAGTCGTTGTCGCGAAGAAGAAGACGACCGTGGAGCCCGTGCCGGTGGTCGAACCCGTGGACACCAGCGATTCGGAGGGGTTCATCGAACCCGAAGTACGCGCGGGGTTGACCCGGGCCAACTTGGAAGAGCGCTTCAACTGCTGGCTTGACCTCCGGCTGTTGCGACAGGATCCGGACAAGTGGATGAGTTTCCCTCTGCTGGAAGGGCACCTTGAATCCATCATTTTCGAGGGGTGCGAGGAGTGACCCGGTACACCTTTCATCCCAAGGACAAGAAAATGCGCCACCTTTTCACAAACGGCACGGACACGTTCATAGCCGAAACAGCATCAGACGTGCTCACGGTTTACGAGGAGCACACGGGCGAACCGTACACCTACGATGAAGAGTGGGATCAACTGTCCGATGACGAATCGGTAGATGTCGGCTTTGAAGACGACTTCACCGTAAAAGAAGAACTCATCCATGCCGAGCACGCGGGCGCGGACTTGTCCAAGTGCATCGTCATCACGAAGGCCATGGGCAACACGTACCCGGATGGTCCTTTCCGGTACGGGATTCACGCGAAGGCCTCCTGGTGGGCGTTGCAGCCTTCCGGGTTCCTTTACTCTACGGAGTGGTGATGCCCACGCCTTGCCCAACGTGCAAAGGTCTCGGTTGGATAAACAACCGAGACATCACAAGCACTCAATCGGACTGCCCGACGTGCCTCGGGACGGGTGAATATCCGGTCTCAAATGCCACGGAAACGGCGTACTACTTGTGTTGGCACCAACCCATACCTGCCGACCCTCCGAAAAAGAAACACGAAAAGCGCCCGCCTCCTGCGCGGGAATGGTGGAGGAGATGATTCTTTTCCAAAAAGGAAACAGGTGAAATAATGTTTGACGACCTGATGACTGAGAAAATCATAGACCTATCCCAAAACGGAGGGATCCTGTTTTATCTTCGGGCCGGTGCCTTTCATCCGTTCATGGCGCGTCTTTTCTTTCCACATATTCCGTGCCCACATTGCGGAGAATACTACGAGGATCATCATCGTCGCGGTGTCGATAGCAAGCCCTTCATGGATGCACATGGCCAGCGTATTTCATTGCTTTACGCCTTTCAAGGTACGAAGATAGTCGATGGCAAACTTTGCACCTGGTCGTGGGCTCCGGAGAAAAAAGCGTGTGTTGTGGACGATGAACAACTTGGATACTACCAGGATTTATATTGGGCGTATAAAGGTACAGAGGGATATCTCTTTTTTGAGGAACCCATTCCCCCTACATTTATGGAACTGTTAGCGAAAGGATTGAAGAAATGACCGAACGCAACTATTTCAGCTACGTCCCCGACGACGGGACCGACTTTCACGCGACGGCCGACGAAGCCCGCAAGCGCTGTCAGGAGGCCATAGACGACATGAGAGAGCACGCCGAAGACGGCTGGGACGATGCCGTAACCGGAATCTGTTGGGGCGTGGTCCATGGCATGACCGAGGAGTGCGACCGAGTGACCCGTGAGCAAGCGGAGGCGGATGGAGATGAGGACCTTGTGGCCAGAATGGACCACCATGGGCACGTTGAAATGATCAACTATCGGCTTGTTGACGTGCCTTTGCCGGAGTAGCGATGCGCCATCACCGCTACAAAGTCCGCTGTTGGATGTGCGGATTCGAGACGCGACGGGTCAGGCGAGGTAAAAAGCCGCTCCTTTGGTTCATGGATCCCGTCATAAACTCATGTCGCTATGGCGATTGCCCAAACTGCTCCGGTACGCCGTTCTTTCGAGACGTTCCCCTATTACCGCCAGGAATCGCCAAGAAGGTTCTTCGTCGCGCTCTCCGAGATGAGCGGCGCGGCATGAACAAGACATCGGAGTATGACCTGTGAAGGCCCTTGCCCCACCCTAACCCATGCTAAACTGATTTCAGCTCATGTGCCAAGTCGCACAAGGAGTACCGCGACCGTATAGCGATCCTATGCGGTCGCTGCTATTTACACTCCCCCGGCACAACCCCACAATCAGAAACCTCGATAGCAGCAACGCATTCCGGCGTAGGGTAGCCCGCCACAGCAAGACTCTCCCCGCACCGATCCTCATAATCTATAAGCGCCTCCTCGATGTTCGAGCCGGGGCACTCATCGATCGCCAAAAGAAACAGGATCGCCCACTTCACGGCGATGTAGCCACCGCAGCCGTAGGGGCAACAGCCGCCGTTGGAGCCACCGTCGCAGTCGTCGCCACAGCCGCCACCGATGCGGTTTGTGCAACGGCAGCAGGCTGATAACTCATTCTCGATGCCAGACAATTCGCGAGAGATGTCAGCACAATAAGCGCGGGAATGGTCAGTTTCCCGCCGACCCGGTCGATTCTACCCCACCACTGAGCTTCCTTTTCTTTCGCTACTGCGATTTTGTCCGCCTCTTTTTTGGCTTCAATAGCCTCTCGCCTTGCAACCATTTCAGCGTGCGATGTGGCAACGGCTACCACGGCCGCAACTTGGGCAATACTACCATGCACAAGTGCCATAGCCGCTGCGGCAGTGCTGTTGATCTCGTCAACTGCTCGGTCTATCTTTTCACCAAGCACGGCCATAGCAGGAGGAAGCCCGGCCATAGCCTTCGATGATTCATCCAGTCTGGCAACCGTAGACCTGAAACACTCCTGCGTTGTCTCGTGGTCCTGGTCCGGTTTGACTTTCGGTTCTGCCATGTTCATCTCCGCATCACAGGATAATGAATTCAACCAGGATCCCAACTCCGACATCGGAAGCGGTCCCCCAGATCATTTTTCTCCGGGCGACCACCGCCTCGGAGTAAAGAAACTGCCTCGAATTCTCGTAGCCCTGCCGCTCCTGGTATCGGTCCATGCCGTACTGGCGCCAGAAGTCAAGGTCTCGGGATTGTTGAATCACAAGTACCGAATCCGATTGAGGAAGGACCTGCCCGCGTCCAGTCGCCCGGCATTGCGCGTCAACGAACGGCGCTGGCTTTCCGGGGATGTAGAACCCCACGCCCGGCACGTCATCCAACGAAGCCGGCACTTCTTCGCGAGCCGGCGCAACGGGCGGCACGTCCGGATAGAGCGGCTCGATCGTGTGGATGCAACCGGTTAGGAGGAGCCAGATCATCGCCAGTCCTTCCGTTTTTTCTGGGGCGGACGGTTTCCCTTGCGCCGGTTTTCGCCCGAATGGGGGCGGCAGTAGGTACAGGAACCCGCGATCTGCTCTCGGATCCGCCTCTTCTCGATCCAACTGTCGTTGGAGCCGGAGAATGCGGGCATATCGTGCTCATCGTTCATCGGAGGCACTCCTCAAGAAGGGTAGCGATCTCCTCGGTCCGAAGGTCCGGCTCCATATCCCGGAGCGCTCTGATCTGCACGTCGCGGGCTTCCACGTCAACGCTGGGGCATATTGGGGGAGGTGGGCACTCCCGGCAAGGTGGCGCCGAACATCGCCCCATGAGCAGGCAGGAGGCCATGACTCCGAGCGCGAGGAGGATCATGGTGAGGCGCTGGTTCATGACATCATCCATAACCCGGAAGCAATGCCTCGGGCACAAATCTTGAGTCCGTCTTCCTTCCACAGCGCCGCGTGCTTGGGTTGGTCCAGGAACCCGAGCTCGACCAGCACACCGGAGCATTCCACCATTTTCTTGAACTTCTTGGGATCGTCCGGCCATGTCCAATGAAGCGCGTCCTGCGTGTTCGGCCACGCTTCGGATCCGTCATCCCACTTGTCTTGGGCCGGCTGGACGATGCAGTAGTAATCGGGCGCGATGATCCGGATCTCGCGCTGGAGCTCTGCGGCGATGAGACGAGCGGCCCTTTCACCACGCTTCGACCCGGGCATGTAGAAGACGATCCCGGCTCTGCCCCTACCCATGTTGGCATGCACCTCGATGGCCAGGCGCTCGCCACTTTGAGCCGCCACGAACGCGCGCCGGTCTCCTGACGTAGCACCCTCCGCGAGTCGAGCGCCCTGGACAAGGCGGCAGACCTCGCGGCAGACCACGGGGGAGAGTTCGGACTCCGAGGGGATTCCTCCCGGGCCATCAGGGTCCGCTCCTGGGTGGGGCGTGTGCGCGGTGATGAGGTAGGGTTTCATCACATCGCCTCGAAGATGGCCTGGAGGTCCGCCTCTGATGTGTCAAATTCGCTGATCCCCCAAGCGTACATGAGATTATCCACTCTTGTCGGGGTGCAATCGGGGTAGATCATGGAGCCCTTTACGACCTGAAACGTTGCAGAGGAGGCCGACCCCAGCCCCTTCCACGCACCGCCGACAGCGGAAAGATAGTGATAGGTCGTTCCGCCCGATCGGCGCCAAGCCGCAAAAAGAACACCGGCCGTTGATGCGTGATTGACTTGTGCAAACCCACCTCCATCGTTGACGTAAAGCGCAATCTGTGTTGCACTTGTATATATCCCAAACGACGGGTTCAAACCGCCTTCCACCAGACAGTTTCCCTTGTTCATCCAAAGGGTGACGTAGTAGTAATAACTTGGTACTTTGAAGACGACGAAGCCCGCTATCGCCCCCGTGGAAAGATTGCTTTCGATTGTGATTTGCCGTCGAGTAGCACCGGCAACCCAATCCGTCTGAGTATCTGACTCGACGCATTTAGCGAGCGATGCACAAGCCCCGATCGGTGCGTCGCTTTTAATGGCCCACTCCCCCGCGGGCACTATTGCGATGTGATCTGGTAGAACGCCGGACATATCCCTGAATCGTGTACCCAGGGATAGCGCTCCTACTGAAATGTCCCGCGCGCAATAGAGCGACATTCCCGCGGAAATATTGGCGATAACGAATGTGTCCGTCCACGTTCCTGACATCGTGAACGTGCCAAGACTGGCTCCAAGCTCGTTTGTGACGGTCAGAGTTGCAGACTTTGCCGCGCCATCGGTCGGTATGAATCGGAACTTCGCGGTCGTGGAGCCGCCTGGAGCCACGGAAAATCGGCTCTGTTGGTCGGATATCGTCGAGCAGTCCTGCGGGGGGTCGATGATCACCCCATCACGCTCGACCATCTCGAACGCGTCTGCGTCACCCGTGAACGTGAGGAGGCACGATCCCGGGGACACACCCGCAGCACAGGTCAGGGTAAGGGTTTCCTCTACGTAGGTTTCGCAGTTGCCCCAAACGAAGGTTCCGCTTGGGGTGATTGTGGGGAGGCTCGGGGCTGGCAAGGCCACAGGAACAACCGGCAGAGTCGGTACAATCGAGCCGGCGGGAAGCTGGGGCTGGCTGGGGAATGACATGTTACCGCCTTACAATGCGGATCTTGACGCTGCCCGTGATGGTTCCAGCGTTGGGGATGATTCGAACGAAGATGTTTCCACTCACGGGGACGGTGAGCATGGCGGGATTGTTCGGGATGCTGTCGCCGATGGGCGAGGCCACCGCAGTAGCCGCCGACGTGTAACACTCCTCTTCGTAGTCGAGCGGGGTCCAGCCGGTCACGTCGCTCGCGTGGATCCTCCAGGTCGCAGCGCCAGGAGCAGCAGAGAGCCCGCCCTTGACTCCAACGATGTCGATCTCCGTACCTGCGGGGAGGCCGGTCGCAAGGGCGTACTCGGTGACTCCGGTTTCGGCCGCCAGCACGATCGTCGCCAGCGGGATCCTGGTGCCTCTTGCCGGCGCGTTAATCGCGTTCAGGGCGTCGCCACCGGCAGAGAGCGACGTGAGCACGTCGGCGAGATTCGTGTCAGTCGCGTAGTCAATGCCCGCGAGTGTGGTCATGTCGCCTTTGATGCTCGCGAGGTTTCCACCGGCCTCAAGGGCGAACCCGGTCAGGGGGCTCTGCTCCTTGACCTTGAGCGAGACTCCATCGAGGGCTGCGGGAAGCTGCGGAGCGTCGATGTTCACGGCTCCCAGCGGGTTGACCTTGACCTGACGCTGGTTGGCACCCTCGACGCCCATGATCATGGTCTTCTGGGAGCCGTCGCTCTGCTTCGTGGCGGTCGCAACATCAAGCGCGGCGTATCCAGGGCCAGCGCCGCAGAGTTGGGTCTTCTGGGCTCCGGTCGTTTGGTTGGATGATGTCGCCGCACCAGCAGGAATCGCAGGAGAAGCAATCGCGGCCCGTATCCGCTCCAAAGTGCTATAGATTCGTGAAAAGTCCATTTAGAACCTCGTGAGTTTGTTTCTTTGGGCGCGGTTGAGTTGAAGACGGATTGAATAAATGGTATTCACAACACGGTAAAGCGTGATAAGACTGGAGCCAATGGGTTGTAATGCGTATGGTTTGACCGAAAGCACGCCACGAACAATAATGCTGTCATCTATTACTGAGGTGCCGCCTACAGTTGACACTTGCAAATCTGCGTTTAACCCTGCATCTTGCTCGTAAACGACAATCGTACTACCATCGTCGTCTGCAAAACAACAAGGGCTGTACTGGTCCTGAGAATGATCAGCTATTGCATACCCACGGTTGATCATGGACGCACTGTAAAGTTCTCCAGCGCGAAGAGACTCGGCATGACGGATCCGAATAGCCCCTCCTGGACCGGTCTCCTGCCAGCAGGTCTCAATCCGTCCGCTGTCCGACTGCCAAATGGCGGGGTCCGTTGTGTCATACGTGGCAGGAGGGGCCAAGGTAAACGAGTTGACCCAGGTATAACCGACGTTTGCGTTGGTAACCCAGGTCGCTGAGTAGGTATCTGAATACACGTACTTGATCAGTTTATGGGACACGGAGTCGTCGTAATACGAGCAAAGAACGATGATCCGATGGTTCTTCAACAAGATCGCAGCGGGTCTCTCGATGTAGTCAGCAGCATCAACCGCTGGGGGGTTCCAGATCAACCCACCAGCAGCGAAGGTCAGACCCTTGTCCGTGGACCTCGCCATATAAAGAGCGCCGCCATCAACGTAGAAGCAGATATGGGTGAATCCACACGAGGCCGGTACTTCGATGATCGCTGGGTCGTCCGCTCCTGCTGCAATGGTAACCGCAGCGCCCCCGCCTGGGTTCTGCCAAGTTGATGTTGCGGCGTCGTACTCCATCGCTACAATATCGCCCGCCACGATGTCCTGAACTGCGGCAAGCAATCCGATCCCGCTTGAGGTTGTCAACGACGTGAGCCCAGCATTTGCCATAATTGTCTCGACAACAGGGCCCCACGTAGCCGCTCCGGTGTCATAACCCAACATCGGAAAAGCGGTGCAGCAGTGATGCTCCCCACCCAACGAAGGTCGCCAGATGTTGCGCTCGCGTCGGTCGATGACGGTGATCGGGTGAACGCCAATCCCACGCATCACGTCGGCGACAACGTAATCCCCTGCGGCAGGTTCCCGAGTCCTGGCCACCAAGGCAAACACAATACGCTTGCGTTCGTGCAGTTCCGGGTTTGCAGGAGTCGCGCCCAGAAACGTGCCGATCGGAGTGTAGGTAAGCCCGGATTCGTTTGCAATAGCCACAGGGGAAACCGTGGCGGTCAAGCCATCCACGATCGTCTCGATCGTGTAGTCGCCATCGTTTCCTAACGCCGAGCCAGAAACGCGCAGGAGGGTTCCACGTCCCGTACCGCCATCCGTTGCGCCGATATACCGCGTAAAAACCGTGTCGATACCTACAACGTTTCCAGCGCCTGCAAAGAGTTGAATCGTGCCGGGCCCCTCGTAAGTGCTCGACGCCCGGGCGACGAGCGTGTACCACGTTGCATCGCCAGGCACGATCACGTTGGGAATCGCCCCACCGTCAGGCCCTTCAAACTCCACCGCGTCCCCGTCATCTGTGACGAGGATCGCGGACTCGGGACCCTGCCCGGGGAGCGCGCTATCGGTCGAAGTCGTCAGGTAGAGAACGCCGTCGGTGCCTGCCGGAGCGTCATCAACGAGCCACTGCGAATCCGCCGAGCCGTCGCACTTGTTCGACACGACAAGGCCGAAGTTGCGAGTCATCGCGCGAACGGCCAGCCGGCGCTGCTCGACCTCTTCCTTCTGCCACCACTGCAACTCGTCCACGCCGATCCGAAGGTTCAGCAGGTAGCGCAGGCCTTGAGAAGTCGGGATTCCTGGCATGGGCTCACGTCGTGGTTAGGACTTTACGAAGCAAGGATCCTGCGACGTAAGCCCCGACAAGAGGAGGTTGAACGATGACATTCAGGCCAACGATCGAAGTTATCGAGGCGTCTTCGTGGCTTGTCCCGGTCGCCGTTCGTACCTGAACCACATCGCCGACACCGAAGCCGGAGACAGAGGTTACAGGAAGCAGCGTTTCGGTCGGGATGGTCACGTTTGGGCCTGTCAGCGCCGTAGAGAGGCAGATCGAGTAAGTCAGTTCGAGAATGGAAAGAGGAACAAGGTACGTTGCTGCATACCTCGCAAGCTCGTTCGGATCCCAAGCGGAGGGCCCGTCGCATACCTCGGTAAATACATCGGAGAATAACCCCGCTGCATCCAAGTATATTGGCGTAATGTCGGGCCATGTCACATCGAGGAACCATTCAACGCGGGTCTGCTCGACCACCACGTCCGTCCCACAGCACGCCAACCGCGCGATCTCGATCTCCATTCCGCGAGTCGTTCCCCGGAGCTCGTTCACGCACGGCTGGGCGCGTTTCCAGACTTCCAACTCGTCGTTTCGCTCACAGCCGCCTGGAGCAATCAGGCGCTCTTGACACCTGGAGATCAACCCGATCCGCTGGGTCAAATCGCACAACCGGCGAACAGCCGTAGCGTGCGAAAAGTCGAAGTACCCGAGCGCCGAGGTAACCCCGATCACACCGAACGGGAAAGGTCCCATTGAAAGCGGGAACGAGGAATAACTCACCCGGTCAACGATCTGCCCGTTGACCATGAGCACCACCACGTCGCGCCCGAACATTCGGACATCGACGGTATGGGAGACAAACCTGCCGACTTGCCACCTTCGCCCGATCTCTGTGAAGGCACCGCCGCCGATCGTGTCGTCGGTCAGAACCCAGAACCACGCGCCGGAGTCTTCGATCAAGTGCGCCGTTATTGAACGATTCATGTCGTCAATCTGGAGGTAGGGACCAACCCGGCCCCATGCGTCCACCGTCGGAGGCAGCGCTTCCCAGGAATCTACCCGAGCGCCGAGAATGTGCTCGTAGTCTGAAACCGTCGGCATGGTGGCGTCCCAGAACGCCGTAGCGCTGGCCGCCGCGCCAACCCCCTGGATTCTGACCCGCTCTCGCACGATCGATATCTGCCCCGGATTCGTCAGGGTCCACGCCGGAGCCTCGCGATTCGGGAGAACCTTTCCGGTGAAGGAGTAGGGTAGCCCAGCGGTCTCAGCAGCGGAGGTCATGTCTCTCCACGCGCCTTGAATCGCCTCATACCCTTGCTGGAAAACGCCCACAGAAGCGCGCAGGAGGCCTCGGCCTACGTCGGTCCACCTTTCCCGGACTGCGACAGGGAAGAGCGAATGAAGCCGCTCCACAAGCCCCTGAGAGGGCAGCGCCATGTTCAGGCCAACCTCGGGCTGCTCGAACGTAGCCGTAGCCGTTCCAGTAGGGTCGAAGCACCCGAAGGCGACGTATGCAGGAGGTGTCACCAGAGCCGTAGCGAGCAGGTAGGGGATCACGATATGGAGGTGCCCGTTCATTTCGACCACCCAGGCCTCGGAGGCGCGTTTCGTAATCTTGATCGTGTTCCACCCGAGCCAGGGAAACGGTCGCGGATCGGTGTAGTAGATTGCGCCCGTTGCAGGGTTCACGAAGCGCAGGCGATCGCCGAACGAGAACAGGCATACCCTTGACCCGTCGGAGATGGCCACGCCGATACCAGAGGCCCCGGATGCCCATCCAGCGGTGTTGGCCTGCCCCTGACAGCGGATCTGAACCTCGATCGTGTCCTGGTCGCGCACAGGTCCGGCGCCCGTGTCAGATTCAAACACCTGGATCATGCAGTAGAGCGGATCAACCGCGGAAACGTCTTCCACCAGCAGCCCGCCGGACTCCGGGAGTTGAAGCGCGCCACCGCCCACCACGGTCCACGCCGTCGGAAGAACCCCGCTATCGGAGTGCCACCAGATCAGGCGCTTATCCATCAGAAACTCACCGCAAGATTCCCGCCGAACGTCTCACCCGTGTCTTGATCCTCGATCGCGAAGTAGACCAGTACCGGGAGGGACAGCGCGGAAACTGGAACCGGAACAGCAGGAAGAAAAGATGCTGTTTCAACGCTCGCAATGCCCGCCGTGTTCTGGAGGATTTGAAGAAGCTCGGAGTTGTCAACGGTCCCCCCAAAGGCCCAGACCCGATAGTCGAGATAGGCCGCCATTCCCGAAGCAGCAGCGCGCCAGGAGGTCTGGAAACTGGCGCCCGAGGACATCTTCACCCGCGCCTCAACTGTGATGGCCGTCAGGGTCACATTGCCAATATCGGCTTGATACTGCGACCGAAAGCGGGCCTCCATGTAGGCTTTCAACTCGGTGAGTTCAGCAGCCGAAAAGGATGCTCCCGTTCTTTTCAGAAGCCGAAACTTCAATGTGGAAAGCGCCGTTGTCGTGTCCTTGATGGCCCGGAGAGTGTTCGGGTTGCCCTCGCGGGCAAGGGCGAACAACCACGCCGAGGTCTCCTGATTCGCCAGTGTCGCACGATGGGAGGCCCGGTATTTGAGTTGAGCGTCCTGTTCAGAGTCGCCGCCATAGCCGCCTTCAGGGTTGTAGACCCGGGCGATTCGTGGGGCTCCGGTGATGGAATCCAGGGAGTCCGGCTCGATGTTGCCCGCCGCACCAGCGACCGAGCATTCACAATCCACCTTGTCGGCGAGCGCTACGAACGCGGCTTCACCGTCAAAAAGTGGGTTTGCGTCACCAGCAATCACGGTCGCCAGAGTCTGAAATGAAACACCGGCCTGCGAGACGATCGTGGATCCAACCGGGATCGTAGTCCGCAGCAGGACCGAGACACCTTCCGTCAGCGGGTTGTAGGTACCAGTAAGAGGCAAGCACTCGATCACGTTTCCGACGATGGCGATCACGACAAGCGCCTCGGACGTTCCCGAGGATCCCCGGATCCGAAGGGAGTCAAGAGCGAGGAACCTGCTGGCGTCATCCACTTGAAGGAAGTCATTCCCCGCGCTCACGACCGCGACAACGGAAGCGGACCAGGGAACCACCACGGCGTAAACGTGCGCCCGTGCGTCCGTGAGTCGCGCCGTGCCGAGTTCCTGGGCGATATCATCCAGGTCCGATTCCGAAGATGCCAGGAGCGTCAAGCGCCTGCGCATCGAGACGAAGAGGTCCTGGGCGATCTCGGCAAGGTCCCCGGTGGCCTTCGAGAATGCCAGAGCCACGCCACCCGACCCGAACCAGGAGACCGAGGGGGAATAGCCGACGAGTCGGCGGATCCATTCTCGGGCAAGGTCTGTTCGTGAGCGGGGGGTGGCCATTAGACACGGACTCCGGTGCGGATCGTAGAACCGTTGATGGCCTGGGCCACCACGCGGAGGGCTATACCTCGATCACTTTCTTCCGTGGTCACCGACACCACAGAGGAGATGCGGGGATCGGACTTCATGGCGGCGCTAATCTTCTTGGTAAGCCAGGAACCCCGCACGCTTTCGGGGATCGACTGTAGCGGCTTGATCAGACTGGTGGCCAGTTCTTCGGAAAGGACTTGCACGCCCTGGGTGAGGCAATCCTCCCCTTCGACGAGCAGGAGATCCCCAAGTGCATCAACGCCGATCTCCATCGCCACGTCACGACCCCAGGCGGCTTCCCCAGCGTGCGAGTCGAGCACGGGGATCGCATTCCGTCCCTGGGTTCCGTAGTAGCGGCGCACCGGGATCCGGATCCTGGTGCCCTCGGTAAGGGCCTCCAGAGGCGTCAGGCCATTGAAGGCAAGCACGCGTTGCCAGTCTACCCCGAAGCGCGCCTCGATGGCTCCTGCGGTGTCGTACTCGCCCACAATGTAGTCGATGGAGCCCCCAAACTCCGGACCCCGCCAGGATGCGTCTCCGGACGAAGCCAGGAAGTTCTGATAGTCGGTGAGCGACATCCCGAAGAACAGGCCAGCGCAGAGTTGGAAACGTGCAGCGTCGGCCAGGTCGCGCATGGACGCCACGGTATCCCAGGCGTCCAGGTCGAGCGCTCGCGGGTCATCCCAGGACATCGTGGTAGCAGGCGCTGCAGGAGCAGGCGCCGAGGCCTCCACTGTTCCAGAGATTGCCTCCATGGAGGATGCCAACGATTCACACTCCGCACCGAACGAGGAAAGCGCCGACGGAAGTGCCGACTCGGGCGGCAGGGAGGATCCGAAGAGAGCCGTCGCCGCGTCCAGGTTGCTCCGGATGGCCTCCAGGGTGCCCTCGGCCATCGAAAGAGCGATGGCAACGGGTCCGGTGAAGGCCTCGATGATCGTAGCGAGGTCGTAACTATCGATCACGTTGTTGATATCGTTCCAGAGCGTCAACCCGTCCATCAGAAGCGAAATGATGGACTCCCCAAGCCCACCTTCCACAATAGGCCCGATTTCTTGAAGCGACATCGTGTAGTGCGTCAGACCGACCGCGCCGCCCTTCATGAACGCGCGATCGTGGTCAAAGCGCTGGACCAAACACTGGAAAGCGCGATCGTGCCAGAAGTCATAGAAGTTGATGAAGAAGTTTGTATTCGCATCATCGTAGGTCGTCAGGAACAGCTTGATAAACGGCGTTCCATTGAGCCAATCCACGTTATCGTCCACTTCGTCTTGGGTTAGCGCCTCACCCATACGGACGACTTCCTTGTAAAACCGGGTAAAGCGGATCGCTCCGTTGCCGATGTAGGGGCCAAGCCCCCGCGATTCTGACCCGAACGTGCCCTCAAGCGTGACGTTTCGGAGAGCCCGCCCGCCGGGCGTGAGCACGGTCCCACCGGCAGTCTGGTTGAACGAGGATCGGGTTGCATCCGTGTAGCGGATCGAGGTTGGAGCCACAAGGAGCGGATGAACAGAAACGGTCGAGACCACCTTGAGGTCAATCCCGAGCGCCTGAATCGTCTGAATCATGCCGACCTCGAAGATCAGGATGTTCAGTTGATGCCCGCCGTTAACGCCGATCATGGGCTACTCCGTTTTGAAGACCGTGGTGAGGTGGGTTCCCGCGTTGACGGTTGCCAGAAACGCCGCATGGATCGGCTGGAAGGCAGCGACGGCAGCAGCGATCGGGGGCGGCGCCGCAGCAATGGACGCCAGAAACGTCGTGAGTCCGTTAAGCCACGTCTTCAAGTCGTCTTCAAAGGGCTGCTTGATAACCGGATCCGACCCACCCGAAACCGTAAAACCAGCCTGCGACGGACTCATGAAGAACAGGTTATGAGACCCAAGAACCGGCCCGACCTGGACATTCAGCGCCGTTTCGATCACCCCGTCCACGCTGTTCGAGACGTAGAAATCAACAAGGCCCCAATCCGCCTCGTTCTTGTAATTGTCGCAGCAGTAGAACCGGACCTCTCCGAGTTTCAGCCCGGTCTCGTCCTGCGGATAGAGCCGGAACTTGTAGCGGTTATATCCCCGCGCCATGTTCTCAAAGTTGCGCGCCAACTGCCCGTCGCCGGTATCATAGGAGCGGACGCCACCGCGAACGATCGGACAACGATCGTCCCCGTTCCGAAAGTCGAGGATGAGCGCGTCACCCTGGACAAGGACCTTCCCAAGGGGATCCCGAATCTGCGGCCGGGGGAGTTTCTCCTGGCCCTCAAAGTCGAAGCCAAACGAGCCCTGAACGATCAGGATACGGTCCAGGTTCCTGAACTTGTTCCCGTGCTCGTCCTGGAGGAAGTATTTCCCATCCTGCTTGACGAACCACGCAAGGCGAGGCCCAACCGGATAAGTACTGTGTCGGTCAGGTTCCACGGTTACCCCAGGGAATCGGCGAAGTGGGCGGGATTTGAGACGGGCGCATCCTTGCGGACCATCTCGTCAAGAGCCGCGATCATCGAAGCGTTGTGCCCTCGGGTAAGGTCCAGGCGAGTCGTCAGGATGCCCGTGCGCCCAGGTGAGGATCGCCAGGATTGCGAGACGCCTGTGCAGTAGTAGCGCATGCCATCCTCCGACATGTAGGGGACCGAATAGGGAGCCTTTCGCCACGGAAGCCGAACAGGATCGCCGACCCGGATCAGCTCGCGGCTTGTCGGAGTCGCCCCCTCAAGCGGCGTTCCACCCGCGATCGTTATCGTGGCGTTCTCAAAGAACGGGGCATACCGATACCAGTTGAACAGGCGGTGGATAAAGTCCGTTATCGCCGCAGGATCGGACTTCACGTTTGGGTCGAGTCCGAGCATGGTAAGCCGGGACTTCATGGACTTGATACCGTACCTTTTCGCGATATAGGTGTCCAGAAGTGGGAATTGCATCCCAAGAAGCGAGCCGTCGGAGGCGCCGAACACGGTATAGGGCGAGGTCACCACATAGGACGAAATCGCGCCCGAATCCCCATAGGAGAACTGCGCTGAGATCATCTCGGAAAGGTCGATATCGTGGTTGCTCTCGTTCGTTTTGGTCTTGAGGTCTTCCCACGTCATCCCGGTCTGCTCGTCTACCGAGGCCCACTCAAGAATCTTCTCGTCGAAGGGTTTGGGGCGAACCATGAGGTAAACCTGCGCAAGTCCATTCAGCGCGGTATGGTTGGTCGCAAGTGGGTAACTATCGATCACCACTTCGTAAAAGTCTGGATCGATCATGGACTGGATATAGCCCCAGATATTGCCCGAATAGGTAGCCGCGTCGGTGGACCAGATCTTGCCATCGTTCCAGGCCAAGGAGCTGTAACTCGCGGTGTTAATGTACTCGGACACCTTGCCCGACCCGCCGAACACTTTACCCATGATCGGAATCGTCATGGACGGCGATATTGCAAGAATCCAGTCGATAACCTCGCTCAGCCCGTATGCCAGAGTCGGGATGAGTTCGTTTGAAAGTGGGTCATTCAGGTACATCTCTCCAACGTAGGTACTTGGACCGAGCGCCGCCTTCACGTTGTCGAGGAACTTGATAGAGCCCGCGTCGTGTTGGTTCATGAGCGCAGAAACCACGTTGTCGTTCACAAGCACCTTACCAAAGTCCTGCCCGGTGATAGTCAGCGTGCGCGTGTAGGACCCGCCGAAGTTGTGGCTTTCCGCGACGTTGGAAACCAGCCCGAGCATGATTCCGCCGTCGTACTTCCAGCCGATGGAAACAACGCGATTCGTCAGGTTCGCCCTATAGAGTTTCGTGATTCTCCGCATGTCGGCGGGAGTCTGTGCGGATCCAACGCTCGGCATGAGCGTTAGCGTGAAGGAGCCTGTAGGGGAGCCGAGTTTCTTGGATGTCTCGAACCCGATCACGTCGGCGGAAACGTCCACCTTGTCGGCTTCGGTGTCACCTGCCCAGATATAGACCCTTGGTTGCCCTCTTTGGGGCTGCTGGATTATGGTGGTCATAGGCCGTACCGTTCCCGTTCTGCTTGCTGCCGCTCGTAACCCCTTTCACCCGGTTTCAGTGGCGGTTTTTCATCAGGTTCCAGGTAGTATTTGAGCGCATCCTTTATTTCCCCACCCTTTGCGTACTTCTCAAACTTCTCTGACCAACCCTCGATAGCATCAGTCATCTTCTCCACCGACTTCGCCAAAGTCTGCCCGGTGGCGCTCTGCATCCAATCGCGCAGGTTTTCCAGCGTTCGATTCAGCGATCGGAGAACATCGGCCATCGTGTCGCCTTGCTCGGCTTTCTGCGCTTCCTTGGTAACCGCCATCGATTCACCTTCGGAAAGCGCCTTTTTGCCAAGACCGAAATAGCCCTCTTCCTCAAAGGCTTTTCTCTGATCCTCACTCAAGGTGCCTACGTATTCCTCATAATCGGAAAAGGTACGATCCCCGGAAAGCGCCCTCTTGAACTCCGCATATTTCTTGTCGTCCGAAATAGTTTCGACGAATCCCCGAATCTGCCACATCTTCATGTTCGGGTTGAGTTTTTCCATGGACTGCGCGATTCGGTCTTTGCCCCATCCGCGCATACCCTCGGACATCGCAAGCAGGTTCTGAGCGCCGGCTTCCCCATGGATACCGGCTTCAAGCCGCTCCTTCGCAGACATGTAGTCGGGGCCACCTTCGCGACCGTAGCCCATCGACCGAAGAAGAAACGTTTTCGCCGCGTCCGATCCGGTCATGGCCTGGTTCATGTTCTGGACAAAACTCAAACCCATCTCGCCGCGCCCTGCCTCACCCGAAAACATCGAGGAAGGCATCGCCGAGACGTTCATAGCGGGCGAGAAGTCGAACTTTCCGGTGTCCTGGAACTGCTCCTGAGCAAGGGTCATGAAGTTTTGAAGAAACTCCGGGAGCCTCCCCCTACCCATGCCCTGCTTGTTGGCCTGCTGCTTGAGCCCGGCCAACTCAACCACAGTAACACCACCTGGGGTCAACCGTTCCAAATGCCCAAGTAATCCCATTGCCGCGCCTGGGTCCATCCCAGTGTGCTTTGCAAACCCGCCGAACTGCTGCCAATCCTCTTTCGATACCGTGTTCGTCTGCGCGCCAAGGGCTTCCATAAGCCCGGCCATTTGAGAATTCACGAACCCGAGAGAGTGCCCGGCGCCCCAGAACGAGGACTTCACCCGGTCGCCTGCGGTCGCCAGTGAGCCAAACCTCTGCTCAAGAACCTTGATGGCCGTGCTCTGCTGAAGGTGCTCCTCGCCCGACTGGAAGAGCCAGGACATCACGCCGCCAACGCCACCACCGAGGCCCAGGAGCCCCAGGCCTGCCATACCGTAGCCGTAGCCAGCCCGAGCGCCAGCCATCGCCTTAGCGCCGACTCGGCTCTCCTTCGACGATCGTTGACGCTCCTCGCGAGCAACCCGCCGCTCTTCATCTCGCTCCGTCCTGCGGTCCCTGGCCTCCTCGTCAGCCATCCCCGACACAGGCGCCCAGGGGATCGGATTCGCCTTGTGATACGCCTGCCAGGCGCCCCAATCGCCACCAGCAGGCGCGCCGCCTCCGCTGGTCTTCGATTCGCGATTGAAGTTCCGGACGCCATCCGTCAACTTGCGCAGTTCATCCGTCATCGCCCGCATACGGGTAACGTCGGCTTCACCGGTGATTCTGATCTTGGCGTCGGTCATGGCATCACCTTTTTACCCCGACGGGCGATCGTGGGCGGCGCTTTTGGCTTCGAAGGCCTCACTTGCGGTATCTTCTCGGCCAACTTCTCAAGAGCATCGAACTCCGATAGGTTGTCTCGAAGGTGCTCGATAAGCCGCTCTTCCTCGGATGCGCCGTTCTTCCTGTGGAAATGGCGAACGAGGAGATCCGTTAGAACCTCCTCTTCCGTGATATCCTGAAACCGTGGGTCGTTCGGAGGCATTCCATAGGCGAGCCGCCAAAGGGTCCAGATGGAATCAGCCTCGATCTCCGCGTCCGTTACGGTCGGGTGTCCTGCGGTCTGCCCTCCGGGCTCCCCGTTCAGGACTCGGAGGGCTGCTCTTTTCCCGCGCGAGTCGGATCCTCGGCTTTCCACCAGGCGACCCGGAGCGCCATCACGACCCGCTCTTCGATGTCGGATTCTGCGAGGTTCCGGAATCGCTCGGGTACGTCCACGGCCAGGAGTTCCCACCGGGCCATTGCGTAAAGGTCGCCCGCCTGCTCAGATAGGTCCGCATACATGATCGCGGCTTCGCTTTCGTGGGTTTCCCAGGCCTTCTCAACGTCTTCAACTTCGCCGATCTCCTCGCGCACGATCCGAGCCTGCTCTTGAATCGCCATCTTGAGCGCCGCGAGTTCCAAATGCCCAGCGGCTTCGTTGCCCTCGCCGAGGATGGAGTGGGTTCGACGGGTGATCTTGAGCCGTTCCAGGCCGGTAGGGGACCGGTGCATGGTGAAGGTAGCCGCCTGCTCCTTGGGGCCAAGGGACCCATCGGGGAGAACCCAGAGATCCCGGACTTGCGCCTGGAACGAAACGGTGGCGCGCTTCATCTACATCGCCCCAGTCAGGTCGGCCCATTCCGCGCCGGAGTAGCGCCGCGAACCGACGAAGTTCACCGAAAGCGTCTGAATCCCGCGCGCCGCGTTCTGCCCGGAAATCCCGGTGATCTTGCACTTGGTACAGACCCAGACCACGGTCCCGATCGCCGTCGAGTCCGCCGACTTTGCGACTTGCTGCGTGATCGTGTAGCGCTTGCCGATGAAGTCCTGGCGCGTCGGCATGGCGTCGAGGCGCTGTGAGGAGGCGTTCATGGTGAAGGAGCCTGAGACGGTCATGCGACCGTCAACATGCTCGTCGACGCCATCGTTGCCCATCTCTTCCACCGGGATCCCTTCATAGTCCTCGTTCCAGGAGATCCCCGTGGTGGCGCCGACCAACTTGTCGGTGGCGTCCGCCTCGTTCTGGAGCACGACGGAATGGAAGGCGCCGGCCTGCTTTGCCGCATACGCGCCCGAAGTCTGATAGTCAGCGTAACCCATCGAAGCTCCTTACTCGCCCACGAGGACGCGGTGAACAGTCGTGATCCAGTCTACCGTGGTGGGCAGGCGATAGGTGTCGCCGACAACCCAGCCAGCGCCGGAGGGGTCAAGCGCGGTAGAAGTGATCTTGTAGGTGCCATCCTCGATGAACCCGTTGTCGTAGTGGTAGCCGGTTGCCCGAGCGACCAGCGCCGAGGTGATCGAGTTGCGATCGGTTTCGTCCTGGCCGAGTTGCGACCGCACGAGAACAAAGTCGAGATCCCGCTTCACGAAGTCCTGGAGGTCGCGCTGCTGAATCAGCGGAGTCGTCGCGTCAGGGTTCCAGGAGACCGAGTTCGCCTGGAGCGTCGAAAGCCCCTGCGAAACGACCCAGTAGGATCCAGAGTTGTCTACCGCGAGCCGGTTCGTGAGAACCCCGTACTTGTGCAGCGTGGTGAGTTCGCCGAGCGCCCGCTCGTTCCACTTCGCTTCCCACGCCATGATGCCGACATATCGGTCCTGGGTCAGGTTGTGGTTCACGCCGCCCGCGACGATCATCCCGAAAACGGCCGCCGCGTGGGAAAGGTATGCGGCCTGCCAGTTGAAGCCGTTGGCAACCAGGACAACATCCTGATTGTCGATGGCCTGCGCTCGAAAGGTCGGCGAAGTCGTGGTCCCCGAGGCGACAACGACATCGCCCCAGGCGCACCCGGTAAGGACCTTGATCGAATAGTCGCCCGGAGTCGTCGAGGACCGCTTGGCAATCGCCCAGTTGCGCATGGCCTCATGAACCGTGTTCGTGGGGTCCACGACGTAGAAAAGCCGGGGCACGTCGTCATAGACCTGAATGAAGTCATCCCAGGCCGAGGCGTCCATGTCCGTGATGAAGTCGGTGAAGTCCGTGAGTGCGGGCTTCGGCGAGGTCCCAGCGGTGTTGGCGCCCCAGGTCGCGATCTCCTTCATCAAGGTAGCCGCCGCGATCGTGGTGGGCCGGGTGCCCGTGTAGGTGGACTCTTTTTTGGAGCCCAGGACGAGCTTCGCGGCCGGATCGGTGTTGAGCCAATCGTAGAGTTTCTGACCCGTGGTGAGTGCGGAGCCGACGATCGGAGCGTCATGGGAGCACACGAGGCTGTAAGCCGCCGTGGTCATCGGGTTCGCGAGCCCCGTGGTGAACTCGATCCAGTAGAGTTTCTGACCGGTCGAAGAGAGTTCCTCACCTGTTCCGGGCGTGGCTACCACCTTCGTTTCCGCGACGATGGCGTTTCCGCCGATCGTGAGAGTCATGCCATCTGTGACCCAGGAGTTGCTCTTGACGTAGACCCTGGTCGCAGCGCCCGCCGCGTTGGCGGTGAGCATCGAGAAGTCCTTGACCGGGATGACTGTGAAGACGTGCGCAGCGGTGTAACTGATCTTATGGAACCCACCCGGAGCACCAGCAAGGCGAGAGTAGATCGTCTGCTCGTTGACCACGGGACCAGCGCCGGAGGTGGCGACCACGGTTTCGCGCGTGAGTTTCGACATGCAGGCGACGTAGGAGTAGGGGAGCCCGTGAAGTGCCGCCGTCTCGTATGCCGTCGCAATCTCGGAATCTCGGTTGAAGAACCGCTTGAGCGTGGTCAAATCGCCGCACATGATCCAGGGGTTCTGCGCGGGCTCGTCGGAGAACTTGATCTCCGGGAAATGGTAGGGGATCCCGTAGTCCGCCGCGCCCATGAGCATGGGGACCTGGAACGAAGCCGTGGGGCCTTCGAGCGTCGAAACGATCTCGGTCGAGGAGTACGCTCCAGGAATGTAGACTTTTTCGCCGTTGAACGTGATGAACATGGAGAGCGCTCCTTACAGGAGGGTCGTGGTGCGGCGTGTGACGTGTGTTGGACGAGGGGAGCGCTTCTGCAACCGGAGGCGAGTCCACTTACAGGAGACGCGAACGAGCGGGATATACCCCACGCCAAGGGAGGGATGCTGTTCCGGGTTCGGGATCATCCCACCCGGCTCGGAGAGGGAGATGGACTGGACGCCAGAGGTATCGAGCTCCCCCCGGGCGATGTCCAGAATCTCGATCGCGGCTTCGTGCAGAAGGATCGAAACATCCGGAGTCGTGGCCCAGGTCCCGATCTGGAAGTTCGATGTCCACGGGATCCCGTAAGCCGTATACCCGACGATCCGGGGCCATTCAACGCCGTCTGAATCGTGGATATGCCCGGTCTGGACGTTCACGAGGCCGGCTTCATCGCCCATGGTGGCCTCGGAATCGTTCTCCGAGCCCCCTTCTTTCACGATCGACCAGCATGGTAGGGAGTTGACATCCCAGGGGTAGCCAATGATGACCCGGATCCTGGCGGCAGGGTCCGTAACCGAAAGTTTCAAGAGCGTTTTCAGGTCTTCGGCCCAGGTCTCTTGGGTGCCCTGCGGCAGACCGTCCACCCTGCGGAAAAGGAGGTTGAGCCGCTCTTCATCGGAGGCCAGGTCAACGATGCCTCGAAGAAGGATCTCGCGGATCCGGAGTTCCGTGAAGTTGGCGCTGTTGGGAAGAACGGGAACCGTCATAGCACCTTCAATATCGCCTTTGCGAAAGCCGTTTCAAAGGTCTTCTTTACCTCATCGGAGGACTCTGTGATCTGCGCAGTAGTCCGGGCAACCCACTTGCCGGCCTTTGCCGGGATGTTCCACCCTGGAGAGTCCCGAGTCATCGTGCGGATCGTCATGTAGTTGGTATGCTTTTCCGGGTCCGTCTTCATGAGCCCTTCGTACTTCGACGACTTCCACGCGGGGTTGACCATCCCGAACGCGACGTGCTTCGCTCCACGCCACTCCGGATCGCCGACACTTGCCCCGGGCCTCGTGATCCTCTTCTTGTCCGACAGGCCCGCCCAGCGGTACTTGTCAACGGCTACGAACTGGCCCTCTGGCGTATGCTGGAACCCAGCGCCAAGGGCCAACCGACGGTCGAGCGTCTTGGCCTCCGCTGTGATCTCCTTCGTCATCATCGAGCGCAGGGCGGTAGCCGTTGACCCGCTCGCCGCGTGCGTGTAGTGCCGAAACGGGACATGGATGTAAGGAACGCCCTTTTTGGAGACCTTGACCCGACCCGATCGGGCCCAATCCACGCGATCGGGCATATGGAAGGCCATGGACCCCTCCTCCACCGCCTGCGCGTGCTTCGCGGTGTTCACCACGTCGAGCACGACGGCAAACATAGCGGCCGACGGATCCGCTAGGTTCGACGAAACCGGCACGATCATGCCATCTTCTCGTATTCCTCGGAGATAGGCGCCCGTGTCATGAACGCCCATCCGCTGCGCCTGGTCTGCCCACTGGTTCCTCATCCATTGAGCGGTGCGCCACGTCGCCGACTCAAGAGCCGCGCCTACCTGCTCCAGACCGATCCGCTCAAGGCCCTGGAACGAGGACAACTCCACGTTGAACGTCAGCCGGGGGATCTCCAGTTTCATCAAACATCCCGAACATCAGGCCATCCAACGCGGTCGAGGCGCACGGCCTGGCAGCGGTAGGGGAGCCCGGAATCTGCCTCCATCCGGTAGAGAGGTTCTGACGGCTGCAACTGATAGGCCGCTTTCGCCCGATATCGGATCGTGTAGGCCACGCCCGGAGCCGGAGACCTTGCGCCGCTCCACACGATACGATCACCGACGATCGAGTAATCGAGAGCGCCGGCAGTGATCAGGGTATCGCCGTTCTTCCAGAGCACGGCTTCGATCGTCGTAGGATCTGGGTACAGAAGCCGATCCTGCGCGGGTCGAAGGACGGGCGGCACCTGATCGTGTGCGGTAGCTCGGGCCCATGCCGCCCCCGTGGTGACCTGTAGCGACTCACGGAAGATGGTCTGGTGGACGACGTGCTCTTCCTCCTCGGGTAGAATCAGATCCCCGTCACCAGGGACGTACCCGAGCCGAAAAGAAGCCCAAATGGTGCCCACGACGTAGACCGTGGCGCCCTCCGGAGTCTTCCGAGGGGCACGGGTTGACAGAAGCACCCGGGTCTCTTCTCGCATCGTTTCCGGGTAGACCAGTCCGAGGCCCTTACACGTCGTGCAGGTTCCCCGTGGCCGGTGATCCTCGATTCGGGCGCAAGGACACAGAACCGCGCGCCGGAGTTCGATGTTCTGCCCGTGCTCCTCAATCGCGTGATCGTACTCGATCGAATCGAAGTGCAGAGCCGGGAAGTCGTCGGCATGAACGCCGAAGAAGAACGGTTCACGAGCCATAAGGAAGAATCCTCGGGCCCCCTCGCTTCATGGACCGCAAAGCGCGCCAATCGATCCGATCCATCAGGTCCTGGCAGGACTTCTCGATCGCCGAATAAAGCCCGGTGTTTGCGCCCGACGACAGACCGATCGACTTGGAGAACCCGTCAAAGGAAAGGGAGGCGTTGGTAAGCCCCTGGCTACGGGCAAGGCCGGCCTGGGCGAAGATCATCTTAGCCGCAGCGGCATAGCACCAGTTCACCACCACGAGTTCAATCCGCCCGATCTCCCCGGTGACAGTGACCGGGCCCAGGGTGTAGTCGATGGCCCAGGCGTCCGGGGTGGTCCTCCCAAGTGAGAAGGAAGGGAGCATCATCGGGAGCCACGCGGTGGACGTGAGCAGATACGGCGCACCTTGAGGGATCAGGTTCGCCGCGCCCGTCCGCATGTTGGCCAGCCGGATCGCGTCTTCGTTGCCCATGGCAGGGGAAAACTCATAGACGAGGTTCCGAAGGTAGTACAGGCGGACCCGTTCGATCGATATCGTGCCTGACGGGAGTTCGAGCGGGTAGTACTCATCCCGGCATTGCTCGGGATAGAAGGGGGTTCTCCCGATCCGCTCGTCATAGTCGATGCCCTGCCGAAGACCGGAGTCCACAGGATCGGACTTGACCACGCGGATGCCCATGGGCACGCCGAGTTTGATCTCGGCCTCGGACAGCACGGCCCGAAGTTGCCAGCGTACCGCGTCCAGCAGTTTCGCCCGGACCACGGGATCGGTGTTCTCGAAGACACTTTTGGACCGAGACGCGCCAACCGATTCCAGGAGGGGCCACGCGAACCGGTCCAACCAAAGCTGAGCGTCGATGGCCTCCGGGATGGGGCACGTCAGGCCAAGGGTGCGCTCAAGTGTCACGCGAAGGCCCGGCCGAGAAGCAGGTTCAGGTCATCGTCCGAGAGCGCCGGCATCTTGCGCCGCTTGTCATCGGTGGCCTTGTTCTTCCAGAGCCATTCCAGGCGCCCACGCTTGGGGGGATCGTCGGATTTGTGGACCTCGCGGATCGCCGAGGCCATCCGCTCCCACTCATCAGCGGTCCAGGACTCGGGGATCTTCTCCTTCACGGGTTCCACTTCTGGCTCCACTTCTGGTTCCGCCTGGGGCTCTTCGGCAGGTTCCTCGGCCACCACTTCGGGCTCAGCCTCCACAACAGGTTCGACGACGACAGGCGGCGCCCAGGTCTGCGCAGGTGCGATCCACCCAGCCATCTCCCAGGGCTTCGCGCCGCAACCAGGAACCCAACCCTTCGGAGGGGACGCCAGAGCGCACTCCACAACCGTCAGGCCGCAAGTTCCGCGCCCGCCCTCGTCATTCCACTTGCCGCCCTTGCCAGCGCCCCAGAGGTCTTCCAGGGTCCATCCTCGGAGGAAGGCGTGCGCCAGCGTTTCCGGGAGGGAGTAGATCGCGCCGGACGCCAGCGGAGGGGCCTTGAGCGTCGGAACAGGAGGATCCGCGACGATGCCGTGGATCGTGTAGCCCTTCGATTTGAAGAACCCGATCGGCATGTCTTCGGCGACAAAGGCCATAAACCGGGAGCGGCCCCTGAAATCATGGGCGCGAAAATCGACGGTGATTCCATTGATCCGGATCGAAATCGGCGAAATGTACTCAATGGCAATCATGCAAACTCCAAGAAAAAAGGGACCGCAGAGCGATCCCCTTATACCTCGAAGCCGCGACTAGTTGTAAACCACGTCACGAACGTTCTTGAAGGTGAAGCAGCGCTGCGGGATCCGCACGACGGGGGCGCCGACGCGGAGGATCACGGGGCGGCCCATCGGGGCGGTCAGGGCCACGGGGGCGAGCTGGAGGCGCATGGGAGCGGGCCCGAGCTGCGCGAAGCTCACGTTCGAGGTCATACCGTTGTCGCGGTAGCCGATCTGCGAGATCGCGGCGTCGTTGGCGTCGGCATAGTTGGCGCCCAGGGAGTTGCCTCTCGGGTTGAACATGGCGTCGGCGACCGGGCTCTGGATGTCGAGCGCGACGGCCCAGGCGGTGCGGGGCAGGCTCTGGTTGTAGTCGTAGGTCACGACGGGAACCGCGCCGTTCGCGGCCACCTCGAAGAGGAACCAAGCCTCAGTCACGGCGCCAGCGGTGCCGCCGGGGCTCACGTCGGTATCGTGGCCACGGTAGACGCGGAGGCGATCGGCATCCACGGAACCCGGGGTGAGGGTCAGGCGGACTTCCTGCCCGACTGCGACCGCGTTGTAGGCGGCGCCGGCAGGCTCACGGGTTCCCGCGCCTTCGAGCTCGTTGACAACCTCGGTGACGACGTGGTAGATGTTGCCATCGTCCGAGGCGCCCCACAGCGAGGCGTTGCCCGAGGTTCCACCAGCGACCACGGCAGACACGACGGTCGGGACCGTGGTGGTTGCCCAGCCGGCGGGAGGCGCGGTGTATCGGGGCTTCGAGTTCTTCGCGCTGAGCGCGAGCTCGGTGGCGAACCACATGACGTTGCCCTGGCTCTGGAGGCCGGCGATCGAGTTGCCCAGAAGGTGGGTTCGAATGTCCACGCCGCCCATGGTGATGCGGTTGGCGCCTTCGAGGGAGCTTTCCAGGTTGCCTCGCGGGGTGGGCGGCATCAGGAGCACGTTGGCCATGCCGTAGTACTCCAGGATGTGGGCGATCTGGGTGCGGATGTTATCGGAGGTGATGTCCGCGCCACGAAGGTCGATCTCGTGCGAGCCGAAGGTCGAGGAACCCGTGGTGCCGTCGGTGCCCTCGCGAACCTGCTGAAGGACGCCCTTGTAGACGCGACCGGCGGCGCCGACGCCTGCGCGGCTCTTACTGGTGTCGAGCAGGTACATGTTGCGGTTGGTGAGCCACGCTTCACGCTTGAGGGTGGCGTTGGTGGCGACGACGACGGGATCCACGGTCCCTTCAATGCCGACCATCTTCTGGAGCTCGGCCATGAAGTAGACGTCGGTCGCCTGGTTGCAGATCTGGAGCCACACAACCGGGGTGGTCGAGGAGAACTGGAGGCTCGCGGGGGTGCCGGTCTCGGTGCCCATGCCGGTCTGGTGGGCCACGTCGCCCCAGGAGTCGAGGCTGACGTACTTGTGCTCCTGCTTCGTGGCGACGGCGCGCGGGATGAGCTTGAGCAGGGTGTTGACGCCCGGGGTTCGGTCGCTCCAGGTCGCGATGGCGGCCTGCATTTCCAGCGACTCGGGGACCGCGCTGGCGATCGTGCTGGATGTGACGGCTTTGTTCATCGAGACGGAGCCGTCAGCGGAGAACGAATAGGCCATCGTCAAGGCGAGGAGGAGAGTCTGAGGGTTCATGGTGTTTTGTCCTTGTGGGGTTGGGATGGGATCAGAGAGCGGAGACGGCTTTGTGAAGCCGATCGTTCGTGATGTCGTTGGGGTCGAAACGCTTGGTGGAGGTGTAGTTGTCGAAGTGGCGACCGTCGATGACGCCGGACATCACGGCCTTGGTGAGTTTCTCCATGGGAATCACGGACAGAACGACCGGAGCCTCGAAGCGCTCTCCAGCGGCTTCGGCGACCACGGGAGCCGGGGAGGCCTCGGCAGGCTTGCGGACTTCGGCGAGGGAGAGCACGGCCTTGGTGAGCGCTGCCGAATGGTCCGCGTAAGCGGCCACCGCCTTCCGAAGGTCCGCGTTGTCCTTGCGGAGCGCCTTGACTTCGGAGGTGAGCGCCGGGAGATCCCTGGACCACCGGTCAAGGTACTCGGTCACGTCGAGCGCGATCGCCTTTTCCATGGCGTCGGAGTCGTCTTCCTTGGCCTTGTGCGGGGGCTCTTCCTTGTCCTCGTGGATGTCAGGATCGGATTCGTCCTCCTTGTCCTCGTGGATGTCGGGGTCGGACTCCTCTTCCTTGTCTTCCTTCTCGTCGTCTTCCTTGTCGGTGAAGTCCTTGACCGCTTTCGCAAGGTCCTTGAACCCGTCCACCAGCGGCTGCATTGCCGAGGTGACGACAGAGGCATCGATCTGCTCGATCAGGTCATCGAGCGGCTTCTTTTCATTGGGCATCGGATTTTACTCCATAGTGGTGGTTTTCTGCCAGTTTCAGAAGAACGGTATCGATCTCCGCGTCTGACAGATGGGGGAAACGCTTCTTGATGATGGCGACCAGCTTTTCCCGCGTCTCCGGTTTGAGGGAAGCAAGCAAAGAGGAAGCAGTCGGCTTCTTGACCGCCTTCGCAAGTTCAGCCGACACTTCGGGGATCTCGGCAGGACAGTAGGGATTGACCGGGGTTTCGCAGACCGCCACCTGATCAATCTTCGCCGTCAAAATCCTGGTATTTGTCGGGTCGGTCCACATCCGGCCATGAGCCGAAAAAGCCAACCCGCGATCGGTTTCGCCCAGGGTACTGCTGGCGAGGTCCCAGAAGTAGTCCGAGCGTTCCAGTTCCTTTGGCGAGGGCTTGTAGTCCCCGAAAGAAGCCGGGTTCGCAGGGTCGAACAAGTGCCCGGCCGTGAAGTAGCCGACCTTCCGGTGAGCCTGTGACAACTTCGTCGAGCCGTTGTGAAACTCCAGGCCATCGGAGCGCCCTACAATCACGGTGTCATCGTGGGTATCGTTCCAGAGCCCGGTTCGGAGGTACTCCTGAAAGTCGATGAGCCCCAGAGCAGAGGCGGCTTCCATGACCTGCCCGTCTCGGTCAGCGGTCGGGATGATCCCGCCGTTTTCGCTGAGTACGCCGTAGGTAGTCAGGAACCCTTCAAGCGGACGAGTCCGCGCGCTCACCGCTTTTCGGAGCGGGCGAGCGAGGAGGGATCCGGAGAGTTCGAAGGGGATCGACATGAGTACCAACAAAAGAAGGCCCTACCCGGGAGGGGATCCGGGTAGGGCCGTGGGTGGGCCGTGAGAGGTTCGGACCAGACTGCCCGGCTATACCTCAGCGCTGTTTTTTCGAATTCTCACAATTCGGCGGGTAGCGTCGGAGTGCAGGAGAACCATCGGGACCACGGCTTCACCTTTGCACCGCCCTTCTGGGCATCGTGCAATGAAGACCCCGTCGTCCACCCGGATAATAGCGGTTTTGAGCGTCCACTGACCCGCGCGCACGGCCCACATATCGTAACCGCAGGCAGGACATCGGATCTTGAACGCCGACAGGTCAGCCACGGCGCGCCAGTTCGCCAAGCGCATGGTGATCGGCCAGAATCGTCTTGTGGTAGCGGTGCCCGAGGATCCCCGCGTCTTCCATGTCGGGGTGCTCGCCGATCGTTTCCAGGGCAGGAGACACGGCATCCTGACGCTCGGAGCATTCCCGGGCCAGGTCCTTTCTTGCGCCCTGGATTGCCTGCTTGTTGGCCTCCAGAGACGCGAGGAGTTTGATCATCTCTTGTCGGTCGTTCATAGTGGTTCCTGCTCCATCCGCTTGATAAACGCACGGATCGAGTCAACCGAGAAATCTACACACCGTATATCGACGACACGCGATCCGAAGTGCGAGGAAGTTTCTTCTTTGACTGGCCGGATTACCGCTGAGAAGTCTACTTTTTTCTTTCTCATCTTCATGCCGCAGCCTCATGTTTGCGTGAGATGATCCGAGTATAACGCAGGCCCGTTCCTGTGTCGTCCATATGGCCGATCGGAGTCTGAAACACGGAAGCGAGATACCGCTTCTCCTTGAGCAGTTGAAGCGCCCGACGCTCGAACGCCGTGTTCGTGTGCCAGTTGTGAATCTCCACGTCGCCAAGTTGCCCCTGCCGGTACGCTCGCCCGGCTCTCTGCGCGTGGCTCTTCTCAGTCTGGGGCACGTCGTAATTGTGCAGCACGCTTGCCCGTTGGAGGTTCAGACCCGCCTCGGCCGCCGACGTGGCGACGATAACGTCGTGCTTCGGCTCGCCTTGCTCGGGTTGGAACCCGGTGCGGATGGCTTCTTTCTGCTCGTTCGGAAGCCCACCGTGATAGAAAGCCGAGCGGACGCCAAGAGAGCGAAGGTGCTGGTTGATGAGTTTTCCATCCTGCGCCGAGTCCGAAAAGATGATCGAGGCCTTCCCCTTGCGCGCGTTGCCTTTCCGATCGGTCCAGTTCTGCGCGAGGTCATGCTGGACGACAGAGGCCAGGGCGTCCAGTTTCGCGTTCTGGCCCACAGGCGAGCGGTTGATCGCCCGCTCCAGCGCCGCGTCACGGGTGAAGCCAAGGCCCTTCATCATGTTCCGCGCGATGCTTTGGGCCTGCTCATCGGTCTTACCCTCGAACGGTGCCGGGTTGATTTTCCGGATGCTCTCCACGTCCACATGGCCCTTCTTGAACGAGGTGGATGCCTGCTCATAAGCCGCCGTGATCTCATCTACCCGGGCCTTCTGGGTAGGGTGAAGTTCGATCGGCTTGCCGGCAGACTTCACCTTCTGCTTTTCGTAGGTTGGACCCCACATATTCTCACCAGTCTGGACTTCCTTTTCCTCCACGGTCGGGTTGTCGGTGTCTGTTCGGGATACTCCTTCGGGGTCGATTCTGGCGGTGTAAACCCGGTGCCCAAGTTCTTGACGGATCGCGTTCGGGTTCCAGGCGGTTTCCCTCCCAAAGTTCTGCATGAACTTCCACCGATCGGCGTACTTGTCCGGATCGAGTAGCGAGGCCCATGAGTGCATCTCTCCGGTGTTGTTCTTCGTGGGGGTGGCGGTCCCGAGAAGCAGATGGGTAGCGTTCGACGGATGCGTTACCGCCGTCGCAACGTCATGAGTCAGAGAGGCGCTCTTCTCGTTCTCGGAGGTCGCGGTGTGCGCCTCGTCATAATAGACGAAGTGGCGGGGGATCCCGTGGGCATCGAAGGCCTCACGCATCCACCGGGCGCGGGTCTTTGGGTCTGCCTTTCCGAAGTCCTCTGTCATCTTCTCGGTAGTCCGACCATGGTGGTCTGCCATGAGTTTTAGGGCAGTATCCCGGAAGGACTGGTGTGTCATAACCCGCATATGAATAGACGGATCCTTGAGCATCCGTACCCGTTCCGCGTGGCTCTTTCCGCCACCCGTTGCCCAGTTGTATTTCCCGGGCTGCGTGTAGCGCAACATCTCGCCGCCGAACTGGTCTTGGACTGCGGCAGGGACCAGATAGAGCCCGTGGGATGCCTCACCCTTCGCGTGCGCCTGGGTGAACCCTGCGATCGAGGTGAGCGACTTCCCCGCGCCCGTGCCGAGAAGCGCCGCCATCCTTTTGACCCGATCGAGTTGGCGAAGAACCCGCTGCTGGTGGATTCGATCGCCATCCATGTTGAGCCCACCGAAAAGCCGGATCGGGCTTCCTGGTTGAAACTGCTGGCCCAGGCCGCCATTGATGACGCTCTCAAGTTGCGATTCCGCGCGGGTTCCGAGACTCCACCGCTGGCCGGTCTTCGGCTCGATCTTCTTTTCGGGGAGGTCCGCCACCGAGGAGGTAGCCGATCCGAACATAGCGAGTTGACTTGACTTGTCGATTTCGTCTTGTTCAAGTGCTTTTGTGAACAGGGCTTTCGCCGACCCTGCACCGCCCATCTCGGTAAATCCGCCGCCCTGCCTCTTCTGGAGACTGGATAGCCTGGACCTTTCCTCTGCCCTGGCTTGCGCGATTTCCTCGGGGGATCCTGTTGCCCGGATATGGCGCGCCTTGTTGGTTACGTCCTGAACGCCCACCCGTAGCGGGTTCCCGGTGACCTTTCCGTGGTGCTCCTGGTACGTCTTGACGAATTCGCCCCTCATCTCATCTTGCAGGGCCTCGATCGCCAGTTGCCGCGAACCGTGCGCTTCAACGTAGTTGCCCCAGGCGGTGGGGGCGGTCGCTGCGTCCTGTTTGATGGCTTCGACTTTGCTTGCGTACTCCGGATCGGCTTTGTCGAGACTATCGATTGCGCTTTGCATACCCGCTCGCGGATGACGGGCAAGAACAGCATCACGTCGTTTTTGCCAAGCCCGGTATTCGGGACTGGTCTCATCAAGTTCTTCCTTGCCAGAATCGGTGTCGGCCTTTTCAAAAACAGCATTACGCGCTTCTTGCCATTTCTGGTTGGCCTCTTTGTCTTGGCGGTCGGGCTCTTTCCCGAGTGCGGCGAGTTCGCGCGTCAGGTATTGGCGACGTTGTTTTACATCCTTTGGTTCGTCTATAGATGCAGTTCCAGCCGTCTTGTCCCATGGTTTCGTCAGTTCTTGGTAATACGCCTCATTCTTGACCTTCTCTCCAAGGTGAGACATGGCTCGGGCCTTGGCCTGCCCTGGAGTTATGCCTTCTCCTTCGTGTTCCTTGACCATGGTCTCCCACTGCCCTTCCGGCATACTGGCCTGGGCCATCTCCCTTTGGAACCTTGCCTCGTCAACCTTCACCTTCGGGTCGATCCCCATCCTCTGATAGTACCGGTCCCGAATCACCCCCTCTTCCTGCGGTGTCAGTTGACCCGACGGCTTGAAGGCGATCTTGCCCTCCGGGTGATCCGCCAGCGTCCGGAAAATGGCCTCACGGGTCGCCACGTCCTCGGGATGCAGGTTCTGCGAGTGATAGGCTCCCTCGCCACCGTGCTTCTTTTCCATGTAGTCCTGGGCCCAGGACTCCCACTTGTCGGCGAAGTGCGTCAGGCCTACCTTTTCCGCTTGCTCCGCCTTAATGGCTTTTCGGTCCCACTCGATCGCCTCGTTCTCGTTCTCCGGCCGAGGTCCAAGAGCCGCCAGGGCTTCGGTGAGCCGTTCCTTTCCACCTTCCTTGTAGAGAGGGAAGTGCCGCTCGAGTGCCGCGCGGTATTCCTTCGCGCTCGGGGCCTGCGAAGCAACACCTTCCGAGGAGATGTCAGACGCAATCTCCCCGATATGCTCACCGGATGCCAACCGGGCGCCGACGTGTGTCTTGATGGCCTCGTCGAGGTCGCCATCGAACGAAAGCGGTTCCCACATGCGAGGAGCGCTGGGAACGGGCGCGGTGAACGTGGAGGCCTCTCGATAGGCAATGCCGGGAGGAAGCCAACCCTTGATGTCGTGCTGACCTGCCTTGATCTCGTTGACCACGCGCCGGTTGTCGATGTCCTCGCGCGAGTCTCGGGATAGCAGTTTGTCCCACGATCGGCGGGGGATCGTAATCTCGTTCCGTGCAGCGTTCACCTCGTAATCGGCAGGGTGAAGCCCGAGCGAATGAACCCACTGCTGAGACGATTCAAGAGAGGTGCCCCGAACGGAAAGGCTATCGGGCATCTTGTCGCGCAGCGCCTGGCCAAGGGTAGCCGTACCTTCGAGCCTCCCGATCGCCGAGGAAAGGGCCTTCTGCGCTGAGACGATCTCGGATTCGTGGGCGTCCAAGTGCGCCATTGCTGCTTCGGCGTCTTCGGTTGTATCGACTTCGTGGACCAACCCAGGGACGTAGGATCGCGCTTTCTCGATGGCTTTGGCGGCTTCGGTTTTCACCGCGTCAACGTGCGACTCTTCCACGGCCTGGCGAACGGCGTCCATATCGTGCCCGTCCTGGTCAAGCCCATACCGGAGTAGGATCGCGGCATTCTTCGCGCCGAGAGCGTCCACCGTGGGGCGGTCCAGGTAGCGCTGGCCGCCAATCTGCAAGCCGACATCCGCGAGGGCGTCATAGTGCCCAGCGGTGACGCCCTGGATGTACTCCGGGCGATCGGTCTTGACCGCGCCGAGGAGCTGCTCCGTGAGTGAGCGCTGAACCTCTTCCTCGATCGACATCTCCACGTCTTTGGGGGCCGCTTGAACGTCCATCTTGAACGCACGGCGCGACCGATCGAAGTTGCCCTTTTCCGCGTCCTTGACGACGTTCTTCAGGGCTCGGGTCTTCGCTTTCAGGTCCTGGAGGTCCTTCACCACGTCCATGAGTTCATCGGTTTCAGGCACAGTAAGGGGCGTCTTCTCGGGATTGTCGAGTCCCAGGCGCCGCGCTTCCTGTGTTTCGCGAGCGATGGCCCTTGCCGCGTCGGTCGCCCGGAGAGCACGGTCGGCCACGTCTTCGCCCTTGTCCCGTGCGATCTGGTCGAGCTTCCTGGACTGGACTTCGTGCCGCTCGGCTTCGTTGACCTTCGAGACCATGGCGGTCTGGAGTGCTTCCTTGGCCTCCTCGGTTCCGAGTTTCGCGCCGCCCAGGGCCTGCTCCACGATCGCCTGCTGCTTCTCGTCTTTCGGGGGCCCGTTCGATAGGGCTTCATGGATGATCTGGGCGTCCTGGAGCGCTTGCAGGGACCGGCGTTTCGCCTCCACGGCAGGCACGACAGAGAGCCGGAGAACCTCGCCCGAGTCAGTACGCCCGCCGAGCGCTTCAAGTGTCTTGTCGAGCTGCTCAGGGGCCTGCTTGACCGCTTCAACGGCATGGACGACGGCTTTCTCTTGCGCTCCGGGGTCCACGGCCCGGGAGGCCATCATCTTTGGCGCGCGGGCTTCCTTGCGCGCCTTCTGAGCGGCTTCCTCGTCGTCGAGTTCTGCGCGAATCGTTTCCTGAACGTGAGCGGAGACCTCGGGAGTATCCTCGGAGGTGAGCGCCTTTGCCCTCTCCTGCCCGGTCCGCTCTGCAACGACCGCCTGCATGGCTCCGTGGGCGCGCTTCTTGGCCTCGTTGACCTGCTTTCGATGATGCTGCGCGTCAAGCCGACGTGCGACGGCGGGAGATTCGGATTCGTCACGCTTGCGATCCTCGGAGACTCCCCCGAGTTTCGTGCTCACCTTTTTGACGAACTGGCGCTCGGCCTCGCGCTTCTTCTCGTGGGCTTCCTTCTTGGTCTCCTTGACTTCCTTCGGAGCGGTCTTGTCCTTCTCTTTCTTTGCGGCCTTCTTGTCGGCTTTGGACTTGGCGTATTCGTCCGCGCTCTTGACGTTCTCAAGCCGGAGGTGCGTCAGTTTCCCGCCCGCGCCTGCCACGACTCGGTGGGTTCCGTCCTTCTCCTCCTGAATCAGGATGGGGACGCCCGTTGAGCCTTCGCCGCCGGGGTGGACCGTGATCCATCGTTGACCGGCTTTGACTTCCGCCTTTTTGAGAGCCTTGCCCTTCCTTTCCGGAATCCAGGTGGAGAACGCGCCATGGTTCAACCGGTGAAGGTTGCCGAGTTCGTCAAGAGCCTGGACGCCCTTCTCTCCGCGCGCCACTTCGACGGCTACGGAATCACCGAACCGCACGCGCGGACGGTCGCCCCAGCCGATCGAGGAGTAGCGGTGCTCATAGGGGACTCGCACAGGGTAGGTGGTCCCGTCCATGTCGAGCGCTGTGATGATGGCGTGGGCCTTGCAGCCTTTGGAGCACTTGCAGGGGGTGAACATGGGCTATCCTCGGTAAATTCGCTTACCAGCCTTGACACCCGATATCCCTTCGGGGATATCTACTACAGTTTCCCATCCAGTAGCCGCTTTGCGTGAGGTTACCGTTGCAGACGGCAAACTATCGGCGTCCAGTGGTTGATCTTTGTGTCTTGGGTATGTGTCTCCTCCACTTTCCGGAACAACTAACGCAGACTTCTGGGTTGTCCCGTCGGTATTCTTTTTGAGACGCATAATCACACTACCGGGCTTGAGCGGCATATGCGCATAGGTTTCACCATGTCTATCGCTTGATCGTATGGACCTTGACCTTGGATAATCGTCCGAAATTACTTCATGGCCAACATGCTTGTCGCTCCAGTGCATTGTGTCATCTTCTGGGCCGGCAATCATTGTGTATAAATCATGTCCCCGACCACGGGAACTGATGTCCCTCTCCCGGGTTTGCACACGGGTCAACCGGTGGCCTGGAAAGTCCGGATGTTCGTGCTCCATACCCGGTATAACCTGAACGATTTCCGCAGGTTTGACGGATAGGGTGGGCTTGGGTGGGGGCTTGATGGTCTGCTCTCTCAGCTCATCTTCGGTGATAAGTTGCGTTGTGGGCTTGACCTCCTCCATCCCCGCAGCAAACGCGGCTTCATGCGTCGGATGGCTCGACATCTTCCCGTTCACGGACAGGGTATGGGTTTTCTTTCGTGAATCGTAGTCTGTTACGAAGGGCACCAACCCAGGAAGCGGATTATCTACCGAATCCAGGGTTTGATGGGTGTCATGATGAACCCGTGTATGTCCTGACGCCTGTTTTTCCCCGTGGAAAATGATGCTTTCCCCTGCCTCGCGCCGAACGTGACCGGCGGGGTATGACGAATCACCTTCCGGGACCACCAGGGGGCTATCAAGTTTCACCCACAACCTGCGATCGTTCTGGGTGCCAGGGTATCCGCTTGAGTCGGATTCGATGTTATGGACCGTGCCGGTGAAGGGTGACCGCATGTAGTGCCCGTGAACCTTCATACCGACCGATGGCTTCATGTCGGTGTAGTCACGAATGGGGCCCGGTGGTTGAATGTCCGCTGGTTTGACGATTTGGGCCGGATCGACGGAAATGGAGGGCTTCTCCTCAACCTTCGGTGCCAAAGCCGCCCGTTCCGCGTCCTTTCGGATGATCTCATGCTTGGCTTTCGCCTCATCCAGAGCATCCTCAAACCCTGTAACGCTTCGGATCCTGACACCTTCCTTGCCGCTCAGACTGTGCTTCCCCTGCCCTTCCGCATCCCGGTTCAACATCATGGGGGCGCCGTTGAGAAGGTTCTCGAACTGGTGATGATTCGTCGAGGCTCGTTTGGCGATATAGTCGCCGTGCGGCTGGCCTTCGTCGCGGGTGTCGAAATGGATGCGGTACAGGTTGCCTTCTTTGACTTCTGGCCATGCCACCTTCGCATCCACATCCACCCGATGTCCCGGCGCCGAGTGCCCCATCACCTCGGGAGGATGGTTCGCCCCATGCTCGACCTCCCGATCATGGGCCTTCACCTCGATCACATGCCCATGGACCACCCGGGTATGCGCCTTGACGTGCGCGGTCCCACCGAAGAGGCCCATTTGATGCGACCGCTCCGGGATCCGTGTCTCCCCTCCGAACAACCCCATTTGAGCGGCCTTGCGAAGGTCCACCGTGAACCGAACGAGAGGCGCCCCGACACCCGGATCCGCAAGCGCCATGAACTCCGCACACTTCCGCGCCGCGTCCATGAACGCGCCGTAACCGTAGAACGAAGGCTTCGGTTCTCCACCGCGCGCTTCGGCCTGGACCTGTTTGAGGGTCGCGGCGTCCGCCTTCTCTCTCCACGCCGTCTCAGCAGAGAGCGCGTCCATGAGCGAGGGCCAGCGGTACGCGCGGCAGTCGTCGAGCACCTTGACCTGCCCACCGTGCTCGTCACCAGCAAGAGCCGTCCACCCGTCGGGCGAGTAGTAGATCACCATCTCATGAGCCGAACGGGCGCGCTCCCGTGCTTCCCAGGCCTGGACCGACCCGGGCCGCTCGACCTGGGGAATCCCGTAGCCGTCATCCTGCGACCCGAGGATCAGGTAGCGCCGTTCTGCGGCCATGGCGGCTTCGAGTGAGGGCCAGTAGCGGGAGACCGTTCCCCACTCCACGATCCTCTTCTCCTTGCCACCGTCCACGTCCTGGTCGATGTCACGCCAGCCGATGCCGATCGGAAGACGAAGGGCCTTGCGCAGCTCGCGGGGGGCCACATCGGGGCGACGGAAGACCAGTTCCGAGGCACGTAGCGAAAGAGAACCGTCAGCGGATCGAACGGGGCGATAGAGGTGCATGGGAACCCTCGAATGGTGTTACCTCTTTACCCCGCAGGGATCCTCCATGGAAAGGGCTCCCGGTCTCGGCAGAGGTAGAGAGGATGCCGAGGCCAACCCTGCGAAGTCAATTGCAGAGCATGAAGCACGATACCGGCAGAGGAAAGCATCCTATGAACCTCGATAGCACGGATGCGGGCTTGAGGAAACGCGCCCCAGCAGCCGATCACGATCGACGCCTCACGAGCGACCGCCAGGATCGCCTCGTCGTTGCCCGGTCCTATAGGAGCAGAGTGCTTGAACATCGGATCGGGATCCGTCGAGCGAAACCCGTAAAGGTTCAACATCTCCATGCCCGCAAGACCCCACGACCGAGCGAACCCGATACAACGGGTCACGGTCGGGTCGTTCTGGGTTTCGTCAGCGGTGCTCGGGTTGAGCCCGATGAACGCGGCGAACCGGGTATCAGGAGGATGCCGCCAGAGCCGATAGCGGTAGACGCGATCCTCCGAGAAGACGGCGCCTTGATGGTTGAAGAGGTCCATTCCGGATCTACCCCACCCTGGCGGAACGGAACCTCTCGGCCTGCTCGCGCGAGGCGAACCCACCCGCGAGAACATGGCGCGGGGAGACGAGAAGCCAGGTCTCGCCATGTCGGCGGATCCTGGCGATCTCGTACCTGCGACGAAGGATCTCCCGCTCGCAGTCGGGGCACTTGGACTCCTCTGCTGTCGGGGTGAATTGCTGGTGGCAGCGGGGGCAGGTCATGGCTTGCTCGCGTGGATTCGGTAGACGGGAACGAAGAACTCGACATGAGGATGGCCGGAGCCGATCCCGCCGCGATGAGGGTTTCCATGGTCTTTCCTTTCACTGAAAGGTGTAGCAAAGACCGTGCCACCTTGACCTCTCCATGCAACGTGTTACACTTCCACCATGCTACACGCCCAAGGAAAGACCTGGAAACTCTACAACGGCGACTCCCTGTTCGTACTCGCGGATCTCGAACGCGAACGCGTCCGCGTTGACGCCCTGATCACGGATCCCCCGTACTCTTCGGGGGGTGCCTTCCGTGGTGATCGAACGCTAGACACCCGCAAGAAGTATCTCAGCTCCGATTCCGCGCAGGCCGAATACCTTCCGAACTTCGCAGGCGACAACCGAGACCAGCGATCCTTCACGATCTGGCTTGGGGAGATTGCGGCCCGTGCGACTCGGGTCATGCTCCCCGGCAGTCCGGCATGCGTCTTTTCCGACTGGCGGCAGGTTGGCGCGGTCTGTGATGCGCTCCAAGTGGGCGGGTTCATCCTTCGCGGGATCCACCCGTGGTTGAAGCCTCCCGGATCGTCAAGGCCTCGGATGGGCTGGTTCTGGAACCCGGGCGAATTCATCGCCGTCGGAACCCTTGGACCGATGCCGACCGACAGACCAGGGATCGGCTGCCTGCCCGGTTACGTCACCGAGGCGTCTTCAAGGGACCGCGAGCACGTCACCGAAAAGCCCCCAAGGGTCTGCGCGTGGCTCGTTTCCGTCGTGACCCATGGCGGCACGGTCCTTGACCCTTTCGCAGGTTCTGGGGCCATCGGAGAGGCTGCATTACTCTCTGGGCGCCAGTACATCGGGATCGAGACGGAGCCGGCTTATCTCGACATCGCGGCGCGCAGGTTGGAGAGCATCGAGGCCGCTGGCGTTCAGATAGGTCTGCCAATGGGCCAGGATGAGGAGCGGGAGCAAACTACGCTGCTATGAGCAGTCGCACGCGGAGTATCGAAGTTCCAGCGGCGTTTCGTCCGGGCGGCAGGATCCGTATACCCGGCAGGCGACTCCGCAAACGGGCTCCAGGTCGTAAATCGTCACGGTCCCGTTAAGCGACTCGCAGCCGATCGTGGCCTCACAGGGCAGGTAGTCGAGGTAAACCTCGATCGCCTTGAGCGTCGAGCGCTCCCAGGGCACGGAGACCATATTGCAGACTTCTGGCGGTTCTGGGGCGCAGGAGAGGAGGAGAACGAAAAGAAGCAGCACGATTAGACTTTCAGCGCTTCGATGTGTCCTGATAGTTCAGGAGTCATTGGGAACCGATGCGCGATCGAGTGGCCGCCCAGGTTGTTGTAGGCCCAGTTGTCGCCATCACGACCGTTATACTTGATGTGCCACGCGTGTTGAAGGTCTGGCTCAACCTGAATTGTTTCATTTTGACCAATCTTGATGCTCTCTCCTGATGGTTCAGCCTTCTTCGGATATTCCGCCGTCTGGATGGCTGACTGTAGCGCCATTTTTGCGGCAGTCGCAGCCTTGACCTTTGCGTCTGCTTCTGCGTGCTTGCCGCGGAGGTTGGCCGATTCCTCCTCAGTAGCAGGTCGAACGGTATACGGATGATACCAACCTGCACCTCTTCCGGTTTCTCCAAAGTCCTCCTGATCGTTTTCGGAACGGAAGAGCGAAGGCCTTACTTTCGTGACCGTCTGGTAAGTTCGGTTTGCGCCATCCCCTCGAAACACCACGTCTCCGACAGCCAACGGATGAGCGGGCTTCATACGACGCGATCCATTCTCAAATCTGGTGTATTCCTTTTCTCCTGGTGCGATCGTCGGCAAAGGAGCTGCGGGAGGGGGCGCAGGCGCAGGCGTCATCTTGGCGATTAGTTCGGCATGCCTGTTTTCCGGGACCATCCAGACCCGCTGGTTATTGTCCCACCGACCACCGGCTTTCTTGATGTCTTCCCGATAGTCGTAGGTGTTCGAGTGCTGTATGGGTATGTATTTCAGTGCGGCCGGAACCGGTGGGGTTACTGATGGCTTCGTTTGGCGCTTGATGGCCAATTTCCGATTCCGCTCCTCGATGTGCTCCGTAATGGCGGCGTGAGCTGCGGCTGGCACCTTCCACCCACCATCTTCCACGAAACCACCCTGCTCTCTGATGTAGTCCCGATATTCATAGATACTCGGGTGAACAAAAGGAACAGCGGTGCGCCGAATCTCTGCCGCCGCGAGTTTTGCTCTTCGTTGAGTTTCAGCCTCAATGAACTTTGCCGATCCGCGAGCGATCTTCTCATGTTCCCGCGCCCGCTTCATATCCCCCTTTACTCGTTGCTGCTCTTCATGGTGCTTCTGGCCTGCCCGAGCCGATTCCAGCGTCGGATACCAGTAGTTGAAAGAGCCCTGTTGCCCCTTTTCGTTCGATGGTGCCTTATGGGCTCCATGAATGGACATGTCAACCGGTTCGAATCCTTCCGGAGCGTCAGGGTGCCGGGTCATGCTTTCCTCTTTCGGAGAAGGTTCACTCTCGACCCTACCACCTTCCTCCTTTCCTGTCAACGTGGGCGCGTGGACATTCCCCACCACCTTCCTCTCATGACCGTCAACGTGCTCGACGTGCCCATTCACCACCCGATCATGGTCCTTGACCCAGACCGTGCCGAAGAGCCCGCCCGAGGTCATCCCGGTCTGCTGCGGCCCACGAGGCTTACCACCACCATGCGGCTTCGGCACCTCCGGGCGAAACTCCCGACCCTGACCACCGAAGAGCCCAAGTTGAGCGGCCTTGTGCAACTCGACGTAAAGGATCACGCCCTTCCGCATCTCGGCCGCCTCGTTCTTGAGCCACGCTGGGATGTAGCCGCCATCCTCCACCAGATACCGATGAAGCCGCATGACGAGCACGCGGCGCTTCTTGGGGTCGAACCCACCAGGAGACCCACCGACGGGGGCCAAGGCGCGCAGGAGATTCGTGGCTTCGGAGTCGTTCATTTCTTCCTCTTCTTCATTTCCTTGATCTCTGCGGCCTCGCGTTCTGCTTCATCGCCCTTCTGCGACAACAGCGACGGGTCGATTCCCAGCAGTTTCGCGATCGTGGAGGAGTCGAGCTTTTCGCGGCCCTTTCGGCGCATGGAGACAGCTACATGAGAGTCAGCGGCCATCGTTACGCCGGTCGCCTGTGAGGATTGAAGGAGCTTGCGCGAGACAACGCGCTCGATGAGTTCTTCTACCTCGGATCCGGTCGGGCGAAATACGGTAACCTTCCGTTCCTGCCCTTGCCGATGGACTCGCCCGGTTGACTGGACAAGCCGATCCGGGGCCCATGGCGTGTTGAGATGAGCGACAAAGTTAGCGCGTTTCTGGAGGTTCGCGCCCGTCTCAAGTGCCGCCGTGTTGCCAAGGAGGATCTTGATCTTGCCGCTGTTCAGGTCGTTCTGAAGGTCGCGCCGTTTCCGCTGGCTTGACACCTTGCCCGTATAGACCCCGATGTCCTCGGGGCGGTAGCCTTCCTCGATCAGGCTCGACTTCATCGCCTCAATCCCGCCGTTGTACTCACAGAAAAGCACGGCGCCGGTTTCGGGGTGATTCGTCAGGTGGTCCTTCGTGGCCTGGATGACCGCCTGGAGCTTCGGGCTCTTGTATCCGGGGAAGTCGTCGGCGAACTCATCATCCAACAGGCGAGGGTCAATCGCCAGTTGCTGCCATCGGAGCAGGACGCCCTGCGAGGTCCACGGGGCGCTCTTTGCCGCTGCCCGGTGCGCGGGCCCAAGTCTCCCCGCTTTCGCAGCAGAGAGGCGCTGGTTGGCTGGGCCATCGTACCCAGGGCCTTCCTTGTCCCGGAGTTCCGCCGGCCGCCTCTTGGCGCACCCGTGCCTCTCCAATCGCTTTTAACTGCTCTTCCGTGAAGGGCTTCGGCATCTCTCGGGGCTGCGGTGCCATGGAAGGCGGCTTCAAGAGCGCCGGCTTGTCGGCGTACTCTGTGATCTTCGTCTGCCGGGGCTTCGGATCGTCGTGGGTTACCCGATCGGCTGTTCTCTCGTGCGCGGCTACCTCCACCACTTCACCCGACGGCAGGCGCCGAAGGTGGCTCTTGACGTGAATATTGGAGGTGAAGGTGTGCGAGGTCGGAGGAGGCATAGGGGGCAGCGGGGCATGCACGGGCGCCGACGCTCGCTCTTCGGCGAACAGGGGGCCCGGTCCCATGCGTGGCCTGGTGGGGATCGGCTCGCGGTGCTCGTGCTGGACGGGTTCGCCGTGCCAGTCGAAGAGGTTGAGCTGAGACTTGCGTAGTAGGTACATAAAGCGGATCCCGGAGAGGATGGCTTTTTGAATCGGCTTCGCTTCCATCTCTTCCAGCCGATCGTAGTAGTCCGGACGCTCGGCAAGGTGATCCATCGCGATCTCTATCGCGATCTTCGGATCGTCGGTGTGCTCCATCTCCACGCGGATGCCTTGAGATAGGGCGGCTTCGTCGAAGTCCTTGGGGTTGCGCTTTTGGCCGTTGAGGAAGATGGCCTTTTCAAGCCGTTTCTCCATCGCATCGGTAATGTCCGCAAACGCCATCATCCCGTCGAAGTCGTCTTTTCTGACGAGGTTCATCCTGTGTTCGCTCGCCAGTCGTTTCCACTCAATACGATGCGCCCTGACCTTTTCCGGATCCTGGTGTTTGATGGCCATGTCCAGGAGAGTGCGTGCTACCCGCTCCTTTTTCTGTACTTCAGCAGGGGGATCCGTGTACTTCAACCGATGAAGATGGAAGAACGAGGCCAACCTTTCTTCGTCGTGCTCTCTTTGGTAGTCGCTATCCGACTTGTGAGCAGACCCGAGGTCCATGAACTGGATGCCGCCCGACTTGTCTCGGCCAACCTGCACGGTATCGCCCAGAACCCATCCCTTCGCGTGCATGGCCCGGACGGAATCGCGCACCTGATGTGCTTCTTTTTCATCGACCACGCCAGTAGGCGAAAGATGCGGCTTAACCATCCAGTATCGCCCCTCATGCTCTTGCCCATCCACTTCGGGCACGCCAGGAATCCCCTGGAGTGCCGTATGGGCCTCGTGCTCCTTTTGAAGATGCCGTAGGGCTTCCTCTGGAGTCCTGTGCTGCCCACGGTTGAAGGGCTGGTAAGGGACGGTCGTTGAGACCTTGACCACTTTCTCCCCGTGGCGATAAACGATCCCGTCGTTGCCCTTGCCGAGGTGTTCACCCTCCCCTCTAATTACGGCGTCAACATGCTCGTTGCCACTATCGGGCTTGTGGTTCAACTGCCCATGCATGTCTGCATGAAAGTACTTCACCGACTTTTCAGGCACGTCCACAGTGATGGGGTGGCCAACCAAACCCACCTCTGCCTTCCCGTCTTTGACAGACCGAACGTCCAATTCCTCATGGTGAGGCACATAAAACCGCGTGCCTGGTTTCACGTCCTCATCTCGAACCCACCTATGCTTCAAATGGTCAAGATGAACGCCCGGCTGATTCGCGATCTGGTTCATGTCTTTCTCCGCATCCTGAATACCCCGTCAAGAAGCGGGATCTTGCCCTTCGCCAACAGCGCCGACGCGTCCCTTGCGACGATCCGAGCGTGCTTCTTGCCCGCAGCGGTCATCACGAACGGCATAGCCAGCCCGTTCCCTTCGAAGGTAACCGACCCATGCCCGCGCTTGCCCCGTCGCCATGAGACGGTATACCCGTTCTCGGTCCAGGTGTTCGGGGTAGCGTCTTCCTCCAAGTCCTCCGGAACCATGTCGAGCGCCGGGATAACCGCCTTCTCAAGGATGCTTTTCCTCATCGTGTCACTGCGGATCATGTAGATGCAGACCACGCCCTTGAACAGGCTCTCCTGCTTTCCTGTCTGCTCGTGCGCGGCTCGATAGGCCTCATGGTACTTCGTGCCCTCCTTCGTGAGGTGCGCCGTGTACTCGTTCCAGTGGTGACCCGGGTTCCTCTTGAGTTGAATCAACTTTTCTCGAAGGAGCCTCTTGACGTGCGGCTCGTCCGCATGGCCCTGGGTGATGGCCATTTGCCCACCGCCCGCATGGACCCGCGAAAGGAAGCGGTGCCCTTCCTCGGAGTGGCCACGATCGATCTGCTTCCAGCGCTTGACTGCGGGGTTGGTATCTGAGGCCTCCAGTACAAGACCCTTGTTCATCGGCTTTTCTCCACCAAGACGCTTCCAGGTAATCGACCCCTCGGGGAAATCATCCTCAAACCGGATCCAGTCGTGGACCTGCGATATCGCCTGTTCAACCCGGGGATCGTGCTCCAGAACATGGAAGACATGAGTCAGCCCGCGCTCATCCCAATCCTGCGCGACGTGCTTCGACGTGATCCGCTCGTCGTCATCCACGCCAAGTCGTCTTCTGGTCTTCTCCTTCACCTCTGCCGCGTCTTCAGGGTCGAGCGCCCGCAGGTAGGCAAGCGCCAGTCCTCGAAGACCGTTCCTTTCCTCCCCGACCGTATCCGCCACGTTCTGCGGCTTGATCGCGTACCGATGGACCTTTGAGCCACCGAAACCAGAATTATCGGTGTAGGCGACCGCGTGCTCCTTCTGCTCGGTGTAGTGCGTACCGACCTCGGGAGCGTTCTCGTTGGACGCCCGGTAAACGATGCGCTCGCCTGGTCCCGCCTGGGCCTCGGCGCGGTCCATCATCCGCAGGTAGGGTTTCACATAGTGTCCGTTTCTGGTATGGCCTGGAACACGGACCGCCATGATAGCCTTCCTCATCACCCCCCAAGCCACCCGAGCCGCTTTCTCGGAGTCGCCAGTGGAGCCCTGAACCGCATCAAACACGGACCCCCAGCGGTTGGCCTGGGCCAGGGTCAAGCCGTGGAGGTGCTTCGGAACGGTTTTATAGGGCATCTTGAACTCCTGAAAGAAAACGCCCCCACCAGGATGATCCCGATGGGGGCCTTGTCGAGGTCTCCGCTACGGGCGCACGATCGCCGAGATGGTATCCCCGCGAGCCGCCGCAGCGGAGTAGGCGCGACCGGTGCGGATCTCCTGGGCGTCAGCCGTGGCCGTGGTGGTCACCGTCAGGGTGCGCGCCGCTTCGAGGTCGCCGACGTAGAGTTCCGTCACCCGGCGGGACGCGGTGGCCGGCTTCTGTTTCGCCGTTCCGTTGAGCGTGGCCGCTTCGTAGGTCTCGGTTGTGCCCGTGGTGGCGATCCGCTTGAACCCGATCACCTTCGTGGTACCGGCATCCGCGGCGAATTCAGGCTTATTGTTGTACGCCTGTTGGTTCCCGGCGGCTACGGCGATCACGGCGTCAGTCGTCGAAAGCGCAGGAATGACTCGGATCGTCAAACCGCCCGACTTCTCCTTGACCGTGATCGTTCCTGCCGTGACCGGCTTTTTGAAGGCCAGGATGAGGCCCCAGTTGTTCTTCACGGAGTCCACCGGGGTGGTTCCGTTCGCGCCGTCGGTGCTCTTGATTTCCTCACTGACAACGACACCACCGAACGTGGTACCGATGATCGTGATCGGAACGGCAGTGTCAGCCGCGTCGGAGGATTCGATCGTCAACTGGTCATTCGCGGGTTGGTTCGTGTACTCGATGCCCGTGCCGCCGCCGATGGTTGCACTGGCGAGCCCGTTGTTCGAAGTGACCGCGGAGATGGCCATCCCGTCCTCGGCGCACTTGAGTTCCTGCCCAGCCAGGATTGCGTCAGCCGCAACCAGCGACCGCTTGCCGATGCCGACGACGATCGGGTCCGTACCGACGACCGGCGCAGCGTTCAAGCCAGCGCCAACCACCGAGTCCGAACCGATCGATCCCGCGACGGTGTTTCCGCCCGCGTCGATCTCGACAAACCGAGCGACGGCGATCGCACCGTCCGCCGTGTCGCTCCAGAAGCCCGCGCCACCGGTGACCAGGGAGTCGAGCGAGGCCTTGTCACCGCCGGTCAGCAGGCCGCTTGCGCCACCAGAAACCGCCGCCGGGATGACTGTGCTTGGGGTCGGGGTGAGGTCGCTTTTGAGAACCGTATCCGAAAAGACGATCGGGGTGGCCGAGCCCTTGCCATGTTCGACGAGGCCGTCCACGCCCACCCGGTCGACCGTGACGTTGACCTTCGTGATGGTCACGCCGACATCGGTATCGGCGATGAACTGGCCATCAGTCCAGGCTTCGACCTCGGGAGTCAGGCCGGAGTTCGACTTGATCGTGAGGAGGTTGGCCGCATGGGTCAGGACTTCGAAGATCCCGTTGTTCTTCTCTTCGGCGGCACCGGAGAACAGCACCAGGTCGGAGGCAGCGAAGGTTGCCGCGCCCGCCGTGGTGACCGTCGGATCGGAGGTGGCCAGCACGCCCGGGGTGAAGACACCCGAACCGACCGTGGTGGTCTGGGTGGCCGTCGGGAGGTAGTTGACCACCCGGCCGCCGGTGACCGCTACGTTCGTGCTGTATCCGGTGTTCTGGACGATGTAGTTGGCTTCGATCTGGACGTGCTCGATGTCGGCGATGATCGAGTCACCCTTGACGACAAGGTCCCCAGTGATTTCGAGGCCCGCGAACGTGGGCGTAGCAGTGGACCGGATGTCCTGCGCCGTGTCGATCGTGGGGTTGCCCGCGACGCCATCACCGTTCGTGACGGAGAGGGAGAGGGAGCCTGCGGTGATGGTTCGCCCAGAGGCGGCACCGGCGGCCGTCTTGGCGACGATCCCCGTGGTGGGAAGTACCATGCCGACCACGTCCGTTCCGTTTCCGACGGGGATGGTATCCGCGACGTGCAGGTCGAGCGCTTCGGCCTTGCCGGATCCGTCGCTCTTGCCGCGAAGGATTCGGCCCTGGGCAAGCGCGATCTTGTCCGCCGTGACCGCGAGGTCCTGGAGGAAGGCGGTTCCCTGTTTGCCGACCTTGCCGTAGCCGGGGCACCAGAAGATGGACCCGAGGGTCGCGCTCTTGACGCCGACGAGACCGACGATCTGCTGGAACTGGGTTGCACCGGTCGGAGCGGACTCGACCACGCCACCAGCGACGGCAGAGAGGTAGAGGGCCACGTCCGCAGCGGAATAGGCCGAGGTGTCGATGTTTTCCTGGAGCCACGCGCCACGGGCGAGGCCGGTCTCACCGACGGCGATGTCGGCGATCACGACGTGGGTAGCGGTCAGCGCAATGTTGTCAGCGTCCGCCTTGACCGCATCCGGGGCGCCGTTGGCAGCGTCCCAGGAGGTGGGCACGGCGACCAGGGTTCCGGCGGAAAGGACTCCGGCGGTGTTGTTGGCGATCGTGATCGGCACGTCGCCGTCGAGAACGACGCGAACCACGGCTTCGAGGTCGAAGAGGCGGGTTCCGAGAAGAATCTCCTTGGACCGGATGCCCAGAGGGCCACCGGGAACGGAGCCGTTCAGGAGGTTGAGTTCATTGGTGGTCAGAGCGGACTGCATGGTTTTTCCTTTGAGGTTCGGGGAGGGGAGTAAGAGGCCGCGATCTCGCGGCTAGGTCTGGTCGAGCACCAGGATCTTGAGGGCTGCGGCGTTCGTGCCGTTGCCCGTGAGGAGCACGGAAACGTCGATGATCTTGTCGTCGGTATCGGACGCGATCGAAGACCAGAAGAGTACCGGGCCCACCAGCTTCTGCGCGGACGCAAGCCGCACCGAGAAGGGGTAGTCCTCGGAGAGGATGACGATGCCGCAGGCGTCGGGAATCGTGAGGATCTGATCCGCAGCGGTAGGACCAAGAACGAGGTCCTTGGTTTCCTTCGCGGTGTAGCCGTCGAGCGTGAAGGTCTTGTCTACCCAGATCACCGGCGTGTCGGTCGTGTCGTCGGAGGTCTCGGCGATGATGCGGATCGCGAAATGCTTGGTTGCCATCTATTCTTCCTGCTTGTCAAGAAACGCCTTCGCAGCTCGTTTGATGGAGGCGTCGAGTTCTTCGTCGAAATACTGGAGCGGGCCTTCGGTGCAGTTCGGATGGGTTGGCCCAATCACGGCCTTCCATTCCTTGTGAGGCTTCTTGAAGTTGCCACCTTGGGCTTCCCAGGTTTCGATCTCGGAAAGTCGATACCTCTTCGGAGAATTGGGATCGCCCCACAAGCGCCGACAATCCGGGCACGCGCGCGGAGAGACGAGTTTGTATACCTCAGGGTCTTCCTCTCCAGACTTCGCGGCGCCTTCCTTGAGAGCAACGTAAGCCCCGAAAGCGTGCGCGAAATGGGTCTCGGTGCGGACCACGCGATCCAGGTCGTTCTGGAGAGTCGGATGGCCCTGGAGAGCCTCCTGGAGCCGGTGTTTTATGGCGACGGGGCCTTCCCTGCGCTCGACAGCGCCCGCCAGGCCATCGCGGAGGTCCGCGTATTCCTGCTGCACCAGCTCCGCACCCAGGGCCTCCGCTGCTCCCCAGGCAGGACGGCGCATGTACTGAAACGACCGATCCTGAACGTAGCGAAGGGCGGCCTTCTCCTGTTTCGTCATCGGCTTTGCAAGCGCTTCCTTGACGGCTTCGGATAGGGGTCGTTCCTTCGTTGGAGGAAAGTGGACTTCGAAGACCTGGCGCACCCTGCCCAGGTGGAAAGCCGCCTCAGTCGGGCTCGTTCCAAGTTCCTTCCGGAATAGGAGTACGTTCGGAGGGAGCGCCAACTTTCCCGGCCAGCGGCCCGAGAAGATCGCCGCAAGTCGGATCTGATGGTCCTGGAGTAGTTCCTGAAGCCGGAGCTCCAGCGATGCCGAGAGCGGTAGTTTCTTGCCCCCTACCAGTTTCGACACCTCGTCCACGAGGTCCGAGCCCCAACGGGTCCAGTCTCGTTGAGCAGCCCGGATCAGTTTCTCCAGTTCCGGGTATCGAGGATCGGGGGGCTCACCGTGAACGGCTTTCTCCATCTCGTGTTCGCAGCACCCAAGATGCCGCCCGAGGGCGCGGTAGAGAGCCCCGCGGACGTCTTCCGGGTAGCCGGCAAGGTTCGTTGACAGTTTCAACCCGTCAGCGAACACCAAAGCGCCGCCGGTCACAAGTCCTCCACATAGACGCGGACCGACTTCTGGAACGGCTGCCCTTCCTGCTCAAGCGCTCCTGGTTGGCCCTGGGGCTCTCCGTCGGGTTCCTGCCAGTCTTCGCCGTAGGGTTGAGGCTCGGGAGGTTGTAGGACCGCCTTGGCCTGTTGCGTGGCGCTTTGCATGGCCATGCTCTGAACGTGATTGTAGGGGTTCACGTCGTGCTTGGCCTTTTCTTCGTCGGAGGCGCTTTCGTATTTGTCATCCGTCAGGCAAAACCCGAGCGGGCGCCTGCCCTGTTCCAGGCGGATCTCGTTGATTGTGGTATCCACCCGGATCCGGATCTCGTTGACGCGGTTCTCTTTCTCCGGGTCGAAGTCGCCATAATGCCAGATCAGGCGAAGGTCCGGATGAATCTCCCGGACGAAGGGGTCAAGGAACGAGCGTTTCAGGTGCGCGAGGTCACCCTGGAGGCCCTCTTCTTTCGCGAGTGCGATCTCTTTCTCGCGATTTGGGGCGTTCAACGACGGGTTAGACCCGCCGTCCCATGGCTTCATGTTGAACGTGCTCGGGTCCATCCGGTAGATCGCGCCCTGTGCAGAGAACAGGAACGATATCCAGGCCTGGAAGCCCATTTCTTGCGGGTTCTTCTTGATCTGAATCGTTTTCAGGTCAATATCACCCGTTGTCTCCCCCAAGCGCACAAGCGGAACCTGCTGGTTCTTCTGGACTCCCTGCGTTGATAGGCGCATGTCCTCGCGCACGCGCTTGAAGTCTTCGTCGCTCACGTTTCCGGTAAGGGCAAGCAGGGTTTCCACCCATGCGCCCTTTGTGAACCATCCACCGTTGGACTCGATCGCGTTGAAAGCGTGGAGGCCCATCTCAAGGGAGGATTCAACCTTTCCAGGGTAGTACCCAAGCCATCGCACGTCCGTTCGATTGACAAACGGCTTCACGATCAACTCGTCATCTCGATAGGTCCGCTGGGGGATACCGTCGCGGACGAGGCACCAGCGCTTCCCTTGCAGGTCGCGCTTCACTCGGTTGGCGATTGCGTCAACCCGATCCTCAAACGAGGTCGGAACCTTGCCCGGCCAGGGGTTCTCCTTCTCGTACCAGCGCATCCACTCCAGCATGGGCCAGATGATCCCACCGTCCACCCAGCGAATGCCAACGGGGCGTCCGGCAAGGTTCCGCAGCACCTGGGCGCATGGGTGGTTGATCGTGGCGAAGTCTTCCCAGAGAGGAACCAGGAAACTCGCGGTTGTACTGGCCTCACCACCCGGATCGGGTTCGAGCAGGTAGCGGCTCGCTTCATCGATGAGTCGTTGAAACCCTTCCGGGACCTTGACATCCTGGCGGTTGTGGTCCTTGTGGACCACTTCCCAACCTACATCAATCGGTTTTCCGGTCCACTGTTCCGACATCCGCGCAATCTGCGTATGCCTTACCGAGTGGATGATGTTGTACGAAGGCACCTTTTCGCGTAGCAGGCGAAGCACGTCATAGGAGAGATAGAGCCCACCGAACGCGGTCTGGCTCTTCTCGATCGTGCCACCGATACCGGCAGTCTGGTAGAGCGGGGTCTCCGGCACGTTGCGGATCGTCGCCCGTCGAAGGAGTTCCTCTTGAGCCGCGTTGACCGCGTTATCGTCGCTCACGATAGCACCTCGTACTGCGCTTCCCAGAGCGCCCGGCAGGAACAGCGCCACCGGCGATTGCATTGAAGGTCCCGCTCAACGCCGTCTTCACAGGCCACTTTTTCGCGGTTTGAGAGCCGGTGCATCAGCCCGTAGCAGCAGCGGCGCCCGTCGAGCGTGTAATGCCCATCGGAGTCCAGGCCGACACCTGAGTCAGCGCCGGCCTTGATTCGCTTGCGGGCCTCCTTCGCTCGCGGGTCGTCCCAGTCCTTCGTCTGGAGTTCTTCCAGGTCGCGCTGGGGATCCTCGATTCGTCGAAGGCGAAGGATCATCGTCGTGGTACCCGGTGCGCTCGCAGGCATACCCGAGCCGAGCCCGGTTATCCTGGCCAGCGCTATCTGTGCCGGGCTGGAGAACATCGACAGTTCAATCACGAGACGCCCTTCTTCAGGATCTGGAACCCTACGGCGGGAGGCGCCGAAAAGGTGTTGATCGTGACCATCACAAGGTCGCCGTTGCAGGGCTGATCGTAGGACCAGCCGCCGGAATGACCGACGATCGTGTCTTCCTCCACCGGAGTCGCCAGGACTACAACGTCCCCGCGAACGTAGACCGCGCAGCGCCAAACATGGATGTTGTAGGTGATGGCCACGTCAGCAGGCGCAGGGTCGATCCACCAGCGGACACCCGAGAACGCCATGGACGGCTCAAGGAAACCCTGGCGAGTCGTCGGCGCGGCCATCGCGACGGAGCGCACGGGCCCGACCAGCGAATAGGAGGTCTCCGAAGAGCCGGAGTAACGACGCGAGAAGAGAATCGATGCCATAGGTACACCTCGGGCGAGGCTATACCCCTATGGCTCTCCCACTATCCGAGCGGCTCTTTCTGGGGCTCTTGGGGCTCTTGGGGATCCACAACTGCTTCAAGTTCCGGCAGGGTCATCCCGAGCGCGGTAGCGATGCGGGCGAGAAGGTCCGCCGGCTTGCGCCTGCCTGTCTCGATTAGGGCGATGTAGGATCGGGCGCATCCAACACAGGCAGATAGCTCGGTTTGGGTGATGCCCCTTGCTTTGCGGAGTTGCTTGAAGGTTCTCATTCCGGATCTGTAACCTTTTTCAAGGCCTTCCGCAACTCCTCCGCGTCAACCTCCACGGATATCGTGGAGACTCGAAGGATGATCTTGACGCCGCCCGGTGGAGGCGCCTCCACATAGACCGCCACCTCCGCGTTCGAACCTGGCCGAGTCCCTTTGAGTTGAGCTCTCATTCTGACCATCATTCCTCCTCGTCGAGCATGTTGCCGCCGATACGCGCAAGGGCCACGTTGGCGTAAAGGTCCGCATGGGCAAAGTGGGGATCGAGCCCGACGTGATCCGCCACCACCTTCTTGAGGACTCCCAGCTCCGCGTCGTCGTCGAGAAACTCTTTCCGGAACGCGACCCGTTGCTGATGAACCCAATACACTTCCCGGCATATCCGAGACGGAGAGAACGTGCCCCGCTTGAGCCGAGATGTCAGGACGACCTGCCCGTTGTCTCTCGGGAGCGATTGCAGAAGGGCGTCCGGATCTGGCGTCTCGTTCTGGCGCAGTGCCCAGCGCCCGAGGCTCCATTGAAGCGCTCGCGTCCGCGAGATCCGGACGGTCCACCGCCAGTTCAGGGCCTTTGCCTTGTTCTGGTCTTCTCTCTGGCGCTTCTTGTCCATCCAGCGCACCAGAGGCCCTTTTTCGTCCGTGTACTCTGCGAGCCAGACACGGTTCGGAAAGGCCTTGCAGAACCTGTGCGACTCGTTGTAATTTGGGTTCGAGTCCACCACCGCGAGGTCCACCTGATACTCCTCCATGAGGTAGGCCTGACGCTCCCAGGGATCATCCCCGTGGATAACCTCAAGATGGACCGTGCGATATTTGCCGTTCGGGGCCTGCTGTTTGATAACCACGCAATTGAACCCGCCCATTTGATCGGATCCCATCGCGGTGTGAACGACGTTCCTCTGCTTCCACTCGTCACCTTGGTTGGCGGCCCAATAGAGAGCCGGATTCACGCAGGATTCAAGGTGCTCCAGTTTCACAGGTTGCGCCAGCGGGTCAAGGTAGGGGAGTCCGAGCATGGAGTTCCAGAGTTCCATCACGTCAGAGGCACGCGAGGCCTTGTGAAAGACCCTTGACGCGGAGTAGTTCGGAGAAAGGATCTGGCTCATTTGCCAGGAGTGAACGTAACGGCCCGGCTCGTGCGCCTCCCACCAGCCGTCCCGAGGGTTGACGATGATCTCCCCGCACCTTGGGCAGACAAAGACGGCTTTCCCGTACTTGTGCTGATCTTGTTCGGAGCAGCCAAGGAACGGAAGGCCGGCCAGGGAGAAAGCGTGCTCGACGTGCCGTAGGAATTCGGGCGTGACCCCTTCCATTGAGGCCACGCAATCCGGATAGGCAAGCGACAGAACGCACCCTTCCGAGCAGTTACAAGCCGAGTGAAAGTATCGTTGATCGCCTTCTTTGAAGTACTTGTGGATATCGGAGTCAGGATAGAACGCCGTGGAGACCTTGATATCGAAGGGCGCATCTTTTGCTGAGGTCCGCTCTTCTGCGCGCTCGATGTCGCCGGGCTTCATCCGCCGCACTTCATCGAAGAAAACGCCATCGAAGGGGAAGGACTCGGTACCCGTCTTGCCACCTGTGATGGCGAAGAACACGGTGGAAGGCCCAACAACGCGCCGGTGGGTGTTGTCAAACCCTTTCGCCGAGTTCTCCGTGTGCCGCCCGATCAACGCGGCAAGGTAGGAGTTTGAGCGAAGCAGAGGTTCAAACCTGGCCGCCGAAAAGTCAAGGGCCAGGGTCTCCGTGGGGAAATAGTAACCAAACATTCCGCCACGGGTCAGCAGCATGAGGCGGACGAGGAAAGCGGCCATTCTTCCGGTTTTTCCGGTCTGCGCCCCTGCCATGATGGACTGGTTCCTGTGCTCGTCTCGATACAGGGCCTCAAGGTGGCTATATGCGTCCATGTCGAACAAACGACCGTCGATCCTCAGCCCGTGGTGCGTCACGAAGTCCAGGGAATCCGCGCGAGGGTCAAGCGGGGGCTTCCAGGGCTGGAACCCGGATAGGAGCGCTGCGTTCAAGTTGGATAGGTTCACTCCATCACTTCCGCAAGCAAGTCCTGAACCCGCCGACACGATAGCCGTAGTTCACTCGCCACCTCTGCGAACGTCGCTCCTTCCATAAGCCGCTCAATCGCGCGCCGTGTCATCTTCGGGTATGTGTCCAGTTGAATCCGAATCCCCTTCTCGCGCGTCTTGTGTCCGTCGAGTACTTCGAGGCGATGATCAGGCCGGTCGTTCGGTGCCGCCAGTTTCCGCCCGCTCTTTGGATCGTGGGCGTCCACCTGGGGCACGACACGCACCGGGGTTCTCCGGGAGGTCTTGCAGGGATGCGATGCCTCCCGGATATGCTCGCGCGCCATCCGTCGAGCCCACCAGAAGCAGAGCGTCTCATAACTGGCGTTCTGTCTGGTATAATCGATCTTCATCGCGGCGATGTAGCAGCCAAGTAGCGCAGGCGATCGGATGTCCTCGCGCTGCACTTCAAACTTGCGCGCCATCTCGCGGCATACCTCGAAGACCACGCGGTCCACGGTCGAGACCATCGCCCAGCGGATCCGGTCAAGGCGTGCCTCCCAGGGCGCGGCAAGGGCAGGGACAACCAGGAAGGCGCACTCAAGCGAGGGAACGTCACCGACGACAGGATGAAGCGCCGCCCAGGCCTCACGTCGAACGCGGACCTGCTCTTGCGCGAGGTCTTCCGCCTTCATTCGACGTTCCCGACCGAAGTCAGCAATTGTCGAAGTTGTTCCTCCGCTTCCTCTCTCCATTGCGCTATCTCCTCTGCCGGTATTCTCCTCTCTGCCAACCTAACCAGTTCTTCCGAATAGCGCCGTATCGAGGGGAGGATCGCCTGCATAACGATTTCCGCGATCTTCTCTTGCTTGGCGAGGTTGATCGCGTGCGCGAGGATCACCTGGGCCGCTTTCCTCTTCTCCCCCTTCTCACCACTTGCAAGAACCTTGTCCAGGCCTGCCAGGGAGTCCCGAGTCATCTCCTCCACCGAACGGGAGACTGAGGTTTCCTTAAGGCGCTTCTCTTCTAGTAGCCGCCCCAAATGCTCGTCGATTGCCAAGGAGTCCCGAACGGTCGCGCCCTGATAAAGACTCTGGACCTGCGCGATACGCTGGTCGAGCGTGGGCGTGCTCAGCCATCCACCGGCATCGAGCCATAGCAGAAGCCATCGGACGGCATAGGGGTTGCCGCTACATGCCCGCGAGGCCATCACTGAAAGGGGCGACGTAGACGGGCGTGCGTTCGCCTCCGCATCCTCGAACCTCTCGGAAAGCTCCTTATAAAGTGGATGCTCTGACGATCGCACAGTCGCAAACTCGCGGTCTGGAATCTCCATCACCCCGCGCGCAACTATCGGATCCACGCCCGCAAGAACGAGCCCGAGGAGCCCGTACCATCGGGCTACGACTTCGGCGGTTTTCAGCGAAGGGAGAGGCATGGGGGCAGTATAGCGGAAATGCTACCTTTTGGCGAGTCTGCGGCGTTGGCGTTCAATTCGCTTCTGGAGATTCGACTGAGGGTCTTTCATGCCCGCGCCTGTATCGGCGCATCCTCGGGACAAGGAATCGCAACAGGCCGGACAGGACGTGATCCGCCAGTGGCCCTCGTCGTCTTGCGCCATGCGAATCTCGAAGCCTACTGACACGATGGCCGAGCAGGTGCATTTACCGGCGTACTTGGCTTTCATGGGGGCTCCATGTTGAAACTCTCGCCGTAGTCCAAGGCGTCGTCGTATATGCCGTGACCTGCTACCCAATCCATGCTTTGCAGACCGGGGTGCTCATCCGAGAATACCCCGCGCCGTCCGTTTAGGGCTTCTTGGCCTTGCAACGCCGTTCCGTGAAACGGTTTCCACAACATGCACAGCAGAAATAGGGCTTCATCTTGCATTTTTATTCCGACGCTTTCGATGGGAGGCTTTGGTGATTAGGACGGTCGCGTCTGGTGTGTGGCTGGCGCTGTACTTGTTGATCGCTTCTTGTAGGGATTCACCTTCACCGATGAAAATGTCTTCTGACACGGGACCAGATGAGACGGCTACCACACTCTTTGATGAATGAACCACTGTGGCCTTCATGCTTTCTCCACCGTCAACCACCAAAGAGCAGCAAACCGCGACATGGAAGCCCGCTTCTCTCCGTCGAGGCGTTCAACCTCGTACCCAAGAGGCAGCGACCTGATCACTCCGACGCGCCGCCCCTGGAACGTGACTTCTTCGTCCGAGATGCGGATACCGTCGGGGATCCGCTGGCTCGGGATCGGCGGATCAGGTAACGGCACGAGCGAACCACCAGCAGACCGGGGTTTCAACGTGCTCGGGATTGGGCCCGATGTTCGGAGCCTCGCCCCCGACGACGACGCGCGGCACCTCCATGTAGATCCGGCCCTCGTGCTCCTCGTTGAAGATGATGCGCCCGATCTGCTTTCCGATCGCCCGGATGGCCTCACGCGCCGTTTGGAGCCCACCGCCGTCCATGATCGTAGGGTCAAGGCTGCCCATCATGCGAAACCGGAGCGCCACGAACCAGGACAGGCCCAAGGCCTCGGTTACGATCTGGGTGACCTGGACATGCCCGGGATAGGCGAACTCCGGATCCGTGATCTTGAAGATGAGCCCGTGGTCAAGCGGAGGCAGGGCGTCACCGGGCTCCATCGTGTAGGGTATGAAGTCCGCCTTGACTGCGGTATGGGCCCAGACCGTGAAGGCCTCGAACCCGCCCGCGTTGTCGATGCACTGCTGAAGCCAGCGCTCCTGGAGATGCACGCGAGAGAGCCAGAACTTGTGCGACTTGGCCTCCTCGGAACCCTCGGCGTCGAGCAGAGCAGCGAAGAGCCGGGGGTGCTGGGCAAGGTAGGCGTTCAGGTCTTCCTGGTTGAGTAGCGCCTTGAGACGGTCTGCGAGGGTCATAGTTCACGCTGGGCCATCGCCGCCAGCGATGCCCTCCGGTTGCGCTCGGAGTCGGTCTCGACCGGGATAACACGCTCGGATCGGCCCACGAGTTCCGTGCCCTCCTCCTCCCAGAGTGTGATCTGACCCGTCTTCCTGACCCAGACCAGGGCGGCGCGGACCACCTTCTGGCAGGCTTCGCGGTCCTGGCGCTCTCGGGATTCACCCTGGACCTGCGCCCAGGCGTAGAACTCGGCCGCGATCTTGCCGACGAGATCCCACCAGTCGAGGATCATCTCCTCGGAAGGCTCCTTGAAGTTGCTGCTCTTCGCACCAACCGGAACCAGGTCCGGGCCCATGGCGAAGGTCCAGAGGTCGTCAGCGAGTGCAAACCGAGCACCCTTGACCGTGGCCTCGTCGTCAAGCAGGGCGCTGGCCACGTCGGCACGATCGGACGAGTCACCGCGCCAGGAAACCGTGATGCCGTTGCTTTCGACCGAGAGCGAGCGCACGGGGAAGAGAACCTCGGAGCCACTACGGACGAGCCAGCGGAGGAATTCGCGCGTATTGATCCGGATGTCGTTGTCGCGGTAGTCTGTGAGGTCCACCTCCTTGCCACAGAGGTCCCGGAGCACGTCCGGGTTCGTCTCGGTGTGCCGGAGGATAGCGGCGCCGGACTCCTGATAGCAGGCGAGCCCAGTAGCGCGATCGAAGGCGCTCCGGATCGTGGTGGCGTCGTTTTCGGAGCCCAGGACCAGGAGGTAGTTGGTGCGGAGGTCAACGTAGCAGCGAAGGACCTTGCGCTTGGGTGAGGCGTCGGGCAGCAGCCGATCGCGGATCTCTTCCTTGACCCGCTTCGTCAGGCGCATTCCGTCGTTCTGGCTGCGCCAGACCTGGAAGGCGTCCTTGAGGGTTTGGGGGTCGATCTTGCGGCGCTCGGAGCACCAGCGGAACGAGAGCAGGGAGCCCTCGGTGGGGCGCGTGTTCACGAGGTCCGAAGACTCCTGCGGGCTCATGTCGATGAAGCCCGAGGATGTCTCTTCGTGCTGGCCGATCGGGGTCTTCTGGTGCGAGGCGAGGCCCTCCCAGAAGTGATCGAGGTTGTCAGGGGGCTTTGGGAGCTTGAAGCGGTGGATCGTGATCATCTCATCTCCAGGGTAAAGGGTTGGCTCTACGCATTCTTCAGCCAGTCTGCTTCCCCAAAGAGCCACGGGGTAGCCCACTAATGCCGATATGGTGACCGGTTGCCCGGCTGGGGATCTCGTCATTGGTGGGACTCGAACCAGGAGAGACGATCCCCATTGCACGACAGAGGGTCCGGCTTCTTTGGTAACGGGTGAGGATCGGTGGCCATTGAAGCCGGGGAAGGGTCATGGTGTGCTTTGAACCGTGCCGTAGCCGTAGCCGTCGCCGTAGCCGTCGCCGTAGCCGTCGCCGTTGCCGTAGCCGTCGCCGTCGCCGTTGCCGTAGCCGTCGCCGTCGCCGTTGCCGTAGCCGTAGCCGTCGCCGTTGCCGTAGCCGTAGCCGTCGCCGTCGCCGTTGCCGTAGCCGTTGCCGTAGCCGTTGCCGTTGCCGTAGCCGTTGCCGTAGCCGTAGCCGTCGCCGTTGCCGTAGCCGTAGCCGTTGCCGTCGCCGTTGCCGTAGCCGTCGCCGTCGCCGTTGCCGTAGCCGTCGCCGACCAAAACGAACGGAGGAAGGGTCTCGCCCAGCATTACAGCCCCCAGTTGTCGGACACCGGAACGCGGTAGATTTCCGACTTCGCCGGGATGTCAACAACCGTCGGCATCTTGCGTACGTCGGCCTTCTTGGCGTCTTCAAAGATCGCCGAAAAGCCACAGCCGCCCGTCCATTTGAAGACCCAGACCGCGCGGGACAGGATGATCCGGCCGTTCGCCTCGGTGACATCACCCGCGAAGATCCACCCGCGATCGACGACGACGATGGCGCGCTTTCCGTTGGGGACGACCGGCGCGTATTCCACGCCGTCGATGGTGATTGACTTCATGTCTACTCCTCTTGTGTCATGTCATCGCGGAATGCGACGACGGGGAAATGAGCCGTGGGGGTGGATTCGAACCACCGTTTCCGTTGGAGCTTGGCCGCGCCGCGTGCACACGGTTGGCGGCCGATCCTGGGTGTCCTTTCCTTCCCCGACTCCGGCAGAAACCGTATACGGGGTTGAACGACGCACGGCGAAAGGGCGCCAGGATTCGGCAATCCGCAAGGCGGAACCCCTCGCTCCTGGCTGGCGACCCTATCCCCTCGCACGAAGAGGAATCGGGCTCCCGTTGCTCTATCCTTCCCCGTGGATAGGCAACGCGCCCACGGGGTTCTGTGGCGGCCATTCAAGGGTCTGGCGCGGTCCACAACGGCAAGCCCCGCCGGGGAGCGGGCATGGCGACGGGGCTGGTTGACTGGAATCATCATGCTGTACTTGTTACACGTTCGGGAGGATCTGTCAACGGGGAGGGTGTAACTTTCTCGGATGACCGAGTCCTCCCCTCCATCGCGCGCACGGGCTCCTTCAACTCCGACAAGCGGATCGATACCTTGGAGGCCAGGATTCACGCCCTGGAGACCAAGAAGAAGCGAGCCGATCCGAAGACGTGTAAGGATACGGAACTCATCGCGCTCGTTCGAGATTGGGTCGGGGATAAGCAGCTTTTCCGCAACAAGGATGTTCTGGCCGGGCTCGGCATCAAACCTTGCCAGCACCGGTACAACCGGATCGGCTCCGCTCTCCGCGCGCTCGGGTATGACGCATGAAGGTTCGCACATGCTTCCGCTGGTCTTTCAAGGGGTCCACGATGGATATGCTCCATTAGCCCGGAACTTTCAATGAATCAACAACGCCAAATGAGCCCCCCTTCCCTTTCAAGGGGGGCGCAACGATACCCGCCTCCTTACTGCCTTCTGACATGATGCGCCCCCCACGCCCCCCTGATGCCTCGCTACATGTGAGAAAAAGTGTAACATATTGCAATTCTCCGAAGAATACTATAGAAACAGGGGTCCAGGGGGGCGCACGTTTTCCATTCCCCTATTACAACGCCACATATTCGCAGGATACCTTAAAGCGCCTGATTTCGAAAAAAACCTGCGATATTGCTATTTCAATGCCATCAATACTTTGTGGACCCCTTGCGACTTTCTGCCCCACCTTGACGAATCTCAACCAACCGGCTACCCTGATCAGGATGGCAACTCCTCCATCAACGGAACGGCACCTCTTGCGGGTCTACTCCCCGCACTCTGCTGGCAGGTCGGCCAACCAGTCAGCAGAGAGAGGGCCGGACCCGTGGAGGAATCCATCGGAACCGTTCGAAGGAGTGTAGATGTCGCCGATCGCAAAGAGGGCATAACTATGTCCTCATGGCTCGATGCCGCCCGAGTTGCCCGGATAGAGGATGTCCTGGGCGTGCTCGGTATGCAGTCTGGTCGAGGCCGTTCGTTCGGTCCTTGCCCTGCTTGCGGGGCGGTGCATCGAGGCAAGCAGGATCGGCGCGGGCCCATGAGTTACGTCTTCCGCAAGGACGAGCGCGTGGGATGGCATTGCTGGGCTTGTGGGGCTTCTGGGGACGCGGCGGACCTTGTGGCCTGGCGCGTGATAGGGGGCCCAGTGAACGGCTGCAACGGGCGCGCTGTGGAGCTCGCCGCGTGGTGGAGGTCGAACGGCGGGATTCGAGTCGAGCCGGGGACCGTGCCGTCTCCTGTTCGCGCGGGTTTGCCGGACGCCGAGGAGGTCCGCGACTTCATCCGTGAGTGCCGGCCCGTGGGGAGCGGATCGCCTGGGGGGCTTTCGTACCTGATGGGGCGAGGGCTTGACCCTGCGCGGATCCCCGCCGGTTGGTACGCCGGGCGACACTGGCCGACGTGGTGGCCATGGGGAGACCACTATCCTCTTGTCGTGTCGGCGGTGGACTACCAGGGCGCGGTGCGGAGCGTTCACGGGCGAGCGTGCCCGGAGGAAGAGGGTTTCCCGAAGTGCCGATGGCCGAAAGATTGCACCTCGGAGAACCTGTTCTTCGCCGATCCGTGGAAAGGGCGTCCGCTGTTGAAGGGTGCGCCTGCGAAGGTGGCGATCTTGTGCGAGGGCCTGACCGATTACCTGGCTGTCGCGAGCAGTTTGAGGGACCAGAAGGAGATCGCAGTATTTGGAGCTACATCGGGCGGTTTTAGCGGGTTTCATCATGTCAAGTGGCCGTGGGGGATCCGGGTGATCTCCGCGACCGACGAAGACGAGGCAGGTGAGCGGTACGCGGGGCAGATTGCCCGTGCGGTCCATCCGATCCCTGTCGAGCGTTTCACGGTAGAGAGGTTTCTATGAGCGACAAAATCGAAAAGCGAGATTTAGCGTCTGTTTTAGCGAGTTTCCCGGAGGAAGAGCGCACGGCTCGGATGCTTGCGGCTCTGGAGATCCGGGGCCCGATCATTCCGGTGGACGGTATAGACGAGCAGGAGGAAGAGGAGGACGGAATCCCCGAGGACTACTCGCCAGAGCAGGATGACGACGTGGTTGGGATGATGATTGAGGACGTGTCCGACGCGGAAAAGCGCGAGGCTCCCGATCCCGCCCTGCTTGCGAGGCTCCAGAAAAAGAAGGGGATGGTCATTCCGTCGCTGCGGAACCTTGTTGAGATCCTTGAAGGGGATCCAAGGATGAAGGGCACGTTTGTGGATGACACGTTTGCCCACGTCGTCCGGTGGCGCGGGCAGGAGATGACCGACGCGATGGAAACGGAGGTCAACCTGTGGATAACTTCGGTTTACGGGATCCAGGAAGTCGCAACAACCAAGGTTCGAGAGGCCATTATCTGTGTAGCTACGCGCCATCCGTCGCATCCTATCCGAGATTGGTTGGAGAGTCTTCGATGGGATGGCCAGCCCAGGCTTAATATGTGGATGTCGCGCGGTTTGGGGGCGATTGGGCCGATTTACGAAAAGATCGGCCGTATGTGGATGATATCGGCGGTTGCTCGCGCGATTGAGCCAGGGTGCAAGGTGGACACAACACTGATCCTCCACGGTGAGCAGGGCGCAGGCAAATCGTCAGTGTTTCGGGCACTTGTGCCTAATCAACGCTGGTTTTCCGACACTTCGATCGATATCCATTCCAAGGACGGGCGGGATGCGTTGGTTGGGATCTGGATTTATGAACTAGCCGAGTTGGATTCCGTGCGAAAGAGCGAGACAACGGCAGTCAAGGCGTTCCTTTCCGCGCAGGATGATAGGTTCCGGCCGGCGTATGGCAGGAATAAGGTACGATATGAGCGGCAATGCGTCATAGTCGGCAGCACGAACGAGGACGAGTTTCTGAACGACCCGACAGGCGCGCGCCGGTTTTGGCCGGTCCATGTCACGACGATCGACCTTAAAGGAATCGCCTGGAACCGAGATCAACTATGGGCCGAAGCTGTGGCAGCTTTTCACTCTGGCGAGAAGTGGCATTTTAACAGAGGCGAGGACACTGCGGCATTATCGGAGATATGGAACCAATACCAACTCACGGATATCTGGGAGGATCCTGTTGCGGAGTGGATTCAAGGGCGCGGGCGCGTGCAGACGAGTGACATCCTGTCATCGTGCATTAAGGTTCCGATCGAAAAGCAGGCGCATCACGAGAAGATGCGGATCGGAAACATTCTGCGGAAACTCGGGTGGACTCGTAAAAAGGTACGGACGAAGTTCTGGTATTTTGAGCCCGGGTGGATGGGCCGAGATGATGATGAGTAATATTCCACGAATCCCCGTTGACACCTCGAAGGCGATCGGCTATGCAGGAGATGAAAGGAAGTGAAGCCATGAGCAAAGAAGTTCCGAGCCAGTGGAAGGCCTTCTACCGCACGGCAGTCAAGGACTTGCCGGAACTCTCCCGAGTCATCCGGAGCGGGAGGGGTTGCCGAGTCTGGGGGCCGCAAGGGTGCGGGAAAAGCGTCTTCTGCCGCGTCATGGAGGCAGCAGGGATACCCGGATGGATCCATGATGAGGACAGTAACGAGCTTGGAGAAGGGCTTGAGTTCCGCCAACATCGCGTGCGGATCTCGGAATCTGCTTTTATGGCCGAGCTTCCCCAGATCCGGGAATGGATCAATGAGATTCGGATGGATTCCCCACAGATACACACAGTCATATCGATTGATATCCCGGCCCCGACGCCCCGTTACTACCTGAAACAACGACGGAAAGGCTGGCAGGTCATTGACAAGGCCGAAGAAAGTGCGATCTTTGGGTTCGGTGGCGAAAGCCTATACCGAAAGAAGACTGCCGAACGTTTAATGAAGAATCTGAATCTTTCTCACGGGGATCTCCCTGGTGACCACCTCGTAACATTTATGGATCACGTTTTCTGGATTCCATGGGTAGGAGATAGGCCGGTTGTTGAGTGGAGGAAAGAGTCATGAAAAAGATGCAAGAATGCCCCGAACACGGCCTGTATTGGGGTGAATGCCCCTACTGCGGTCGGCGCGAGGTCAAGGTGCTCGGCGCCCGCATTGACATCGTGGGCAAGCCGATTCTTCGAGTGAATGAGGCGATCCGGTTCGCGGAAACGGAGGGGAGATGAGCGGAACATGGAAGGGCCAGGATCTGCCCGCTATCGGCTCCAAGTGCATCATCTTCGTGAATCGGGTCAACTCGCCGGAAGGATGGTGGATCGGCAGAGTCACAAACCGTGGAACCGCGTCCATCGGTCACGAGACCGTTACCGCGATCATCCACGGGCCGATCGAGCACGCCCTGGACCATGAGATCATCCTTTCGCATCGCACGGAGCCGATCGAGAATTACGACGTGTATCCCTACTCGCAAGGGCTCGTCAGGCTCGTTCAGGGTTTTCTCACAGAGATCAAGAGCGTTCAGAACGATCTCGCCGAATGCCGAATCCAGCGGGATGAACTTCGACGGATCATAGCTAACGCGATGAACTTCGATGGAACGTGAAGGCACCGACATGAAAGATTACATCCTTCTCGTAGGGATCCCAGCACTTCTGGAATCGCAAGGGCCTGGTCACAAGCCGGCGAACGTCCGATTCTGCGCGGACGGGATATTCGCGAAGCCTGAATGGCAGGTGGACCAGCGGGTCATGGGTGACGCCTCCCCTCTCTGGTGGGACGGGGAGCCGGTTTACCCCGCGATCGATGCTCTGGTTCGTGAGATAAACCTCCGGAAGAACAAGGAGATGACGGCCACCGGTAAGTGGCAGCGTGACGAGGTGCTCATGCTGGCCCGGGTTGGCGTTCTTTCGTTTGGCGGCTCCGTCATCGATTCGGAAGCGAAATAATGCCCACCCTTTACCTTACCAACTTTTCCAGCAAGAAACTCCACCATGGGCATGTCTACACGATCATGGCCAAGCCGAGGACATGGGAGCACGGGGAAGGAACTGTCTCCGCTCTCGTCCCCAGGCGATTCAGGGATTACCAGCAAGGTAAAATCACCATGGAGGACTACCGAGCGGACTTCTACTGTCAGATGCTCGATGCGCTCGCGGAGCTTTCCCTTGATCCTGGCAGGCTTGCGACGGCGACCGGACGCATGGTGCTGGACGGCGATACCCTCTGCTGCACATGTTCCAAGACGGAAGCAGCGGCAGGAAGATGCCACCGGGCATGGGCCGCTCCCTACCTGGTCCGCGCTGGTTGGACCGTTATTCTTGACGGGGTGGAGGTGAGATGAAACCCCTTGAAGAAATGACCCACGAAGAACTGCTTGACCTCGCCCATGTTCAGCGCGAGGCCCTGGCGCTGGCTGGGAAAATGGCCATCATGGTTGAAATCCTGCCGTTTGTCGCCGTGCCGCGCCTTTCGGACGCGATTACCGAAGCGGTTTCTGCCGAACGCGATTACACAAGGTTTATCGTCAAACAGGCTAACCGATGAAAACCCTTCTCCTTCTCGCCGTCCTCTCCGGAGTGACGGCGTTCGACCTTCCCGCCCCCTATGCAACGTGGCCCGTCAACTCCCGGTCTATCGCAAAGCCGATCAATCACCCGGCGCCCATGGGGTCCAAGGTTTGCGTCACGTTCCCGAAAGGCGATCGGATCACGTATACCGTCCGCGACGTTTGCCCTCGGAAGAACTGGGATATCCATGTTTTCCGGGTTACTCCGAGGGTCCGGCGGGATGTTGAAGGGGCTCGCGTTACTCTTGGGAGTTGTTCAAAATGATCGTACCTGAAAAAATAGCCACGGAGATAATCGCCCTACTCCGCCAACTGTCCGACATCCTCGGAAGTCGCAACTGCAACGATCGGGAATGGCCCGAAGACTGGACGGATGACGAGAAACGGGCGTTCATCCGGATACACCACCTGCTGAACTCTGGGACCAAGAAGGAAGGCGATTCCGAGTGGGAGTATTTGCAGGAGGACCTGCGCGATCTTCGGTGTCCTTCCGACTTCGTTTTCCCTTCCGTGTTTGCTGCCGTGTTGGAGAAAAAGAAATGAACAAAACAAGCCCAGCAATCGACCTATTCCGGCTCGTTTTCGGACGATGGGGCTCCGATGGGTGGACCCGTTCCTGGGCCCGCTTGAACGAGTCTCTTGCCTCAGCCGTCCGGCTTGCCACATGGGGAGGACTTCGATGGGACCTGGAGGACTTCCGGACGATGATGAAGGAGTCCAGCGGCTACATCCCTGGGGAAATAGACCAGATGCACGCAGCGGCCTGTCAGGCAGGGAACAAGAGCGCCGCCGACTCCATCGACCACTACCAGGGGAGAAAGCCGATCAAGATAGGTAAGTGGTGGCACCACTCCGATCCCCATAACGATGGGATCAAGCGCTACGCTCTCCGTCGAGTCTGTATCGGGTTCTCATGGTGGGTAGGCGGTGTGATGGGGACTCCAGAAGAGGGTGATTTGTTCACCGTGACATCCTTTGGAGAGGGGGGAGACTCGGTGATTGCCTGTTCCTACCACCCTGGCAACAAGGAGGAGGGGTACCGGACAAAGGTGAAGTCAAGGCGAACCTTCGATCGCGCCTACTTTTCCCCACCCATTCCACTGGAAGAAAAGCAGCGGTTGGAAAAAATCAAAGCCGAGAAAGATGGTGCGAAATGAAACCCATCTCCTGTTCCTTCTGCGGAAAGACCATCAAAGACGCTCGCATGATGGTTGCCGGTCCAAACGTCAATATCTGCGATGAGTGCGTGGACCTGTGTGCCACGATCATCGCAGGCAAGCGGGAAAAGGCGACCGTCGAAACCGCTGACAAGGAGCCCGCCTCGCTCATCATCCGGTCCAAGAACGGCGACGTGGAGGCTACCGGGTTGGACCTGTACCTTGACGGACGCGGGCCTGTCTACCGGTGCAGTAATTTCCATATGGAAAAGGGCGAACATGCCCGGGTAAGGGTAGACCTTCCGGCAGTGGAACTCATGAACGTGATTGGATGGTGGGCAAGGGTGGGGTTCTCCCTTTTCGATGCGGACACGAGAAAGAAGGCTGTTGAGGAGGTAGCGAAATGACCCGAGAAAAATGCTACTGCGGGATCTGCGAAAAAGACGTGCCGGCGAACATCGACGGGACGCCAAAGAAACATACCCGCGACGTGAAAACCGACGGCGGTTGGGCTTTCGACGACTGCCCCGGCGGCTCCTACGACCTCCGACCGATCCTCATGGATGACCGGATGGCCCTGCTTACCTGGACGGGCGAAAAGAGTCAGACCCGACGGGCGGTCAAGCCACCGAAGATTCCGTTTACCAAGCCGGTGGAAGACTGGCAGGCGCGGGCCTATCCGGACGGGCCTTCCCTCTTCGGTGCGTGCTACCTCCACATTCCCTACCAGGACGATACCGTCCATCGGGCTCATTGCCCCTACGGCGGGGTTGGAGACCGGCTTTATGTCCGGGAGACGTGGAGACCAGCACTGGTCGGCGATGTCGGGATATGTTACCGGGCAACGTCCGATCCTACAGATTACCGCCCATGGAAACCGAGCATCCACATGCCTTTCAAAGCAGTACGTTCCATTTTGGAAATAACTGAAATCCGGCTTGAGCGGGTCAAGGACATCTCGGCAAAGGATCTCCTGGCCGAAGGATTCACCGAACCTGCCGATTACCTGGCCTACTTCGACTCGCCTCTTGAGTGGGTTTGGGCGATCGGATTCAGGAGGATTGAGAGATGATCCTAAAACTCTGGCGCGCCGAAACCGGCACAACATCAACCAACGGACTCGGTAATCGCCGATTCGTCATCTACCCGAGCAAAGAGGCCTGCATCAAAGGGATGCACGCGGAGGCCCTTGCTATCATGGCAGAGAAACCGGACGCCTTCACTTTCCGTTATCAGCCCGGCTCTCACGGCACGTTCAACAGGTTCGATCGCGGCAACGCGAAACCCGAGCCACCCAAGGATCCCGAAGGTTCGGGCGTGTGGATAGTCGAATCCCGATCCGTGGACCCGATTGTAACCGTGACCGACGAGCACGTCTCAATCTCCTACACCCACGAAGCCCGTTTTTTCTGGTCATGGCATGAAGAGGTTACTACCGTGGTGGACGGCGTGACATGTAAAGGCAGCAAGATCCACAAGGGGGAACCGACTAAATGGGCTCCCTATGTCGCCTCGTACCAGCGCGACGGTCTGCCGACTCGAACAAGCATCCATCTGTGCCCCGAGTCCTTCACCGCCGAAATCTCGGATCCGGCGGCGTTCGTGCAAATGTTGGAGCCAACGTGAAAATCATTCATTGCAGTTATTCCATCAAGGGCCTTTCAACCTACAACAACCGGGACCTCCGACCCTATCTTAAGACGTTCACCCGGGAAGGCCGCTATCCGCAAGACGTTCATGAACTCCGGTCCTGGTTCGCCGACATGCTCTGCGACGGGATCGAGATGATGCCGCTCGGCGAAACCTGCGAAGGGTTCTCGTACAAGACCGGATGCCCTGGCCATGAGAAGGAGCCCTCATGAAAGCCCTCTTCCTCGACATCGACGACGTGCTGAACAGCGGCAAGACCCGCCAGCGCTTTGGTATCGACTACATCGATCCGGAGAAATGCGAGCATCTAAACCGGATATGCCAGGATACCGGAACATCGATCGTGGTCTCTTCGGACTGGCGGATTGAGGGGATCTACGGGTACGAGAAGACGAAAGTGGCTCTTCAAAGCGCGGGATTCACGGTTCCGATCGTCGGATGCACCCCGGAGCATGACTGGCTCAAGAGAGAGCACCCACGGTCAGGCGAGATCCGCGCGTGGCTGGACTCTCATCCTGAGGTCCGGACCTACGCGATCCTTGACGACCTCGACATCGTGGGCCATGGACGCCATTTTGTGAAAGTGGGCCGGAAAGGCCTTGATTCCTCGCATTGCCGACGACTCCGGGAGATCCTGACATGCTCGACCTCGCCCTGATAGCCTCCTCCATCGCTCTACTCCTCTTCACGGCGTACCTGATAGCCAAGGTGCGCCCGGTGGACCCGAAAGCCGCCATCAAGCGGGAGTTTGCGGCGCTCCGAAAAGAGACCTCCAACCCGTTCTCCCTGGCCGCCATTGACGAGGCGGAACGGGAAGCGCTTGAAAAGGCTGGTTGCACGCGGGAACGGGTTGAATCGAGACATTGATGTCGTGCTTTCCAGACCGATCCGTGGAGAAATCCAATCGCGAGGACCGCGAAAACCGACGTTCTACCGTTCGCCATGTTGGCACGGTCTTTGCCGATGTAGGAAGAACGCCTCATTTCGCTATTGATCTGAATGTCGTGGTCGGGCCTGTATCAGAGAGCATGGGAGACGAAATCGGGCATTGATAGCGGATCGGGTCGTCCTGTGGAGCGCTGGCATAGACCTTGCTACTACTTTGGGCACGGAGCCACCAACCACCCCGGCTCTTTGGAGATTCCATGTTCAGCCTCGAAGCAGTCAACCCCGCCAATCTCACCGCCACCGAAATCGTCGAGGCCTTCCGCGCGGGAAACCACGCCGGCGAGGGCTTCGACCCATCCGGCCTCATCGACGGCTGGAACTACCAGTGGACTACGGACGGCATCGAGCTCTACCTTGATGGCGCCTCGCTCGTGCTTGTGGGGGACGTCAACGGCCAGTGGGCCGTGAGATTCCCCCGTTAGCCCTCCCCCTTCACCGACCCCCGGCGGATTCCGGGGGAGGAGATGAGATGCTGCACGTTTACGAGGCCTTCGAGGCCTACTCCCGAGCTCACAATGAGTTTTCCGCGTGGTATCACGTTGCTTTCCGGGAGGCGGTCGACCGCCTCCCCCTTATGACGGAAGAGGAGGGGCCTCGAACCAGGCTGGCGATTCATCTCCGTCTCATGGAGTCCTATGCCCCGGTAGAGGCCTTGTGGAAGGCCTACTTCGCCATCAAGCACCCCGCTCGCGCGTGGGAGGTGTCCCGATGATCAAGCACCTCATCCTCCCCCGCTACTCCCTCCCCTTCTCCAAAGTCGAGGAAACCGGCAAGAGCCTCGGGTGCGCCCGCCTCCAGTCGGGCTGGACCCTTCGCGGGGCCCGTCGCGCTGTGAAGCGGTACGGCTCTGCCACGGGGCATTACACCCTGCTGGCCGATCTCTTTCGGATGTACGGGCAGGGTCAGCCCTGCGTGGAAGTCAAGCGCGAGGCCTCGGGCCCCTACGCCGAGATGGAGTAGCCATGCCCGAGATCGGCATCGAGACCCTACCGCCCGCCGAAGAGCTCCAGGTCCTTCGCCTGGAGCTGGCCAAGTCCCAGCGAGAGGTCTCCAGGCTCATTGACGACCTCGCCAACATCAGGCGACACGGGCTGACCGTCGCCGAGATGACCTGCGACAGTGGCGCTCGGGCGGCTGGGCAGGCTCTCGCAGACCTTTGTCACGACGCGATGAACCAGGAGGAACCCATGCAAGAGGCGGATCGGGAGGTGACCTCAACCGTCTCTCGATCCGGTTCCTCCTCCTCTGACACCCTACCCCGAAGGATGGCCCCATGAGCGCCCCCGCAGCCGTTTTCGCTGTGCGCCTCGCCCGTGGACCGCTCCGGGCCACGCTCATGCAGCACCCCGATGCCGAGGTGCTCGCGGTCACTCTGGACATGCGAGAGGACCGAGACGCACATGTCCAGGTGCGCGACCTCTCGGAGTTTTTCCCTGGTCCCTACGAGGAGGTCAATCACAACGGCGCGGTCCACCGATACTACACGGCATCCCGAGTCCGTTGGTGCGATGTCCGGGCGGTGGCGAGATGACCCCCTTCCTTCTCGCTCTTTTCGTGACATGGTTCGAGGCGGACCACGCACCCATGTTCCCCTTTGCTCTTGGGCTCGGTGTTCTGACGGCGCTCGGAGTCGTCGCAAGCGTCCGAGCCTACTCCTGGACGGCCGATCTTCTCACCCGCCTCCTTATCACCCCCTCGCCCGCTGTGCCCTATTCGGCCGGGCTCATCGTTGCGCTTGCCTGTTCTTGGGTTGGGCGGTGCTCCCCACGGAGCAGAAATGACCCGCCGCGCCCTGGACAAAATCCGGACAGCAGCACTTTCCCTCGTCGCTCACTTGGACGGCGACCAACGCAAAGCGGCTATCGGTCTGGTAGACGCTTGCACTTCCACAATGGAGAACTCAATGAAATACGACGAAGCCGCCGGAGCGCTTTCGACGCTCAAAATCGTACATCCATCCCTTGCCCCTGTTTTCTGTGGGATCTTCGACGCCATGGACAACGAGAGGCAGGCCGCCATCGCCGCGCACGGGAAATCCGACCGGCTCCGCGAAGCCCTCGACAACGAGGAAGCCGCGCATGCCAAGGACCTTGCGGATCTCCGGCGCGAAGGGTGTCTTCCCGAGGATCTTCGGCTTTCCAAGACGATCGATTACATCGGCGTCAAGAACTACGAGGCCGGTGATTCGGAAGCCGTGGCTCCGCTCATGGTTTGGCTGAATGGGCAGGTCAAGGCTTCGGAGGTGTCCGTTGGATAAACCCGGCTTCATCATCTACAAGTGCCGGCGGTGCGGTGAGTTGCACCGACCGATCCATGTCCCTCATACCGTGCAATTCCTGGTGGATGCGGCGTTCAAAACGCATACCCTGTACCAGGTTCACGTCTGCAACGATCGCGGCTACGGCGTTTCCGACATCTTCGGAGCCGATCCAGACATGAAGGGAGGTGAGAAATGACCGACCTCCCCAAAGGGATCAACGGAGTAACCGGCAAGGAGCCGATCGCTGCTGCTCTTGCGATCGGCAAAAAGGGGCCTTCCGGAGCCCCAATCGAGCGGGACCGGTTCCATGTCCTTCTGCCCGAACGTCAGGCAGCAGGCGACATCAAGGGTGGGATTCGCGCGCCGCATCCGTCCTTTGCTTCGTTCAACGACGCGCCAGCCGAGCGACGGAAGATCATCCCGGCCAGGTTGACCCATGCCACGATCGCGGAGTGCTTCGACTGGCGAAGGCAGGCGCAACAGTTGCCCGTCGCGGGCAAGGCACTATCTCACCCAAGACAGCGCCCTGTTTGCGTCGGGAACGGTGGCGAGAGCGACGGGACCGCGTGGCGATACGACCCTAGCGCCCCGGACTTTCGCGATCCGAAACTCCCGCCTGCATGGGTTGGCTATCGAGCGATCAAGTGCCCCGGTGACCGCTGCCCCTTCGCCAAGCCGCCCGACGACCGCCATGGGCCTGCCTGCAAGCCGTGGATGCGATTCCTTGCCCGGTTTGACTGGCCCCGTGTGGACGGCAAGGGCCTTCCGAACGTGCCTTTCAAGTACCAGAGCGGATCCTGGAACACGGTTCAGGCTTTCGTCGGCCTGTTCGCCTCGTTTGAGCGGTCTTGTGCCGCGCTCGGATTGGACCCGTCCACGATCCCGCTCTTTGGGTTGCCCGTCCTGCTCCAGTTGCAGGAGCGAACGGATGCGAGCCAGCAAAGGCGCTTCCCGGTTGTTTCCATCTCCGTGGCAGGGGACGCGGACATCATCGGATGGATCACGGCGCAACAGGCCCGGATTCAGGGTGCGCGCGCGTTGCCTGAATACCGCGTGGCTGGATTGCTCGAAGAACACCCGGACGACGTCGCCGCTGACGCGGACCTCATTTCTGCGGGGAACATCGGATGAAAGCCCTCTCCTCATCAGCGCTCCGAAACTTCACCCGTCACTGTCCGCACGCCCTGACCCTCTACGAAGAGCGCAGGCCCTATCCAAGAGACATCTTCGGCCCGGGGATCGTGGCGCACGCGGTACTCCAGGCCTATCCGTGCGACACGGAATCTCTCGTGATCCGCCTGTCCACGGAAGGGCGATCCTACCATTCCGAGATGGAGCCCCCAATCCCCATAGAAGCCGCTCTCCAAGGCGCGAAAATGGCCACGGACTACGCCGACAAGCACGGGATCCCAGAAGGACGCCGTGAAGTCTGGCTCAAAGCGGACGCCAATTGGCAGGCCTGCGAATATCCCGAGGCGTCCTACCATGGGATCCTGGACCTGACCTGGACCGAGCAGACGGAAGGCGACGAATACGCCGCCGAATCCACCGGGATCGTGGTCCGAGACTGGAAGTCGGCATGGACCGCTAATCAGGAAGAGTGCTCGTCTCTCCAGATGCGCGGGTATGCTCTTCTCGCCATCGCCGAATACGAGGAGAAGAACGGGCAGAAGCCGGACTGGATACGCCGTGAAATCACCTCGATCCGGACGGGGCACACTTTCGCGGAGCATCTTGACTTGGATGAAGCGGGCCTTTCCGTTCTGGAAGAATGGAAGGCGGATCTCTCCACGGCCATCAAGGCGGCATCGATCAAGCCAAGACAGGCGAACCCAGGGCCTCGGTGCATGGGTTGTCCCTACGTTCTCCAGTGCGAGGCGGCTTGTCTATGGATCACCCATGGCTGGGCCGGTGTTCAACCAGAAGCGCTGGCGGCCCATTACGCCATTTTGAAGGCTCAAACTGCCGCACTGGAGCCCGCCATCCGGGCGGCTTGCGACAACGGGGCTATCCGTGTGCCGGGCGGGAGCGTCGGCTATCACGTCAAGACCAAGAAGAGCCCCAAGGTGGACGCTGGCTCTTTGCTCGCCCGTCGGTGGCACCGGGTATCCGAAGAAGAGGCGGTGCGCTGGGAAGGCGATAACGCTTCTTGGCTCGGGTTTCTCGGAGCGCTCAAGATCGGCTCCGGCAACGTCGGCGCGGTGGCTACTGCCTTGACTCCTGGGAAGGGGCGAGGCAAGAAGGCGACGTGGAAAGAGGACCGAGAGGACCTTCTGGACGCGTGTCTTGATACCGTTCATACTCGCGAATTCGGGATCGAGGTTGAATCGGCTGAAATCGACTCGGACCTTGATCCTTCTGCTCAAACCAATCAGGAGAACTCATGAAAACCAAGACCATCAAAACCGTACTCCGCAAGAAGATCGACGACTGGCTTTCGTCCATCGAAGACGAGGCCCTTCGGGACCACGTCAAGAGCCATTGCCTCGTGACCGGCGGGGCCATCGCGTCGATGCTCCTTGGGGAGCCGCCCAACGACTTCGATGTGTACTTCACCGACAAGGACACCTGTGCTCGTGTGGCCCGGTACTACGTCGCGAAGTACGAGGCGAACGCCGTCAACTCCCACAAAACCGGAGGCGCGATCGATATCAAGGTGGACACGACGGGCGACCGCGTGAAGGTACGTATCCAGTCCGCCGGCATCGCCAGCGAAGAGGGGACCGCCTCTTACCATTACTTTGAGAGTACCGGGATCAACGATCCTTCCTGCGAGACCTTCGTTGCCGACGTGGCCAAGGTTCTCGACGAAGAGCAGGACAAGAGCAAGCCGCGATATCGCCCGATCTTCATGTCCTCCAACGCCATCACGCTTTCGGGCAAGATTCAGATAGTCCTTCGGTTCTTCGGGGAAGTCGCGGAGATCCACAAGAATTACGACTTCGTTCACTGTACTTGCGCATGGGAATCGAAGACCGGTGAACTCATCCTCCCCCCGAAGGCGCTTGAGGCCCTGCTGGCCAAGGAACTCGTCTACGTCGGAAGCAAGTACCCGATCTGCTCTGTCATCCGGACCCGCAAGTTCATCGCGCGCGGCTTCTCGATCAACGCCGGGCAGTTCATGAAAATGGCCTTCCAGATATCGGAACTCGACTTGTCGGACATCGATGTTCTGGAAGATCAACTGACCGGGGTTGACTCGGCGTACTTCGACATCCTGATCAAGGCGCTACGAGCCAAGAAAGAGAAGGACCCGGAGTTCAAGGCGAACTATCTCTATGTGCTCGAAATCATCGATCGGATCTTCTAACCGTGACATCCAGCGCAACGACCTGATCTGTAAGTCGTGGTCGAAAACCGACATAGAACGGAATAGGCACGAACCATGCCAGGATTGACCACGACATTCAAGTCGTACCGGCTACCATAGAACGCCGGTTTTAGTGGCGGCATGGAAGTTGCTCTATTCTGGGGCGTCACCCGAACAGGAGAAACGAAGATGAGCCGAACTCAAGACCAGGAACTGATTGACCAGAGCCGCAAAGACCGTGCAGCCACGGACGCCGCCGTGCGCGAGTCGTTGGCCGGAAAAGAGATCGTCGTCACTTACCAGGGCCAGAACGGAACCAGCCGACAGGTCTACCTGAACTCCGCCATCGCCATCCGAGCGATGATCGATCAGACCGCCGCCGGGTGGGTAGCCCAGACTGTCAGCGAGCGAAACCGCGAGACTGGGCACTACAACCGAGCCGATTACCCCGAACTCTATTAGTGCTTTTCCACGCTTCCCCGTTGACAGCAAGCGGGGAACGTGTAAAGGTAGGGATGTTCCTTTCAGTTTCACCCGCCATCATGAAGGAGTCTGCAATGATTCACGCCCGGTAACGCCGGGCCCCGTCCCTGGAAATCCAGGCCGAACGAGCCCGATCAAGGGCGAAACGGAACGAGAGGAGAGCGAGATGGAAACCTGGATTCGGAAAGACAGTATCGAGCGTGAAGACGGCTCGGACCTCCGCATCACGATCGGGACGCGCGTGAAATGCACCCGAGCATCTACCGCCAAGTTCCTCGGGTCCGTAACCATTCTTCCCGGCCAGGTCGGGAAAGTCACCGAATCCGGCACGGCGGATCGGTGGAATTCCAAGAACGCCACCGGGACCATTCAGGCGGCCAAAGTGGAGTGGGACGCGAGATGAAAGGGGCATTGATACCGTTTCTGCTGTTGTGCATCATCCTGCAACTCCTGTGCATGGTGCTGGCGATCGGCGACGTGGCCGCCCACTTGGACCGAATCGCCACGACCATCGAAACATGCAAGGACGCGGAATGACCGAAAAATCCCGAGTCTGGGTAGCGACGAAAAAGGGCGATATCTTCGCCTGCCATATCGAGGACACGACGGTGGAATGGGTCCGGAAAGACGCGAAACTGTCCACCCTCTGCACAACGCCGCAAGGAGTTACCGGCTACGTTATGGCGTTTTCGATGGATTGGCCCTTGGATGGCTGCACGAAAGGCTTCCCCTGCGGCCCCGGCCAACCATGCCCAGCTTGCCAGGAAGCGGCATTCCGGTACGGGTCAAAGCGTGAAGAAGAGAGCAAACAAGGGAGGCTTTTCTGATGCCCGGCTGGAACCTACCTCCAGGATGCTCGACCCTTCCCGGCGAGTCCAAGGAAGAGGTTGAATTCGAGCGCTGGCTTGACCACCTAAACCCGGGCGACGAAATCCAGTACCACGGAAGAACCTACACAATCCAAGCCGTCGATGGCGACGGCGTAACCATTCACATTCCCTTCGAAGACATTGAGAGGCCAGAATGAACCAAAACGACATCAAAGCAATCGCAAGAGAAAACGGACTTTCCATACCGGAAGTCCTGGCCCTCTCCCCAAAAAATGATCCGTTCTATGCTGGAACCCCGTCCGACGTTATCATGGCGGAATGGTTCGCTGACAAAATCTGGAAGGAAGCGGGCTACACGAATGGCGTCCACCTTCGACGCGCCCACTATTGGGCATTGTCCAAGGAGATCCCTCTTCCGAATGGGGAGCAGTACCAGAACACGGACAAGTGCTGGAAGTTTCTCACACAGGCTGCAAAACAGGCACGATACCTGGGGCTCGTCGAAATCGAGAGCATCATCGACAACAAGAACCCGAAGCCGATCATCAACGCGAACTATTGGGGCGAGGACAAACCCTTCGTTTCCGAGGTTAAAATCACCCCATACGTCAACATCATCGGCCCATCACCTTCGACGGTCCAACCGTACCATATTGAAATCTGGTGCGAGAAGGGAACCATGAACGACGTTTTGGAGCCCCTATGCTCCCTGTATGGCGCGAATCTTTGCACCTTCCAGGGTGAGGCAAGTATTACGAGCGTCTACAACGCCGCGAGACGAATCGAGGATGCCGACAAGCCGGCTATTATTCTCTACATCTCGGACTTTGATCCGGCTGGCAAGTCGATGCCGTGCGCCGTCGCTCGGAAGCTGGAGTTTATGCTCAAGAAGTACGGCATCGAACTTCACTGCTTTGTCAAGGCTCTTGCATTGACCGAAGATCAGGTCAGAGATTACAACCTGCCCAGGGTTCCGATCAAGGAATCGGAAAAACGAGCCGCCAAGTTCGAAGATGCTTTCGGAAGCGGCGCGGTTGAACTCGATGCACTGGAAGCCCTCTATCCGGGTGTGCTCAAGAGGATGGTAACGGACGAAATCCTCTGCTACTACGATGAAGAGGCAAAGCGCGCCTATGACGCCATGTATCGGAAGCTCAACAGCCGAGCCAACAAGCAACTACGCAAGGTCATGGAAGCGTTCAAGGACGATATCAAAGCCATGATCGATGAAGCATCGATCTTGGACGGAGACGAAGAGGAACGGACCCCGATCGCGAGCGAGATGGAGATTCCCTATTACGACGCGGAGGACTTTCTTTTTGACTCGGAAAGGGAATACATGGACCAAATCCATCACTACAAGGCCCACAAAGGAATAGGTAACATCGATGACGAATAACCCCTCCCTCACCCTCAAATTCGACTACATCGGCCCCGTCAAAGGAAGCCTCACCCTCGACTTCCGCCCTGGTCTGAACATCCTCACCGGCAAAAACGGATCCGGTAAGTCGAACATCATCGATGCCGCCACCGTGGCCACCTCTGGCCAGGGCAAACTGAACGCGCACTATACTCTCCTCCCCGACGGCACCCCCCAAGTCTACCCGGCCCTCGTGAGTGAGGGGGACAAGGTACTCGCCAAGACGAGCCGGGACCGTGCGCCCCTCTTCGCATCCTCCCTTCCGTCCGCCCCCATGAG